GAACAATTGCTTGAGTCTAAAGGATTTAACATTTCATCAGTGTGGGATCAAATAGCAATAGATCAAGGTTCAGTTTATGGAATACAAGAACACATTTTATCAGACGAAGAAAAAGAAGTATTCCGTACATTTAAAGAAATCAATCAATTAGAAATTGTACGCCAAGCTGGTATTCGCCAACAATATGTTGATCAAACCGTATCATTAAATTTATGTTTTGATCCAAACGATACACCACGTTGGATGTCAGAAGTACATAAAGAAGCTCATAAAGCTGGTATTAAAACATTATACTACTTACGTACAGAATCTGTATTGAGGGGTGACAATTTAGATAGAACTGCAGCTTGTGTAGCTTGCGAAGGATAAAATTTCTTAATTAAATTTAATATGTTAGGAGAATTAATTAAAGAGTTAACAAAATTAAAATCAGAAATTGATTCTGTTGACTTTCAATCAATACCAGAAGATCAGCGGGTTCAACGTTTAAATGAGCTCGCAGAACAGGTTTTAAAAACATTAGATAATGCACACGTCGAGATACCCGAAGAATATCAATCAAATAGTGGAGAGCAAATTTGAACAAGCTAAGTTCAATGTATTCTATTATTGGAGAAGATGGAAACCGAGACAATCAATGCATAAGTATGTTCCTGTAGAGTATCGAATTAAAAACGGTGATTTCGAAATATCAGATTATCGTCAACAAGCGTTTTATGAGTTGTGGTTATTAGACGATCGATTAAAAAAAGAACGTTCTAAATATCCATCTCATGAAGCTTGGGGAAATCGTAAAGAAGTAATTGAAAAACAACAATACGATCGTTATCATAAATTAATGGATGCTTTTAATAAAGAAGAACCAAAAATTTGGAATGAATTAGTTTCTGAATTAGCTTCAGAATTAAGACATTTAGGACCTGATAAAATAGCTCGTATAGATTTGATTAATGAATTATCAGGTGAGTTTGATGGTACTACAATAGAATTTTACGAATATTTAAAAAATTATAATAAATAGTTATGACTCTTATTTCACACGAAGTACCATTAGATCTATTAGATGAGTCATTAAAATTTAATGACTATCATTATTGTTTACCTCATTTATTAGAAAATAAACAGTATTATCAATTCTTTAAAAATGCATCTGAACGTGGTGATTTAATTATCATGGATAATGGTTTATTTGAAGGAGTATCGCATACAATCGAAGATTTACTCGAGAAAATCAATGACATTAAACCAAGTATATTTATCGTTCCTGATGCTTGGAATGATCCTCATACAACAGTTAAAAATGCTAAAAAATGGATTGATTATTATGTAGATAAAATTCCATCTACTATTAATTTAATGGCAGTAGTACAAGCAAAAACTGTATCTGATGCTATGCTTACATATAGTAAATTTGTTGAATTAGGTTATACACATATTGCATTAAATCATTCAGGTATATTTTATAAAGAATTATATAAACATCAAAATGAATTGCTTAGTTTAATGACTGGACGTATTAAATTTGTTAATATGTTATCAGGATTAAAAGGATTTTCAAATGATATTCATCATCACTTATTAGGTGCTACATTACCTAATGAATTTTCATATTATAAAGGTAAAGAATATAATTTTATTAAAACAATCGACACATCTAATCCAGTTATTTATGGTTTAAAACATGGTAAGTATCCAGATGAGGTATTATTAGATAAACCGAAAGAAAAATTAGAAGTATATTTTGATCAAAAATTGTCTGATCAACAAATTTCTGACGTATTATATAACGTTAAACATTTTAGAACACTATTATCATGATTACATTTAAGTCATCAAAATTATATGATGGATTCTCTACTGTATTTAGACAGTGGAAAGCAGAAGGAACCCACTGTAGATTCTTACATGGGTATGCAGTGTCTTTTAAAGTTGATTTCGAAGGAGATCTAGACGAACGTAATTGGGTATGGGATTTCGGTGGTATGAAACGTGCTAACGGTAATATCGATGGAATGAATCCAAAACAATGGTTTGATTATTTATTAGATCATACAACAATTATTGCTGAAGATGATCCGTATTTAGAACAATTCAAACAAATGGAAGCAGATGGAATTATTCAATTACGTATTTTACCTTATACAGGTGCTGAACGTTTTGCTGAATATCTATTTAAAAAGATTGATGAATTTGTTCAAGAAGAAACTTATTATAGAGTTAGAGTAACTAAAGTAGAAGTATTTGAAAATGGACGTAATTCAGCTTCATATGAAGAAGAATATACTCCAATTTAATTTCTTGATTATATTTAATTTATAAACTAAAACAAATAAAAGTTATGGTATCATTATTCGATTATTTAGGCCATCCAGCTGGTCCAGAATTAGGTAAACAAGTAGCAGAATATGCTAAAATTCGTAAAGCAGCAGTTAGTAGCCGTTATGTTGAAAGTCCAAAATACAAAGGCGCTATTTTAACTTATATGCCTGAATTTTTAGATGAGTTCTTTAAAACAAAATCGGTTATCGGAACTAATCGATAAATAAATTAATACGTTCCAACATTATACTTTATAATTTTATGTTTAAAAAAGCAGTTTTATCATTATCCGGAGGAATGGATTCCTCAACATTATTACTTCACTTATTAGCTAATGGTTATGAAGTTACAGCATTATCATTTGATTACGGTCAGAAACACCGTGTTGAATTAGAACGCGCCGCTTCATTGGTTGAGTATCTAAATGGATGTTCTCAAAAAACAGAACAAGATCAATTAGGAACAATTACAGTAACTGGTGAAAATTTCCCATTAATAAAACATCAAATTATTAAATTAGATGGATTACAAGATTTACTTCATTCGGCATTAGTTACAGGTGGAAACGATGTACCAGAAGGACATTACGAGCAAGACAACATGAAAGAAACTGTTGTACCAAATCGTAATAAGATTTTCGCTTCATTAATCCAAGCAGCTGCTCTATCAATAGCAACTAAAGGAAATTTAGATGATGCTTATAAACGATATGTTGAAGAACACAAAAAAGAATGGGCCGATAAAATGCCACCTGAACTGTTAGAAAAATCTTATCCTGATATAAATGAATTTGAAAATTTAATTAAAACAGTACCCGAATTTTCAAAAACATGGGGAGGTAAACAAGAAGTAGCAATTGCTATGGGGATCCACAGCGGTGACCACCAGATCTATCCAGACTGCCGTCAAGAATTCCGTGATGCCGATATGGAAGCATTTAAAATTGGTAACTGGGATTCTGAATTAGTATATCACTATACTCCATATTTGGATGGAAATAAATTTACTATTTTAGAAGATGGATTAGAATGCTGTGAGAAATTAGGTTTAGATTTTGATGAAGTATATAAACGTACTAATACATCATACAAACCAATTAAATTCTATTATCGTCCTGAAACAAGAGCATTCAAATGGTATTCAGACTATAAGTCAGCAGCATCAGTTGAACGTATCGAAGCATTTATTCGTTTAGGACGTCCAGATCCAGTTGAGTATGCTGATGAAACAGGTCCAGTAACATGGGAAGTTGCTAAAGCAGCAGTAGAAAAAGTATTAGTTGAATACGCCAAATAATGGAGGAAATTAGACATATTATTAGTCATTTGTTAGGAGTGTGCGGCGATGCACACCCTAACATTTTATCTGTACTCGCTGGTGATGTGAATTTTCTTACTTACATTCAACAATTAATTAAATTAAAATTCAAAATATGAAATGTATTAAAAAAGACGGTGAACTCCGTAGAGTATCAGATGTAGATGCTGATATAAAAGTAAAAGTACATGGATGGACATTTGCTCCTAAAGCCGAATGGAAAACTAAAGTACGTGATACAAATAAGAAAACCGTTGAGGTAGATATTAATGCAGAAGTAGTTGTAGATAAAAAATTAGCTAAACGTTTAAAATTAAAAGAAAAACAAGATGGCACTAGATTATACTAAAAATCAACCGATAATTGAAGTATATCGTTGCGTTCAAACTGAAGGTTCACTAGCTGGTAAACCACATATCATTGTACGTACTACAGGATGTACTCATAGGTGTTACTTTGGTGAAGGTGGGTGGTGTGATTCATGGTATACATCAATCCATCCAGAAAAAGGTAAATATACATTAACTGATATTAAGCAGTTCTTTTCTGATAATTGGGACATTAATCATTTGATGCTAACTGGTGGATCTCCCACAATGCACCCTGAAATGTGTAATGAAATAATTAATTTATTTAAAGCACTACACGCTAAGAAAGGTATTGTAACTATTGAAACTGAAGGGTCACATCCATTAATTACTGATCATCGTATTGATGTTATTTCATTATCACCTAAATTCTCTAATTCAATCCCAGTAATTGGTGTTGAAACACCACAAGGTAAAATTGTAGATCAGAAAATGATTGATCAACATAATAAATATAGAGAAAAATATGATGCAATTCGCCAATTATTAGCATACCATAAGAACTACCATTTTAAACCAGTATGGGATGGTACACCTGAATTAATGTATGAAATTGAAGCATTCAGAAAACGCTTTAATATACCAAAACATAAAACATGGATTATGCCTGCTGGTGATACTCGTGAAGAATTAATTAAAATGTACCCAATAGTATTAGATTACTGTACAGCACATTCATATAATTTTTCAGGACGAGATCACATCATTGCATACGGTGACAAGAGGGAAGTTTAGTATATTTATACTAAACCCTTAACTTGTTATATAATGGCAAAAGCTAAAGCAGCATCAGAATCACGTAAAGTAGAAATTAAAAAAAAGAGTATTGGTCGTCACGCAAAAAATAAATCATCATTTGCAAAGCAATCAAAAAATTACGAGAAAAGATATCGTGGACAAGGTCGTTAATTCGACCTTTCCTGATTATATTTAAGTATAAAATAAAAGTTATGGCAACAGCAACACTAACATACGATTTAAACGATCCAGAAGATAAACAAGCTCATTTAAGAGCTGTCATGTCATTGGATTTAGTATTGATGATGTGGAAATATGACCAGTATTTACGATCAGAATACAAACATGGTGGTAATGAAGGAGCATATGAATATAGAGAGAAATTCATTCAAATGATGAATGAATATAATATCGATTTAGACCAATTATTATCATAAATTATGACAACAAAAGTAAAATGGATTATAGGAATTATACTATTAATCATTATCGGATTTATCCTATTTAAGAAGTCATTCTTAGATGGATTAAAATTCAAAATGAATATTGGAATATATCAGGAACAAACATTTAAACAGTTCGATATAGAAACCACTAATATGGTAGCGAATAGAACTGAAGATAATTACTTGGATTCAGTTGTTTATGTTGGATTAAATGAGTTGGGCATGGATAGTATAGCAGTTACTATACGACCTATAACCGATGAAGTAAAACAACAGTTCGATTCTGAAGGTACTTTAAAAGCACATATACTTGGCAGAGGCAGACAATATATTATATTCTTAGATGATATGGGTAGAGATGAATCTATTAAGGTATTATCGCATGAATTAATACATCTACGACAGTATGTTACTCAAAAACTAATATTGCATAAAAATGAAGTTATTTGGGATGGTAAGGTTATTTCCGGGTATGAGGTGTCTGAATCAAAATATAATGATAGACCTTGGGAAATAGAAGCATTTGCTGAACAAAGACAATTAGAAAGTAAAATACGAAATATATTATACTAAGTTATGTACCAAGTAGACCAACGCATAGTTACAGATTTAGGTGTTGGTAGTATACTACGTGTAGAACACGAGAGATACTACGTTATAATCGATTTTCCTGTCGATAACACACACTCATATGAAACTTGGCTTACTGACAGTGATATACGCTATTCATTCGATACTAAAGAAGACTATAGGCGGATGCCGTCTGAAGACGACAATAGAGTAACACGATCATTAAAACCACCTAGGGCAAAAAAACAAAAAACAGTATACAGACATGGAAGATACGCACAAGTTTGGAGATAGTATAAAAATACTATTAGCATTTACTATTGGATTTATTGGATTTCAATTATTATTTCATTTAGTAATTAAACCCAATAATATAGCACTAGAACCAGTCACTACAGAATGTAAAGCTGATTCATTACAAAATGTAATTTTTAGTTTACAATCCGATATTAAAATATTAGAAGAAGGATTTGATTCTAGAGAACATAGATATGAAGATGTTATTTCAGACTATGAAATGGGGTTATCTTATTTAAAGTATTACCACCCATCATCATATAAAGATTTCCATAGAATCGTGGGAATGAGAGAAAGATACTCACATGAACTTGAAAGAGAAAATATTGAACTATTAAAATTAGAAAAATGGAATTAAAAGAAGCAACATCTGAACTGCACAGTAAAGCAGAAAAAATGGAATTTAACCAGCGAATGTTTCGTGGAGAATTACCTGTTGAGCAATATGTACGATATTTACAACAACAACATTCTATATTTAAAATAATAGAACAATCATTTACATTACCTCACCCAGATTTAACTCGTAATGTAAAAATATTTGAGGATTTAACAGAATTAGGCACACCAATTACATTTACAATGCCATCTACACTCGAATATAATAATTACTTATCAACGTTAAGTAATAGTACAATATTACCACATATCTATTTAAACTATCTTGCATTAGCATTTGGTGGCCAAATGATGAAGAGTAAAATACACGGATCAGGTCGAATGTATGATTTCGATAATATGATGGATGCAGTAGGATCAATTAGAGCGGTTCAAAGTGATGATTGGGCCGACGAGGTAAATAAAGGATTTCAATTCATAATTAACATATTAGATGAATTACAAAACACTACTGGATCAAACAGCTAATATTTTAGAAAGTATTCTGATTGAAGATAATGGATTTGAAATCGAAACAGAAGATTTCGGGTGGGAAAACACCAGATATGTTTCTGATTCGTTTCGTATAGCTCATATTGAACGCTATAGTGATAGAGCATTAGAAGTATTACACTTTACAGCATTTCCACAATTAAATTACGCAGATCCAATATTTGGATTTGATATTATATGCACTAATGAAAAACCATTAGCTGCATTTATTGATTTGTCTCCAGTTACATATTCACCAGATAAATTCATTAACCACGAATTTAAAACACCATACCCATTACCTGAATGGGCTAATAATATATTTTCAGAACATGCTGTAGCAATCAGACCAGGTACTGAAGAAATGGTTCGATTATGTCGTGAAGCAACTGATTTATTTGAATCGTATACTGAAACAGTAGGTCTATTTGCTGACCCTAAATTAGTAGTTGAAGCACAAAATTATTATTGCGAACAACAATCTAAAAATGAACGTACATATAATGTATTAAAAGCTAAATTAGGTGCAGAACGTGCTAAATATTTTATGGACACAGTTTTATTCCCAAAAATTCAATAATGAATACTATTCCTAAAGATAAAAAAGTGTGTTTTAACTGTCAACAAATGATGTGGATGGTTGGATTAGGATTGGGACTTCGCTGTCGATTATCAAGTCCTCCAAAGATTATTGAGCATCGGGAACACACTTGTGATAAATTTGAATCAAAACATAAATAATATGGAAATTAATAAAGAAGAACTACATACATTATACATGGAATGGGTAAATAAAGTAGCGGATGAATGCGATTGGAAAACTACATTCGGTACTGAAGAAATAGTACATGCTATAGCACATATTATAGAAACACACCCAGAATTAATTACCTTTAAAAACAATGATATATAAAGTAGGAGCAGTAGTTGGAATATTTGCTATCGTGTATTTGTTATATTTTCTATCAAATAGGAACCACTATAAAATATACAGGAAATAGTAATAATTAAGTTAATTTACATAAAAGATAAGGCCGATATTTATATATATACAATAATGTCTATCTAAAACTTTTATGAAACCCAACAAAAATAAAGTACTCTTTATTTTAAAACGCAACGAAAATTATGGTGCTGAACAATATTCCCACGTAGGATTAAGCACTGGCCTGTACAATTCAGCTCTCTTTATGGATGAGATGCTAAAGAAAGATCACATTGAATCTAAAATGGTGGTGGTAACTGATAACAACGATATTGATCGTGAAGTAACAGAATTTAATCCATCCCACGTCATTATTGAAGCGCTATGGGTAGTTCCATCTAAGTTTGATGTATTAGTTAAATTACATCCAAACGTTAAGTGGGTGATTCGCTTACATAGTGAAGTGCCATTTTTAGCAAATGAAGGAATGGCAATGGATTGGTTGGGTAATTATAGTAAGTACGATAATATAGTTGTGGCTTGTAATTCACCTCAAACAACAAAAGATATTCAATTCTATTTAGGGCATAAAAATGATTGGAATAAGGAAATTCAAAAACAACGAGTAATATTCTTACCTAATTATTATCCCCAAGACTATAAATCTAAAAAATTAGATAAATCAAAAGATACTATCGATATATCTTGTTTTGGCGCTGTTCGCCCATTAAAAAATCATTTAATACAGGCACTAGCTGCTATTGGATTAGCTGATAAGATAGGTAAAAAACTTAACTTCCATATTAACTTTAGATTAGAGCAAAAAGGCGAACCTATATTCAACAATTTGGTTGCTTTATTTGAACAATTAGAAAATAAGGGACATAAATTAGTAATCCATAAATGGGCATCACGTGAAGAATTTTTAGAATTATGCTCTAAGATGGATATTGGAATGCAAGTATCGTTTAATGAAACATTCAATATTGTAGCAGCTGACATTATTTCACAAGGTGTACCATTAGTAGCATCACCTGAAATACCTTGGGCTAGTCATTGGTTTACAACACGTCAAACCAACACAAATGACATTTTTAGTACTTTATGTGATACGTATAATTACCCACATGTGAATGTTTATATGAATAAATGTTTATTGAAATCATATACAGATAAAACACGTAAAATCTGGGCAAATTATTTTAAATAAAACTATGAAAAAATTATTATTACTATTATTACTCGCATCATTTGGTTTAACAGCACAAGACATTGTAGTAATCAAACACACAAACTACACAACACACTTCAGTAAATCAAAAAGATACCCAGTATTAGTACAATGGGAAACAACAAAAGCAATGGTAGGTTGTCCTACACCTTTAAAACGTAAAGACAATTTTAAGCCAGACCCACAATTAGTAGATGAAACTAATATTGCATTTTACTATGTAAAGAGCGGATACGATAGAGGACACGTAATGCCCGCAGCAGATAATCTTTGCCAAACACAAGCAGTACAAGATGAGTGTTTCTATTTTTCAAATATGGTTGCTCAAACACATAGATTAAATGCTGGAGATTGGAAATCATTAGAAACTGCAACTAGAAATTGGGCAGCTATTAGTTCAAAAGTAAGAGTATGGAGTGGTTCAGTTGGTGAAGCAAAAAAGATTGGTCTAGTATCAGTTCCTACTCAATGTTGGAAAGTAGTTCAGGTGGCAGGTAAATGGCATGCCTATCTATTTAATAATGACTTATCTCCATCAGATGGATTTCAAAATAACGAAGTTCCATTAGCACAAATAGAAAAATTAACTGGATTTACATTTAAGTAATAATTTGTTTCTTAAGTATTTCCTAGTTACATTTAAATAAATAAAAGTTATAATATGGAATTCAAAATAGATACAGTAGTAGCAAGTATTATTGCTAAATTTGAGCGTAGAGCTCGTATGGGGAACCAAAAATACGGTACTGATTTAGATCGTGCCGATTTAGAAAAGATCGATTGGATCGAACATGCCCAAGATGAGTTGATGGATGGTATCCTATATTTAGAGAAATTAAAACAAGAAATACAGAAGTAAAATTAAGCGTCTTTAGTGCAATGGTAGAATACCGCTCTCCAAAAGCGATGATAAAGGTTCGAATCCTTTAGGACGTGCATAAGTTAAGTTGGCGGAGTGGCCAAACGCGCTCGTTTGCAAAACGATAAAACCGCTGGTTCGAATCCAGCACTTAACTCATAGGTTGATTGGGATGTATCCTTTAACTGTAGGAAGGGCAGGTACGATCGGTTAGAAATGCCAATCATAAAAGTAGATGTCCACGCACCCATCTTCTACTTTCCTAAATGGCCCTATCGACAAGCGGTTAAGTCACGTCCCTTTCACGGATGAGTCACGGGTTCGATTCCCGTTGGGGCTACAAATATTTATTATTATGATAACAACAATTGCAATTGCCTCATTGGCTGGATTTGGTTTAGGATGTATTTGTACTCTATTAGCATTTGATTGTCCTAAATGTAAATGTGAATGCAACGATAATAAAAAACAACTATTAAAAGGATAAGTTATGCTAGATTTAAAAGAATTACTTATAATGCTTGGATTAGCCGTTGGAGGTCCGATGCCTAGTCAAGACATGACATTTTACAGACAAAAATTAGGTACTGAATTAGGTATGGAGCAGAAACTCAATGCTGAAATTAAAGCACTTGAATATCGTAAAATATGGGATGAAGCAAATAAAACAGAAAAAACTGATTTTGCCGCTAGTTGGTTTAAAGAGAAAAAAACTGATGATAAATTAATCCAACATAAAAAAGATCTTACTCAAACTAAGAAGAAAATTAAAGCGCTCAAACAAATCATTGAAAAAGATTCATTAGAGCGCATTAAAATAGAACCTATAACATTATAGGTATAACGTTTTTACTAATCGATTACTTCTCTATTAATATCTAATAACCCGTTTCTTCCACCAGTATGTCTGCGGTTAGAGATGGGTTGTTTTGATTTCCGCTCAGTATTGTCAAATTTAACTAAAACTACGCTAAATAATGTACTAATTAATAATGAGATTGCTAATAATGGCATTTTATTTTATATTTTGTTCGACAATACGTATATAACACTTCTACGAAAACGACAAATTGCCATAATGTTCGTTGAAAAATCCACACTACGCCTATAATATTCAACTATGGCTTTGTAGTATATACTATATTTATGGGGGAACTAGTTCTATCTATGAAGAAAGTAATTGCTATATTAATATTAGTTTTGGCATCATTCATTAGCCAAGCACAAACTCCTAAGTTATTTCTACACAACGTAGAAAACAAAATCCAAATCGGTAAATTAGCGGGAAATAGAAATTTAGCATTTGGTGTCAAAAATATAGTTGAAGAACTATTATCCGAAAATTATTCATTAGTACCTACCAAAGACGCTGCTGATTATTCAGTACAAGTCGATATCGTATTTTTAGATGTAGAAACATCAAATGTGAGTATAGGTATAATGCATCAAGATAAACAATCAGTTATTATCAGTATGGTAGGTAAACTACTGAAAGGTGATAAAGTTATAAAAACAAAAACTGCAACAGAAAAATCAAGTGAGATATCAATGTCTACTTTAGTAATTTCTGAAGCTGGTGGTTTTAATCAAACGTCATTATCAAATGCATTGAAGAAAGCATCGGTTTCATTAACTACTAAATTGTTAGATAAACTATGAAAAAATTATTATTCTTACTACTATCGCTAGTAAGTTTAACCGCGTTCGCGCAAGAACCAAAAATTAGATTAGCTGATGACTCTACTAAAGTTGATATTGCTGGTGGAGTTATTGACAAAGGTGATGAATTCATCGTCAATGTCCAATTAAATGGTAATGGAAATACAACTTCTCGTTCATTGTATTTTGATTTTGAATTCAATAATGCTGCATTTGATTTTATAAATGTAGTTAATACAGGAACAGGTGGAAATGGTGGTGTATTACCTACAGGTGCTAGTATTACAATGGATAATTACACATATCCAGGTTATTCATTTGCTGGAAATGGTAATAACACATCCCCTAATGGTAATCAAAATTATAACAATGCGGGATACAGTTTTACTCAAGGTGGTCCTAAAACAATTATTCGTGTTTATTTAAACTGGGCTACTAATTCACCACTACCTTATAATACTTATGGTGATTTATTAAAATTACGTTTTAGATTAAAAACAACAGCAGTAGGTGATGCATGGGATCCAATTAAAATGAACTTTGCAGCATCATTTAACCAAAATGGTTCATCAGGTGCTTGTTTAAACGAAATACCATTAACTACAGTAATTACACAAAATCCAGACGCTAAGAAATTTGTTAAAGCAGTATTGGATTTAAATGGAAATATTAATCCAACTCACGTTAAAGTATTATTTAAAAAAGCTGATAATACTGGACCAATGTTTAATGTAACAGCAAATGGTACAGTAAATATTGTAGATTCATTACTAACTGCAAATACGGCTTATCAAATTATGGTAATGGCTAATATGGATCAATTACCAGGTATAATGAACTCAGCAGTATCAGTATCAGATTATACAACAGCACAAGCAGAATTTGTATCTCAAAATCTAGATAGAACATATAAAAATACTAGTATTATAACTGGTATGGGATATTGGGCGGTAGATGTTAACAGATCAAACGGATTCGATGGTGGTGATTTAACTAAATTATACGCACAAGCAGTTGGTGTAAATCAATTAATCGTATTACCAGAAGGATATACAGTTGGATCTAATGGGTGGATGAGTTTACCTACGTTTAAAGCTACGGAATTTGACGCTGCTACTCCATCTAACGTATTTACTACTTTACCTACTAATGCACAGCGTGCTTATGAATACACTACTCCAGCTACCCCAGGAACACCATTAACAATTAATGTAAAATATGTACTTCCTGGTGATATAAATCGTTCACATTCATCTCAAGTAGTTGTTGGTGGTGTTATAAAAACAAATGCAGTAGTATCATTAAATAAAAGTATTGCTAATAAAGCTATAATGAATAGAACTATAGGATTTATTAATACTCCTCAATCTGTTCCTGCTATTGATGTTAATATTAAAAACGTAACAGTAACTTCAAATTCAATTGAAATACCAGTTTCAGTTAATACAAACGGAAATGAAGTAGCTGCTCTACAATTTGAATTCGCATATGATCCAAGCAAAGTTAAGTTCGAATCAATGGCTTCAGAAGTACCTAACGATTGGTATGTATTTGCTAATTCGGCAACAGGTAAAGTAAAATTCGGAGCAATTGATCAAAAATTAAAAACTCCAATTAAAGGTGCTGTGATTCCATTCAAATTGAAATTCAGCACATTAGTAAGCGGATTAGATATTAATTCATTTATTAAAATTACTTCTGCAACAGATGCCGCATCAACTAGCGGATCTCAGTTGGGAATAAATTTAAACACAGAAACAATAAAATTAACAGGATATAACAACTTTTAAATATGAAAAACTTATTATCAATTGTTTTAATCGGCCTTATATTTATTACCGCAGGATGCAGTGATATAGAAGTTTTATCTACACCTGAAATTAAATTAGGAGTTACAGCAAAGTCCACAGATATACTTAGTGTAGTATCAACAGGTGGTCAAGTTACAGTACAATACGCGGTTACGACTGGAGCTAAGTACTCTGTACAAATATATAAATTTGCTGCTGTAGAACCTACAAAAACATTACCATTAACTGCTGAAAGTGAGATTGTAACTAAAATATACGATTTCAAAGATTTAGAAGATGGATTATACGATATAACATTAACTGATATCAATGGAGGTACAGTTAAAAAACCATTAATAATTAAAAGATAAATAAAAAAAAAATGATCAAAAAGTTATTTGCCTTTATTAAAGGATTATTTGTTAAAATTGACAAATTAGAAGAACAAGCTGAACTTTTAATTGATAAATCAGCTAAATACGCTCCTGGTTTAGCAGCAGATGCTAAGAAAGCTTTACAAGCAATTGATGAAATTGAAGAGAAGTTAGAAGCTCAAATTGATGAATCTCAAGCAGTTGCTGAAAAAATTGAAAAAGCTATTAAAACTAAAAATCTAGCTGATGCTACAGATGCTTTTGAATCTTCAAAAACATTTGTTGAAGACACAAAAAAAGAAGTTGAAGAGGTAAAAACTAAAATTAAATCGTTAAAGAAATAAAATGGCAGAAGAACAAGAAGAATCAACAGGAAAATCTCTTAAAGGAGTTTTAATTACAGTTGTAAGTACAATATCATTAGGTATTGCAGCATATGTAACAAAAATTATTACAGGTGAAAAAGATGAACCAGCAACAGCTGTATCAGCACCAGCACCAGTAATTAATATCAATCAAGCAGCCGCTGCACCTGCAGCAGCTCCAAAAACTATTATAATAAATAAAAACGCAGGATCTCCTGCTGCTGCTCCCGTTAAACCAAAACCTAAAACAGCTAAAGAAGAGCTAGAAGAAGCTCCTAAATGGTAATTAACAATGAAGTTATTTAAAGAAGAACAACCTATGTCACAACCTACTCCTACGGGATTTAAGGAACTATTAAATGCAATGATGAAACGTAGATGGTATATTACCGCTATAGTTTTAGGTGGATTTATGTTAATAATTGGTGGTATATTTGCCGCTATTGTTCAAGGCACTGATATTGCAGGAGAATGGAAAGAATTAATGTTGTTGTTACTTGGAGCATTCATTGGTTCATATGGTAAAATTATTGATTACTGGTTCTCTGATACAGATAAAGATAAAATGTTAGTTCAGAAAATGGACGAGGAAGATGGTGTGTCATTATCCGATACTAAAGGAGGTGACGCACCAACTCCTGTACCAACTACCGAAAAGAAGGGCGTTGAAATCGATGAAGATGGAGATGGCACAATGGATGGTTTAGATCATGATGGCGACGGTAAAATCGATGAATACTTCGCTCATCGCCAATGCGAACACGTATGGGGTGATGCTGATGGAGACGGAGATGAAGAATGTCTTAAATGTGGTAAAATAAAGGATGTAGAAGAATCTATAGAAGGATAATAAAAATGGAAAAGGTATATAAAATTTATTCAAAATTAGTTTTAGCTGGAATTATAGTTGGCTTTAGCACTCAGATGTATTTTGTATACCTACATTTTACCAATCAGAATGATAAAGCAAATGAAATAGCAGCTAAAATATCAAAACAACCGTGGTAAAATGGAAATATTAAAAAAATTTATGGATGGTGCTAACTCATTACTAGCTGATGAAAAAGGTGCTGTATCATCAAAACGATTTGTGGGTTTATTAGCTGCATTAACATTGTGTATTACAATGTATCAAAATTCATTTTCTGAAGCACATATCGCACCTGCAGAATCATTAGTAAATGCAGTAGCATTACTTGCGTTCGGTTCATTAGGTTTATCTTCAGTAGATAAATTTACAGGAATGAAAAAACAAATTTCAGAAGCTACTAAAGCAGAAAAAAAAGAAGAAGAATATGAAGGCTAATTTATTGATTTTATTTCTTTCTTTATTATGTTTGCCTGTGCTTGGACAAACTATTGGTTCTGTAAAGACAGAAGCATACCAAGCTGATTTTGAAAAGAAACAATCAATAGATGTTGTATCTGATTATGAAGGACCTAAAATTCCAATTCAATTATTATCAATTGGAATTACAGATGAGATATTTGCAATGTATCCTGAATTAAAAGATAAACGAGTTGGTTTAGGTTTAACAAATATTGTAGTTGAATTTTTAGAAGAAACTAATCGATTTACTTTTACTGAAGATAAAGCCGAGATTAAGAATAGAATGGTAAAACAATTCCAAGCTTCTCAATCAGGTATTACAGAAAATAAATTAGATGGTAGAGGAAAAATTAAGCTTGCACAATATTTTGTATATGTAGAGGTATACGACTTCTCTGTTTCTGAAGACGAACAATTAAAATTAAAAGATGGTGTTAAGCAAACTCAAACTACCAGGCTGGGCTTACAAGTTAAGTTCGTTAATGCTGAAACTGCTGAGTATATCACTGGTTCAGGCTTAGGTGAAGCAAGTACAGTAAAACAAGGTGCGTTATCTGATTCATTTGATGAGATTAAATTTAATCAATCAACAATCGGAATTACCACTAAAAAAGCGTTGGAAACAGCAGCTTCTAGGATAGTATCACGTATGATAAAAAAGAATATATTTAAAAATTAAACTATGAAAAAGTTATTATTGATTGCAATTTTGTGTTTGTCTGCAGTAGCTGCTAACGCACAAGAATTTTTCGGTTCTGCTACTAATAAAGGTATGGACGGATACTTAACAGGTGGTTATATCAAAAAAGGATGGGGTATTTATGCTGGTTTTAAGTATGACGCTGATCCAATGGTATCAACTAAAACAGGTAGTTTTGATAAAACTATGAAATTTGGTGTTATTCGTATGTTTGCTAGTGAGCGCTTAATGTTAGGTATGGGTATTCAACCTGTAGATAATGTAAATAAGCCTAACGTGTGGATAGGATACGCTCCATTAAAATCCGAAGGACTTAAAATTTGGGTCATTGGAAATCTAGTTGGATCTAACTTCACACCAGGATTAGGTTTGACTTACAAATTGGATAAAATCCAGTTCTAAGAGTAAAAGAGTACAACTGTAATAATTAACTATAAAAACAATAAACGATGCTATTAAAGCTAGGATCCGAGGGTGAAGATGTAAAAAAGCTTCAAGTAAAATTAGGTATAGAAGCCATTGGTAAATTTGGACCTAAAACAGATGCAGCAGTTAAAGCTTGGCAATCAGCTAACGGATTAACAGCTGATGGTATAGTTGGAGCTGGTACTTGGGGTAAATTATTTGGTATTGCTACTCCAGCAGCACCAGTAGTTGCTCCAATTACTAATTCAGGTAATCTAAAATTAGCTAATTTAAAAGGACACATTCCTGATGCAGTAATTGCAATGATTCCTGATACAGCAGCTAAATTTGCTATCAATACCCCATTACGTTTAGCTCACTTTTTAGCACAGTGCGGACACGAATCAGGTGGATTCCGCGCAACTCAAGAAAATTTAAATTATTCAGCTAAAGGATTAATGGGAATATTTAAAAAATATTTTCCAAACGCATCATTAGCTGCCCAGTATGAACGCAAACCTGCTAAAATTGCTGCTCGTGTCTACGGAGGTAGAATGGGTAATGGTAATGAAGCATCAGGTGAAGGATATAAATTTCGCGGAAGAGGTTACATACAGTTAACTGGTAAAGAAAACTACACTGCATTCGGTAAGTCCATTGGAGAAGACATTTTGTCTAACCCAGATGTGGTTTCATCGAAATATGCCTTACTCTCAGCTGCTTGGTTTTTCTCTAAAAACGGATTACACAAGATGGCTGATAGTGGTGCTTCCGATGCTGTAGTTACTCAAATCACAAAACGTGTTAATGGTGGTACAATTGGTCTACCAGATCGTATCAAACATTTTAAAGAATATTATAAGCTACTAGCTTAGTGAAATATGTATTTGTATTCTTACTCTTAACTGTTTCATTTTTAAGTAAGGCACAAGTACTTACCAACGCATACTTTGACCCCTGCTCGAAACAGATGGTATTATATACTGTTCCGATCGGGGGTTCAGTATTGATTGTATATCGTAGTTCTGCACGTTCATTTTCATATGAAGAAGCAGCTAAAGGAGAGGTACAATTATGGGTAAATGAGCAAATGAAAGCATATGTGTGTAAAGCACAAGAAGTAGTTGCCCAAACTCAAACTCAAACAATTTCAAATACAATTTCAGCAGTAGTAGCTCAAGCAGCAGCTCAAGTTGCGGCACAGACAGCTGCCCAGACTGCTGCTCAAACAGCAGCACAAACAGCTGCTGCTACTGCGGCCGCAACAGCAGCAAGTACCGCTGCCTCTACAGCAGCTTCAACAGCTGCCAATACAGCAGCATCTACAGCAGCAAACACAGCTTCAGGTACAGCAGCCAATACAGCCGCAGGTGCTGCCGCTAACACAGCTTCATCTACCGCATCATCTAGTGCATCTAGTTCAGCATCATCTACAGCGAGTTCAAGCGCATCATCAGCGGGTAGTTCCGCTCCAAGTGGTGGAGGCGCTCCAGGTGGTGGAGGTGGAGGCGGTGGTGGAGGAGGCGGTGGATCTCCGGGAGGGGTTAAAGCCGAAGCAAAGGCCGAAGCTAAAGCAGAGGCTAAAGCTGAAGCCAAGTCTGAATCTAAAAGCGAATCAAAGTCGGAATCCAAAGAAGAAAGCAAATCAGAATCTAAATCCGAAAGTAAGGAAGAAAAGAAAGACGATGCTAAAAGTGAAAGCAAAAAAGACGAAAAGAAATCAGATAGTAAAAAAGACGAAAAGAAAGCTAAAACAGTAAATACAACTAATCCATTAGTAGTACAAGGTGACTTTGCATTAATGCAAAATGCAGACAATACATTTACTCCAGTACTGGGTGTATCAGCATCTAAAGCATCGTTAATGGGAAATGAATCGTGGGGTGCTACTTCAATGATCCACTTAAATTTCAAACAATTAGCATTAACAGGTAAGTATACTAAAATGTATACTACAAACGGTGCTATTAGTCATGTTCGAAATTACTCATTAACATATGCAACTACATTTACAGACCATTTAACATTTGCTGGATATACTTATATTAAATTATTAGGTAAAAAAGGTGTTGCAGGTTATAACGTATCTTTAATTGCTGGATTCTTAGGATCAGGCGATCAAATGTATGGTCCGTCATTAACTGGATTCTATATGAGGCCATTAGAAACAAAAACTAAAATTAAATTTACACCTGAGGTGTTTTTACTTTATTCTCCGACATCTTATATTACGAGTGATCCAATAATGAGAGTAAATAAAGATTTTAATGTTATGTTAGGTAATTCATTTGATATTCCGTTATCTAAACGTTTCCGAATTAACTTTAATATTAAATCAAATATACCATCTACATTTGATAAACCTACATTCTTCTTTACTGTAGGTTCTAAATTAAACTTATAGAAATTTATTTCTCTAATATATTTATATTAAATAATAATATGGAAGAACAAAATCCACAAGACGTAGTTACATTTGATGTACCGTTATTTATTCGTTTACTCGAATTTGCTCGTGAAGATGCAACTAATGATGAGACATTACATAAAGTAACTGAAAATATTATCCAAGCTTGCCAAGATGGTCAAGTATTATCTATGGATGATTATGATCAATTAATTGATGTCAAACCAGAAGTTGATACAAGCAATATGACATCTGTAGAAGATGGAGTAATGAATGAAACTAAGTATCGCTGGAATAAAATTGCAGGAATAAAATAAATAGAAGAGCTTGTTTATCAGGCTTTTCTTATCTATATTTAATTGTTATAAATAAATAAAAGTTATATGTGTAAAATAGACAATTTAGAAATTACCAATTCAGGTAATGCAAATGGTATCTCACTCCATTTACAACAAATCATTAAAACCGAAGGTAAAGAGCGATCTCTAACCGTAGAAGAAAAACAAACTATTATCGATAATGCAACTGTTGCATATGGTAATTTCTTAGACGCATTAGGTGTTGATTGGAAAAACGATCCAAACTCATCTAACACTCCAAAACGCGTTGCTAAAGCATACGTTAATGATTTATGGAGAGGCCGTTATGAAGTATTAGGTGATATTACAGCATTCCCATCAGACGGTTATAATGGTATTGTATTAGAGCGCGATATTCCAGTAATATCAATGTGTTCTCATCACCACCAAGCAATCTTAGGTAAATGTCATATTGCATATGTACCTGGTCCTGAATCAAAGGTAATCGGATTATCAAAATTAAATCGTGTAGTTGAGCATTTCTCACGTAGAGGTGCTATTCAAGAGCAATTAACTATGGCTATTCATAATGCTATGGATAAATTAATTGAAGGTAATGAAGGTATTATGGTAATGATGCATGCAACACATAATTGTGTATCATGTCGTGGAGTTAAGCATATGGGTGCTAGTATGATGACATCAGAAGTATCAGGTGTATTTGCTGATCATGCTAAAACAGCTAAACAAGAAGTACTAGAAATGTTAAAATTTAATTTACAAGCATACATTTAATATGGAAGATAATAAATTACACTTCATTAGTGAAGTAGAAAAATTCAATAAATTATTTGGTAAACTAAATAATTATACTCCTACGATTCCAGAAAAAATGGAACGTGATTTTATTTATAATTTTATTCAAGAAGAATTAGACGAATATAAAGAAGCAGCAGAAGATGGTGATATTGTAGAAGTACTAGATGCATTCTGTGATATTATGTACGTATTATCAGCTGGTATTATGGCATTTGGTTTAAAGGATAAATTCTTAGCTGCATATAATGAAGTACAAGCATCTAATTTATCTAAATCATGTGCTACAGAGGAAGAAGCTGATGCAACTGCTAAATTTAGAGCTGCTGCTTCTGGTCGCCCATGTCATTTTGAAAAACGTGGTGATAAGTATGTAATATACCGTTCTGAAGATCGTAAAGTACAAAAATCATTATCATATTTCCCACCTAATTTAAGACAATTTTTCACTGAAAACGAGTTAAAGAATATATGAGTTTTATATTATTAGCCCATTGGAATGGCCGTTTTGGTAATCGTATGCATCAATATGCTTATGGGGCCACTTATGCTAAATTAAATAATATTCCTTTTTATTTACCTAGTGATTGGGAAGGAACTCATTTATTTAAGAATCAATATCATGAAGTTGTAGAAGATGATACTTTAAGATTAGAAATTAACCAGACTCAATCTTCTATGAATACTTTAGAATTTAGAACACAATCAATTCAAAAATTACATCCGGATGCTAAATTAATTAATCCTGATGTAATTAATCAGAATTATGCTAAATATGATTATCCTGTATTTTTTGATTCAGTTTGTGCCTATTCTCATCATATTTTTGACTCAATGAATAAAGAATACTTATTAAAGGTATTTGAATTTTCTGATAAAGTTAAAAATACAGACGCTTACAAATATTGGAGTTCAATTGCCGGAACTTATGATATTGCTCATTTACGTAGAGATGATATTTCAAATTCAGAATATAATAAAAACAACCCACAAGGATATTCAGTAGTTTCTAAAGATTCATATTCTAAAGCATTTGAAAAATTCGGATATAATCCTGAAGATATTATGTGGATTTCAGATGATCATAGTAAAAAATGGCATATTGATCGTTTACCTACTCCTATTTTAGGATGGTCATATCCTGTAGGGTCTCAATATGATGATTCTATAGTGTTTGATTGGTTAGAAGATTTTCTTAAATTATATTTTGCACGTACCATATTTAGAGCAAACAGTTCATTTAGTTGGTGGGCTTCATTTTTATCTCCTACCGCTAAAGTATATAGTCCTGTTTTAGATAAACAAGTTATTTATGGTAGAGGTAATGATGGTGTAGAAATAGATGTAGATTTTGTTGAAGGAAATCATCCCCATTGGATGTATAATATTACTGACATAATTATAAAATAATGTATTATTCTCAAGAATGGACAGCTCAAGATCAATTTGTTGCTGAAACTTTAAATTTTAAAACAGATGGAACCTTTTTAGATATTGGTTGTCATCATTATAAAAACATTTCAAATACTTACTATCTAGAAAATGAACTAAATTGGAGAGGCATTGGAATTGATGTAAAATGTGATTTTGAAGCAGATTGGATTCAAAATAGACCTAATAGTAAATTTGTATGTGCTGATGCTGTTATTATAGATTATGATGCTTTATTAAAAGAAAATAATATGCCATTAGTAATAGATTATCTATCAGTAGATATTGAACCACCTACATTAACATTTGCTGCATTAAAAAAATTATTTGAAACTGATTATATATTTAATGTAGTTACTTTTGAAACTGATTATTATAGAGATCAATCAACTAGAGATGAATCTAGAGAATTATTTAAGCAAAAAGGATATATATTTGTAAAAGAATTAAACACTCAGGATGATTATTATATTCATTCTTCCTATATAAAATAATATGAATGTACATTTAGTAATGTTTACAACTCCTTCAAAATATGGAGTAATAAATTATTATGCTAATAGTGTTAAACAATTAATTGAGTCTTCTAAACAGTTTGGGATTGAACATTTTCATTTATATAATCCTGAAATGTTAAATATGGATGAATTTTCATCTCAATTTAAGGATAATAATGATGATCCAGGATTTAATTTTTATGCTTGGAAACCATTAATAATATTGGATGTACTCGAAAAAATAAATGATGGTGATGTTGTTTTATACCATGATGCAGGTCGATTAGAATATAATTTTAGTATTAAAAAAGACGTTAATGTTTTAATTGATAAAGTAATAAAAGAATATAATGGTATAGGATTAAGTCATGGATGGTTTAAACATAATGAATATACTAAAGATAAATGTTTTAAATTAATGGGGTGTGATGATGAATTTTATAGAAGTAAATATCAATTAGCTGCTAATTGGGGAATATATGAAAAAAATCCTAAATCATTATCTTTTTTAAATGAATGGAAACAATGGTGTTTAAATTATGATGTTATATGTTCACCAATTAATGAAGATAATCATGAAGGTTATGTAAGACATACTTGGGATCAATCTATTTTAACTAATTTATTTTATTTACATTCATTAACTCCTTTACCTTATACTAATTTAGGTTGGGAAAAAGATATTAATAATTTTATTTAAATGATAGTAATAGCATCACATAATAGAATAGATTTATTAGATAATATGTTAAAAACATTATCATCTATTAATTTAAATAATAATCAAGTATTAATTATTGATACTAATTCAGATAATGAAGAATACAAAACATTTTTTGAAGAATGTAAACTAAATTATCCTCAATATATTTTTGAAACATTAGATTATACTTGTTGGGATTCAGGAGCCTACATTTATGCGTATAATAATTACCCTTCAAACAAATATATATTCCTTCAAGATTCATTAAACATAACTAATCCTAAATTAATTTTAATGTGGGAAAATTTTCTAGATATCTATGAAGTGGTACCTTGGATTAATTTTGGGTATTTTTATGAAAATGAAGATCAACGTTTATGGGGTGAAGAAGGTTTAACAATAAATAATAATCCTCATGATTCAATATTTGGTCCTATATTTGGAGTAAGAAAAGAAACATTAGATAAATTACCTAAAGAGTGGTTAAAATATCCTACTAACAAAAACGAAGGATGTGGTATGGAACGAAGATGGAGTTTAATGTTCCATTTAATTGATGCGTCTAAACATTATTTAGAATATACTAATTTTTCCAAAAATCAAACAGTATATAATAGTAAATTAAATATAGATAAACATTTCTTCTATCGTTTATGAAAATAAAAATATATATTGTAACCTACAATAATGATAATGTATTAAGAGAAAACTTAGAAAGATTATATTCAAGTGATTTATTACAATATGATTATAATGTAAATATTATAAACAATTATTCTGAATTAATAGGATTTGATCATTATCCTAATTTAAAAGTATTAAATAATATATTAAGACCCGATTTTTCAAATGGTCATTTATCACGAAATTGGAATCAATCAATTATAAATGGATTTAAAGATTTAAATAATCCAGATACTGATTTAGTTATAACATTACAAAATGATACTTTTGTAAAACCTAACTGTTTTTCTAATTTAATAGAATACCATAATCTATATGATTTTATACAAATTGGAGCTGGGGATCAATTGATGAGTTTTAATGTTGATGCAATCAAACATATAGGAATATTTGATGAAAGATTTTGCTCAATAGGATATCAAGAAGCAGATTATTTTATGAATGCCTATGTTATGCATAAAGATAAAATAAGTATAAATGATGGTTTATGGCATCACAGACAGCATAATGTTATAGAAGACCCATATGAAAAATTTATTGACCAAATCCACAATTTAAATGGTCAATTTCATAGTCATGAGTGGCATGGATATAACTGGGATTTATTTTTTGATAAATGGGGGTGTTGGCCTGAACATTGGCAAAACATAAAAGAATTTCCTAAAGAACCTCAAATTCCTAGATATTATTTTTATCCATATTTTGAAAAAAATATATTAACTTTAAATGAACAGAAATATAGATCGTTAATAAAAGATCTTAATAAATTTTAATGACTAAAATAAAATTAATTATATTTGATTTAGATGGAGTTTTAGTAGAAGCTAAAAAAATTCATTATGATACTTTAAATCAAGCTTTAAAAGAGTATGGTAATGAATATATAATTACTGAAACCGAACATCTATCAATATATGATGGATTAAAAACAACTCAAAAATTAGAATTACTTACCCAAAATAAAGGATTACATCTTGAACTTTATGATAATATTTGGTTTAGAAAACAACATCTAACGATTGAAGCAATATCCAAATTACAGCCGGATTCAGAAAAGATTAAATTGTTTAAAGAATTGAGAGATGGTGGGTATAAGTTAGCATGTGCTTCAAACTCAATTAGAAGGTCTGTATTAGTTATGTTAGCAAAAATAGGTATAATTGAGTTTATGGATTTAATTATATCTAATGAAGATGTAAAAAATTCTAAACCACATCCAGAAATGTATTGGAAAACAATGAGTATGATGAGTTGTTTACCCGAAGAAACTCTTATTGTAGAAGATTCACCTCATGGATTACTTGCAGCTAGTAGAAGTAGAGCAAATGTTTTAAGAGTAGATAATCCATCTGATTTAACATTAGAAAAAATAATAAATAAATTAAATAAAAATAAACACATGAATATTCCAAAATGGCAAGATGGAAAATTAAATGTATTAATTCCAATGGCGGGAGCTGGTTCTCGATTCGAACAAGCAGGATATACATTTCCTAAACCTTTAATTGATATAAATAATAAACCTATGATCCAGGTTGTAGTTGAAAATTTAAATATTGATGCTAATTATATTTATGTTGTTCAAAAGAACCATCGTCAAAAATATAATTTAGATACATTATTAAATTTAATTACTCCAAATTGTAAAATTGTAGAAGTAGATGGTTTAACAGAAGGAGCAGCTTGTACAGCATTATTAGCTAAAGATTATATTAATAATAATGCTCCTTTGTTTTTTGCTAATTCTGATCAGTTTGTTGAATGGGACTCAAATGAGTTTATGTATAAAATGAATGAAACTGAAGCTGATGGGGGTATAGTTATATTTAAATCTACTCATCCTAAATGGTCATTTGCCCAAATAGATGAAAATACTGGATTAATAGATTTAGTAGAAGAAAAAAATCCAATATCAGATAATGCTACAGTAGGATATTATTATTGGAAACATGGTTCTGATTTTGTTAAATATGCTGAACAAATGATTGATAAAAATATTAGAGTAAATAATGAATTTTATGTTTGTCCTGTATTTAATCAAGCTATTCAAGATAAAAAACAAATAAGACCGTTTTTAGCTACCCAAATGTGGGGGTTAGGTACCCCTGAAGATTTAAATTATTATCTAAAAAATTATAAATAATATATGAAAACAGCATTAGTATTAGGAGCTGGTGGTTTTATTGGAAATCATTTAGTTACAAAATTAAAATCAGAAGGTTATTGGGTACGAGGAGTTGATTTAAAATTACCCGAATTTTCATCATCTAAAGCCGATGAATTTATTGTTGGGGATTTAAGAAACCCATCATTAGTATCTAAAGTAATGTATGCTCCAAATCAATTATCTGAACAAGATAATATAAACTCATTTGATGAAGTATATCAATTAGCAGCAGACATGGGAGGAGCCGGTTATATTTTTACTGGTGAAAATGATGCAAATGTAATGCATAGTTCAGCATTAATAAATTTAAATGTAGTACATGAAGCTGTAAAAAAATCAATTAAAAAAATATTCTATTCATCTTCAGCTTGTATGTATCCAGAACATAATCAATTAGATCCAAATAATCCAAATTGCGAAGAGTCATCTGCATATCCAGCCAACCCAGATTCTGAATATGGATGGGAAAAATTATTTAGTGAAAGATTATACTTAGCATTTAATCGGAATTATGGTTTAGATGTTCGTATTGCTCGTTTCCATAATATTTTCGGTCCTGAAAGTACATTTTATGGAGGTAAAGAAAAAGCACCAGCAGCAATATGCCGTAAAGTAGCTGATTCATTAATGGATGAAGAAATTGAAATATGGGGTGATGGTTTACAAACACGTTCATTTTTATATATTGATGAATGTTTAGAAGGTGTTCGTCGTTTAATGGATTCCCAATTTATAGATCCAGTCAATATTGGTTCTAATGAAATAATTTCTATTAATGATTTAACTAAGTTAGTTATTAAACTAGCAGGTAAACGAGCAGGAATTAAAAATATTTCTGGACCTGAAGGTGTTAGAGGAAGAAATTCAGACAATACATTAATTAAGGAAAAATTAGGATGGGAACCTACACAACCACTTTATATTGGTTTAGAAAAAACGTATAAATGGATTCAATCTCAAATGTTTTCTTAATTATATTGAAAATAAAAAGGTTATATGTTTCAATCAATCTATTACGATTATAAAGAAAAAAAATATCATTTACGTGATGATAAATTAGGATGGCAAGAATTCGAATATCAACCAACATTCTATAAACCCGATCCTAAAGGTACTTATAAAACATTATTTGGTGATCCGGTTTCTCCTACTAAAAAATATGAATCCGATTGTTATGAAACTGATGTTGATAAAGAAACACGTGTTTTAGTAGATTTATATTCAGAATCAGACGATACACCATCATATCATAATGTTGTATTTTTTGATATTGAGTGTGAAATTGCAGGTGCATTAACACCTACTACAATAATTGAAACACCTACGAAAATTACATCAATTGCTTTATATGATGCAACAACTAAACAATATTATTGTTATATTCTAGATGAAAATAAATTACTTGAAAATTATACTCAAGACGATAAAATTGTTATATCGTGTCTTTCCGAAAAAGTCCTGCTGCAACAATTCCTCGATAAATGGGAGGAAATAGATCCCACGATAATCTCGGGTTGGAATAGTGAATTCTTTGACGTAGGTTATACTTACCAACGTATTGCTAAAGTATTAGGTAAATCACAAGCTGACCGCTTATCTCCGATTCGTAAAGTTAAAGTTAATCCACAAAATACAGATTGTCCAGTTATAATTGGAGGTATTAATCATCTTGACTACATGCAATTATTTAAAAAATTTGTCATGAAGCAAGAATCATCATATAAATTAGGTGATATTGGAGAAAAATATGTTAAGTTAGGTAAAATTGAATATTATGGTTCATTAGATAAATTATTTAGAGATGATGTAACTAAATTCATTGAATATAATATTCGTGACGTTGAAATTCTAGTTAAATTAGAAGAAAAATTAAAATTTATTGACTTAACAGTTACAATTGGTCACTTATGTCATACTAAGTATGAAAATATGTACTATTCAACTGCATTAAATGATGGTGCTATTTTAACTTATTTAAAACGTAAGAATATTGTATCTCCTAATAAACCTACTACATTAAATCCAATATTAAAAGATGTTGAAGAAGAATATGCAGGTGGTTATTTAAAAGATCCTGTACCTGGTTTATATGAATGGGTTATTGACTTAGACTTTACATCACTATATCCATCAATTATTCGTTCTTTAAATATTGGTATTGAAACATTAGTTGGTCGTATTGTAAATAAAGATAAATATGATAATCAATGGTCATTAGATATATTAGAATCAATGGACCCAGATACACCAATTACTGTTGAAAAAGTATTACCTGATAGAACAACTATATTAAGAGAAACAACAGCAGGTATAATGACTAATATGGTTAAAAATGCTAATTTAATCATATCTGCTCCTGGTGTTATATTTGATAAATCAAAAGAATCTATCGTTTGTAATATATTAGAGGATTGGTTTAATAAAAGGGTTGAATATAAGGATTTAATGAAAAAAGCATTTAAAGTCGATAAAGATCCAGTTATGGGTGATTTTTATAATAGACGTCAACATGCATATAAAATTAAATTAAATGATGTTTATGGTGTGTTTGCTAAAAATTCATGGCGATACACAGATGGTCATAAAATGATATCTAAAGCCATTACATTAACTGGTCAACGACTAACTCAAGAATCTATTAAATTTGTAAATAAATGGATGAATGAACAAGTAGGTACTCAAGATGTAGATTATATTGTTACATCAGATACCGATTCATTATTTATTCAATGTAAACAATTAGCTAAAAAACGTTTTCCTGATTTAGATTTAAGCAATAGAGAAGAAACAGTTAAACATGTTTTAGAAATTGCAACTGAAGTACAGAAAGTTGCTAATGAACATCTAAATACATTAGTTGTTGATTTATTTAATTTACATGATCGTCCTCATTATTTTGAATTAAAACAAGAAGTAGTACTTGAACGAGGTTATTTTGCAGGTAAAAGACGTTATGCAATGTTTATTGTAAATAAGGAAGGTGTACCTGTTGAAGAACTAGATATTAAAGGATTAGATTTGATGAAATCAAATTTTCCACCATTATTTAGACAATTTGGTGAGTCAATATTAAATCAAATTATATTTGGTAAAGCCAAACATGAAATAGATAAACAATTACTTGACTTTAAAACTAAAGTAAATACAATCGATTGGCGTCAATTATTAAAACCAACCGGTTTAAAACAATTAAGTTCATATTTAGAATCCAAACCATGTAATGGTGAAATATTTAGTAAATTAAAAACTAAATGCCCAATCAATACTAAAGCAGCTATTCGTTATAATGACTTATTACGTTTTAAACAATTAGATAAACAATATTCTGCATTTCAAGTTGGTGATAAGATGTTAATTGCTTATTTAAAAGATAATCCATATAAAATAGATTGTATTGGTTTTAATGGTTATAATGATCCATCTCAAATTACTGATTTTATTGAAAAATATATCGATAGAGGATTATTATTTGATAATATAATGAAAAATAAAATCGAATCATTATATTCAGATATTGGTTGGGGGATGCCTATATTTAATGCAAATATTAATAAATTTTTCACTTTTAATTAAAAAATATATATTTATATACGATGAAAAAGTTATACATACTATTACTAATGCTGATGGGAGTGTCAGCGTTTGGCCAAAAACAAAAATTTATTATTATTAAAACATATAAGAACGGAGTTGCTACCGTATCTAAAGTAATTCCAATAAAACAACCTCAAACAATTAATGTTACTCAAATTAAATATGTACCACAGGTAAAGATTAAAAAATCAAAACCACAGATTGTAAAAGTTCCACAAATTGAGTATAAACTAGTAAATGTACCAACTGCTCCAACAGCATTAGATACTGTTGCTATTCTGCAACAATACTATCCAAAGAATGTACATAGAGAAGTACTAACATTAGAAGAAGGTGTTGGCAATGTTATAATTACAGATACAATTTCACATAATCGCCTAGTAAGTAGAAGATGGATTGCAGATGTAAAACCAAAAATTAAGGAACGAATTGTAGAGGTATATCGACCAAAAACAATACAATGGTATATGGGACCACATATGACTACAAACTTTACACAACCCTTCCAATCATTTGGGTTATCAATTGTTCGTAAATCATTAAATGATAATTTACTTCAATTACAAGTTGGTGGTAATGTACATGAAGGTTCTATGCGTCCAAATGCTTATATGGGAATTGGTATGCTTTTAAAGCTAAACTAAATTTCTTTATTAAATTAAGGTTATGATCGATAAACGTAAATTAGTAGATAGTATTGAAAAATATTATCTGAATGGACTGACTGAAGCAGTCAAGTTCAACATTAAAAACAATGTATTAGTTATTCCATTTTCTACAACTAATCGTGATGTAGTAGGTGAAATTGCATTACCAATTGAATTACCTGATGCTGAATTTGGTATATTTGAAACATCTCCATTATTAAAACTACTAAATATTTTAGATACTAATATTGATATTCAGTATAAAGTTACATCTAATATTGTAGAAAAATTACTAATTGAAGATAATCAGTATAAAATGATGTTTTCATTATCTGATATTTCATTAATTCCCAAAACACCTAATGTTATAGATATTGATTATCAGTTAACATATGTTATGGAACCTGATTTCGTTACTCGATTTATTGATTGTAAAAAAGCATTGGGATCCGATATTAAAACATTCACATTAGAACCACAAACTAATACTGCTCGTATTATATTAGGTGATCCATCAGGATATGCTAATAAATTAGAATTTAATATACCGGCAGTAACTGAAGGATTTCCATTTACTTCATTATTATTTCCATCAGATGTATTAAAAGAAATATTAGCAACTAATAAAAACTTTGATAATGCTGAAATGAAAGTAAATGGAGATGGATTAATGCATTTAATGTTTTCTGAAGGTGATGTAATTTCTCAATACTTTATTATGGCTTCTCAAACTTAGGTATATTTATATATATAAAGTAGGAAATCATAATTTTCTTAGTTATATTATTAGTACAAAATAAAATAAAAGTTATGTCGGAAGAAAAAAGAACATTTGGTCGTGTTAAGGGCCAAACAAAATCACAATCCATTATTTCTGATGCATTAATTGCACCATATGAAATTCAGGTAGATGAATACAGCTACACAGTAGTAGATTCAACTAAACCTACAAGTGGGTTTATGGGTAGTTTTACCGAATTATCATCTGCTGTAAATAAAATTATTCAATACCAAATCGCAAGTAAAAAACAAAATTATTCATTAAATGAATTTATTAATGAATATTCTGATACTAAAACTCAAATTAAAAATTTATTATCATTATGATCAAAGCAGTATTTGATAACATTGTAATTAAACAAGAAGATACCGAAGATAAAATGTACGGTTCTATTGTCATCCCAGATATGGGTAAAGAAATGCCTCACATCGGAATTATTGTAGATGTAGGACCAGGTCGCACTAATGATAATGGAGTATTAATTCCTACATCATTTAAAATAGGCGATAAAGTAGTTCTACCTAAAATTGGCCCTGTACGAGTAGAATATGATGGGGTAGAATATCTAGTGACAGGTGAAAGAAATGTTTTAGCTTTAATTCCAAACGAAAATGAATAAACAGATTGTATTTAATCAAGAAGCAAAGACCAGCTTATTAAAAGGTGTCAAAAAATTATCTGACGCAGTTACGGCTACATTAGGACCAAATGGTCGTAATGTAATTATTGAAAACCAAGGTGGTAATCCAACATCAACAAAAGATGGAGTTACGGTTGCAAAATCTATCTCATTAAAAGATCCAATCGAGAATGTTGGTGCTCAAATTTTAAAACAAGCAGCAATTAAAACAGCTGACTTAGCTGGTGACGGTACTACAACTACTACTTTACTTGCCTCTGAGATGGTTGAATATGGTTTTAATGCTATTAAAGCTGGTTCAAATGCAGTAGAAGTAAAACGTGGTATTGAAAAAGCAGCTAAAGAAGTTATCGATAATCTAAAAGAAATATCACAAGATATTACTTCAGATGATCAAATTCATCAAGTAGCTGTTATTTCAGCAAATGGTGATAAAGAAATTGGTACATTAATTTCTGAAGCAATGAAAGCAGTAGGTGCTGATGGGGTAGTAACTGTTGAAGAAAGTAAAATTGGTGAAACTAGTTTAGATATTGTTGAAGGTATTCAGTTTGATAAAGGTTATAAGTCGATGTATTTCGTTACAAATAATGATGCTATGACTTGTACATTGAACGATCCTAAAATTTTAATTTTTAATGGTCGTTTAACTGCCGTTAAAGATTTATTACCATTACTTGAAGGTTGTTCACAAGCAAGTTCTCCATTATTGATTATTGCAGAAGATATTGATGGTGAAGCTTTATCTACTTTATTAGTAAATAAAATGAGACAGATTTTAAAAGTATGTGCTGTTAAAGCACCTGATTTTGGAGATCGTCGTTTACATATCTTAGAAGATATTGCTGTTTTAACAGGTGGAACAGTAGTATCGCCTGAAAAAGGAATGCGTTTAGATAAATTTAATTCAGATTGGTTAGGAACTGCTCGTTTAGTTACAGTAGCTAAAGAAACAACTACAATTGTAGATGGTAAAGGTGGAAAAGAATCAATTGAGTCTCGTATTGAAGAATTAAAATCTCAAATCGATAAAGCAACTTCATTCTTTGAACGTGAAAAATTACAAGAACGTTTAGGTAAATTAACAGGTGGAGTAGCAATTATCAATATCGGTGCTCCAACTGAGGTTGAAATGAAAGAGAAAAAGGATCGGGTTGATGATGCATTACATGCAACTAAAGCAGCTTTACAAGAAGGTATTGTAGCAGGAGGTGGATCAGCATTATTACATGCTCGTAAAAAATTAGATACAGAATACGAAACAGCAAACTTAGAATTAGGTCGTCAAATTGTTCGTAAAGCCTGTTTAGCCCCATTTATTAAAATTCTAACTAATGCTGGGTACGAAGAAACAGAAACATGGATGTTAGCTAATTCAGTTGTATTATCTGAAACAACAAATGGTTATGATTTAAAATCAAAATCAATTGTTAATTTAGTTGAAAACGGTATTATTGATCCAACAAAAGTTACTCGTTTAGCATTAGAGAATGCAGTATCAGTTGCAGGTACAATACTTATTACAGAGGCAATTGTATATGAAGAGCCTGAAAAAGAAAAAAATGATAATTCAGCAATGAATTATGGACCAGGAATGTATGAATAAGGAGCAATTTATTTATTGGCTTAAAGGTTTTGTTAAAGCAGTTAATGAAGAAGGACCAACACCGAAGCAATGGGAAACCATTGTTTCGGAATTGGATAAAATTAAAGACTGTCCTGATTTTGGTTCACCTATTGGTGAAGGTGGATGGGTTGTTCCTGATACTGCACCAAATTGGCAACGCCCACATTATGTAAATCCATATAAAGCAGGTAAAACAGACACTAAAGTAACTTATGGTAGTGGTACTACTAGTGGTAGTGGTGTTATTGTAACAGATGATTTCATACAGAATTTAAGTGTAACAAGAGCGCAACCACCATTTACTTTAACAACAACTTCAACCGCATATGGGCATGTAAGTGGAAGTACTGTAAATTATACGGCTAATCAATTAGAATTAGATTTAGAGTAAAAGATTGTAGCGTGGCGAAATTGGCAGACGCACCCTCCTGTCTCGGGGGCGAGGATAACAAAATAAAGTAAGGATAATGGGTTGACCACAAGCTAGCAATGTCCTTAACCTAATTGCCTCTTGGTGGTTCGACTCCACCCACTACAGCAGACGCTAGTGCGCGACTAGATCGAAGACACCACCGGCATACCGTAAGATCTGCTCGCTTAGGAATTGGGCCAAATCGTTGGTTGGATAGGATGGAGGCAATCCTAGTGTTAAACCTCTAATTTTGGACTTGTAGCTCAGTAGGTTAGTAGCAACTGACTCATAATCAGTAGGTCGTAGGTTCGATCCCTACCTGGTCCACTTAAAATAAATGTTATGACAGTAAAGACAGTAAAATTACAATTAGAACGCGCTTTAGAAGAAAACGCTTTACTAAAAGAAAAGATCGCTATATTAGAAGATACGATTGATAAATTAAAATTTCTTAATCATATTCATGAAAAATATAATATACCAGGTAATTAATTATGCAACATACTCTTTGGACTGAAAAGTACCGTTCACAAACATTAGATCAATATATTGGTAATTCAGAATTAAAAACTACAATCGGTAGTTGGATTACTAAAAATGATATTCCTCATTTATTATTATATGGTAAAGCAGGTACTGGTAAAACAACACTCGCTAAATTAATCACTCAAAATATTGATTGTGATATGATGTATATTAATGCATCGGATGAAAATGGTATTGATACGATTCGTGATAAAGTAAAATCATTCGCCTCTACATCTACATTCAGACCACTAAAAGTAGTTATATTAGATGAATCAGATTATTTAACTATTAACGCTCAAGCATCATTACGTAATGTAATTGAAACGTTTTCTGCTAAAACACGTTTTATTCTAACATGTAACTACGTTGAGCGTATTATTGAACCATTACAATCTAGATGCCAGGCGTTTAAAATCGAAACGCTATCTAAACCATCGATTGCTCGTCATTTAGCAGGTATATTGGATGCAGAAAACATCGAATACAAACCGTCTGAATTAGCTGGAATTATTAATCCATACTACCCAGATATCCGTAAAATTATTAATGTAACCCAACAACACACTATTGATGGCAAATTAGTAATTACTAAAATTGATACTAAATTCGATATATCAGATGTAGTTTCGTTAATCCAAGGTAAAGACGCATTCAAATCAGTTAGACAATACTTAGTAGATAATAACATATCTGACTTTGAACCAATGTATAGAGCGTTATATGATGAATTAGGAAAAGATAATGGCTTAATTACAATGACGTTAGCTGAATATCAATTCAAACACGCTACAGTCGTGGATAAAGAAATCAATTTTATGGCGTGTATCGCCTCAATCATAAACATAATTAAATAATGAAAAATTTAATTAAAGTAACTATTTTATTTGCATTATTAACTCAAATCAGCCACGCATCCTATATATATTATACTTTATCAAATGGTGGATTATTTGAACAAATAATGTCTTGGATATTTGCTATTTCTTTAGAAACTAGTATATTCATCTTTACTATGGCTGGTAGAAGAAATACAGCTATATTCTTTGGCTTAATTTCATGGTCAATTAATATTTTATCTTATTGGTTTGAAATTGGATTTACTCAAAAGTTTGTAGCAATGAACGTTGTCTCTGTTATTATTCCAATAACTATATTCTTTTACTCTGAATTAATTAAAAATGAAAAACGAGTATATATAAAAAAAGTAATAAAAAATAATAGAAAAAAATAATATGAATCAACAACAAATGAATGTTAATCTCGAAGATACTACGGAGATTACATGTGAGAAATGTAGTAGTAACATATTTAATCAAGGAGTAATGTTACGTGGTATTTCACGTTTTATTACCGGAACTCAACAAGATGGAGTAATGCCTATTCCTGTTTTTGCTTGTGCTAAATGCGGTCATGTAAATGCTCAATTTTTACCTAGAACAAAACCCGCTGATGAAGCACCATCAGTTGAAGATGTAACTCCTAAAAAATCACCATTTAGTATTGTTCGATAATGAATGAATTTTTTAAATTATTAAATTACTTATCATACGATAAAGTACCTTATAGCAAATTAACTGATACTGAAATTAAAAGTATTAATGTTTATATGCTACATAGGTACTTATCTATGAGTTCTGAGTATTGTATTTTAGTAAATGAAGTGCAAGCCATTCCTGATTTAAATGCAGAACAAGTATATAATATTTATTTATCATTATTACCTAAATCTAAAAAGTATTTCAAATATACTAAAGCAGCTTCTAATAAAATTGACAAAGACAAAGTTTCTAAGTTATCTTTATTATTACAAGTGTCGCAACGAGAAGCAAATGATTATCTTGCTTTATTAAGCAACGATCAATTTAAAGACATATTAAACAGTTATGGCCAAAACGACTCCACTCCTAGTAAGAGAAATACAAAAAAGACCAATAAAGGAAATAAATTATCAGTTTGATAAAACTATTTCATATTCTCAATTTTCAATATATTCGAAATGTCCTCATCGTTGGGCTTTAGAATACAGGGATGGAAGACAAAAATATCAAGCATCTATGGCTGCTGTTTTCGGAACTGCAGTACACGTAGCAATGCAACATTATATTCAAACAATGTTTGATGAATCAGGAGCGGCTGCTGATAGAGTAGATATTGAAGGTTTCTTTCAAAATGCATTTTCTGAAGAGTATAAAAAAACATTAAACAGTAATAATGGAATCCATTTCTCATCTGCTTTAGAAATGAGAGAGTATTATGAAGATGGATTAGCTATTTTAGATTACTTCAAAAAGAATAAATCAGAATATTTTGGTACCCGTAAGTGGGATTTGGTAGGTATTGAAATGCCATTAGTACAAAAAATTAATCCTAAATATCCAAATATATATTTAAAAGGTTATATCGATTTTGTTTTATATAATGAAAATACAAATAAAATAAAAATATTTGATATTAAAACATCTAAGATGGGATGGAAGGATAAAGAGAAGAAAGACGAAACTAAAATGCAGCAAATTATTATTTATAAAGAATTCTTTGCTCGTCAATACGGAATCGATCCTGAAAATATAGATGTTGAATTCTTTGTTGTAAAACGTAAGTTGTATGAAAATTTAGATTTTCCTCAAAAACGTATCCAAATTGTTGAACCCGCATCAGGTAAAGGTAAACGAAATAAAGCAGTTAATCATATTGAGTTATTTATTGAGAGTGCTTTTAATTCTGATGGAAGTTACAAACAAGGTAATTTTATTAAAAATGTATCTAAAGAATCATGTCAATGGTGCCCTTTTAAAGACAGTAAAGAACTTTGTGATAAAGATTTGTCTCTCATATCTTAGCATATATTTATATACGAATATAAAAATATATCACTATGGGAAAAAATAAAGATTTAATATTAACAAGTGTAAAGGTACACGGAGATATTTTCGAAGAATTTAAAATGGCATCGATTAAGAATAAATTTCTTTTTCAAAAACTAGTAAATAGAGCAATGCATCTTTATTTAAATAGTGATGAATTTAGAAACCAAATTCATAATCATAATGCTCTAGTAATGTCTGGAAGTTTATAAATTTAAAAAATAAGTTATGTCAAATTACATTCCTAAAGAACAAAGGAAAAAAATTCTATTAATGGGTGATGATATCAGATTTACCTCAGGTATAGCTACTATGTCTAAAGAAATCGTTATCGGTACCTCTCATCAATATAATTGGGTTAACATTGGAGGTGCTATTGATCATCCAGAAAAAGGACAACGAATTGATGTTTCATCTGATACTAACAAATTAGCTGGTATTGAAGATGCATCAGTAACTGTTTATCCTACAGATGGTTATGGTTCTATTGAATTTGTTCGTCAAATTATCCAAATTGAAAAACCAGATGCAATCATGTTATTTACTGATCCACGTTATTGGGTTTGGTTATGGCAACATGAGCGTGAAATTAGACAATTAGTTCCAATTGTTTATTTAAATATCTGGGATGATTTACCTTATCCACTTTACAATAAAACATTTTATGAATCGTGTGATACATTATTAGCGATTTCAAAACAAACTGAAAACATTAATAGGGTTGTTTTGGGTGATAAAGCTAAAAATAAAACTATCAAATATGTTCCTCACGGGATTAATGAGAAAACGTTTTATCCATTAGATAAAACAACTGATGATTTTAAAGAATTTAAAAGTCAAGTATTAAAGAATCAAGATAAAGATTTTATAGTATTTTATAACGCTCGTAATCTAAGACGTAAATCAACATCAGATTTAATTTTAGCATTTAAAACATTTATTGATACATTACCTAAACAACAAGCTGATAAATGTAGTTTAATTCTACATACAGATCCAGTAGATGATAATGGTACTGATTTAAATAAAGTAGTTGAAATGTTATTTGGTAAAAAACAAAATAATATCTATTTTTCAAATCAGAAAGTAGCACCGGATGTGTTAAATAAGTATTATAATTTAGCTGATATTACTTGTTTGATTTCATCTAATGAAGGGTGGGGTTTAGCATTAACTGAATCAATGATGGCAGGTACTCCAATACTTGCTAATGTAACAGGTGGAATGCAAGATCAAATGCGTTTTGAAGATGAGAATGGTGAGTGGATTAAATTTACAGAAGCATTTGGTTCAAACCATTTAGGTAAATATAAAAAACATGGTAAATTTGCATTTCCTGTCTTTCCAAGTAATGTTTCATTAATTGGTTCTCCTCCAACACCTTATATCTTTGATGATAGATGTGATTTTAGAGATGTAGCTAATCAATTAGCATCAGCATATACTTTAAAAATGGAAGATGCTAATGAATATAATAAATTAGGAGATACAGCTCGTGAATGGGTTACATCAGACGAATCAATGATGTCTGCTCGTAAAATGTGTGAAAATGTTATAGAAGGATTTGAAGAAACATTTAAAAAATGGACTCCAAGATCAGCATTTGATTTTTATAAAATTGAAGATTTAGAAGAAAATTATTTAAAACATCCAGTAGCAGAAAATGAATAAACCGTTATGTATAGTTAGCTCACCTGTAGATACATTCTCAGGATATGGAGCGCGTTCAAGAGATTTTATTAAAGCTTTAATTGAAGCTAAAGGTGATGAGTGGGATATTAAATTATTATCTCAACGTTGGGGAAGTACTCGTTTCGGGTTTTTAAATTCTGAAATTGATGAAGAAAAAGATTTACTAGATCGAATTATTCCTCAAATAAAACAACAACCAGATGTATGGTTTCAAATTACAGTTCCAAATGAATTTCAAAAAGTAGGTAAACACTTAAGTATTGGAGTAACAGCAGGTATTGAAACAACAATTTGTGATCCAACATGGGTTGAAGGATGTAATCGAATGGATATGGTTATGGTTTCTAGTAAACATGCTAAATCAGTATTTGAAAATTCTAAATTCGAACAAAAAGATCAAAATACTAATCAAGTAGTAGGATTAGTAGAATTAAAGACACCAATTGAAGTATTATTTGAAGGTGTTGATGTTGAAAAATATTTTAAAACTACTCTACCTATTACTGACTTAACAAAATCATTAAGTAGTATTAAAGAAGATTTTGCATTTTTATTTGTTGGACATTGGTTACAAGGTGATTTTGGTGAAGATAGAAAAAACGTTTGGTATACAATTAAAGCATTTTTAGAAGTATTTAAAGGTAAAACAAATCCACCTGCTTTAATCTTAAAAACAAATTCAGCTACTACATCGTTATTAGATAGAGATGAGATTTTAAATAAAATAGAAATTCTCCGTAAATCAGTTAATGGTCGTTTACCTAATATTTATTTAATTCATGGTGATTTAGAGGATGAAGATATGAATGATCTATACAATCACTCAAAAGTAAAAGCAATGATATCGTTTACTAAAGGTGAAGGATTCGGTCGTCCGTTACTTGAATTCACAACATCTGAAAAACCAATTATTGCTTCTGGTTGGTCGGGTCATATTGATTTCTTAGATAAAGAATCATCATTATTGATTGGAGGAGAATTACAACCCGTTCATAAATCAACTAATATGCCTACTATGTTATTAGAAAGTGCTCAATGGTTTAAACCAGATGATGCTCAAGTAGGATTTGCTTTAAAAGATATGTTTGAAAATTATAAAAAATATCTACCTGGAGCTAAAAAACAAGCTAGTATAACTAATAGAAACTTCACAATTAAAACAATGACTGAATTATTGGGTGTTATATTAGAAGAAAAAACTAATCCAATTCCAAAATTTATACCATTAGAATTACCAAAATTAAAACTACCAACACTTAAAAAAGCATAATAATGGAAGAAAAACTAAATGATTGTCCTGTTTGTGAAGATCAAAATTGTGTATTTGAAACTAAAATAGGAGGAGTAACTACTTGGATTTGTGAAAGTTGTGGGTATCAAACTAATGAAGGATTAGTTGAAGGAAGTGATGTAGAAAAATCAATTTATGAATCCCAACCTGAATTATTTAAAGATTTAAAAATTACAGATAAAAGTAATTTTGTTTGGTATCCAACTGTCTTAAATGAACAAAATAAAGCTATGTTATTTCCAGATGGTAAAAGTATTGAAGAGTGGGGATGGAGAGTAGCTAAATATGTTCCTATAAATTCAAATGATAAAGTAATTGTAGGTCAAACTCATAAATTGGATATGATTAACTCAACAGTATTTCCTCCATTAATGTTTTCGGCTGCATTATATTTGTATTCAACATTTTTAAGAGACGATAATGAAGTTTAGTTTTGCTATTCCGGTTTGTAATGAATTAAATGAATTACAAGCATTAGTAAATAATATCTTAGATTATAAACAAGAACAGGATGAGATAATCATCCTGTTTGATCAAGATAATGGTACTCCTGAAGTTAAAGATTATTTAAAATTATTAACCGAATATTCTACAGATATTGATTGGTATGCAACTTCACTAAATAATGATTTTGCTTCATTTAAAAACAATTTCCTAAAATATTGTACCGGCGATTACATTGTTCAAATTGATGCTGATGAATTACCATCTAAAGAATTTTGGGCATATCTACCAGCTATATTTGAATCTAATCGTGGGTTAGCTGAATCATTTTATATTGCACGACGTAATACAGTTGACGGATTAACTCAAGAGCATATCGATAAATGGGGGTGGAAAGTTCAAAAAATTGATAATAAAGATTTGATTAATTTTCCTGATTGGCAGCATCGTATCTTCAAAAACAATGGTAAAATAAAATGGAAAAACAAAGTACATGAAGTACTTGAAGGACATAAAACTCTTTCATATATTCCAGCTGAATTATTTTTATGGCATCATAAAGATATTAAACGTCAAGAAAAACAAAACGCATATTACGATACATTATAATGATTGATAATTTAAATCATCCTGAAGTAATTAGATATTTAAATAGCGAAATAAAACGCTATCATATAATTAATTATTTAATTGAAAAATATAATTTAGTTAATTATTTAGAAATAGGAGTATTCAAAGGAGAAAATATTCGAGAAGTTAAAGCTAAACATAAAGATGGAGTCGATCCATCAGTTGAGCATTTTGTAGCTCCCGAAACAAATTATCCTATAACATCAGATGAATTCTTTGATTTAATTAAAGGGCATGATATTAAATACGATATTATATTCATTGATGGATTACATCATTCTGAACAAGTAAAAAAAGATATTAAAAATGCGCTAGATCACATTATTGATGGTGGGTTTATATTATTGCATGATTGTAATCCAACTAGTTATGAAGCGCAAGACGTTCCACGTAGAACAATTGCTTGGAATGGTGATGTATGGAAAGCATTTGTAAGTTTTAAACAACTGTATCCTAATATGAAATCATGTGTTGTAGATACTGATTTTGGTGTAGGAGTAATTCAAGTTAATAATAATATGCAACCTGAATTAGAAAATGTTGATTTTGAATATACTTATTTTGTTAACAACAAAAAAGAATTACTTAATTTAATTACATTCGATGAATTTAAAGCAAATTATTAATAAAGCAGCTTACGGAACAATAGGTTATGTAGGTGTAGAAAATGATTTAATTAAAATCGATAAATACTTTGCTTATAATAGAGATGTAATAGATCAATATGCTCAAATTATAATTGCAACTAACTTCGATAATGAAGCATTTATTGATATTCATAATGCAATGTGTAAGCATCATTTTCCAAATTGTGTATTATTAAATTCCACAAATAATAGAGGTCATAATTTTGGAACTGCTGATTTAGATAATTTAATATTTAATTATTGTAAAGAAAATAATATTGAATGGTTATGTAAATCATCTAATGATGTTATTATTCATATTGAGCTATTAGATAAAGAAGTAGATGAAGCTGATTTTTATTATTTTAATGGAATTGGTTATGGAGGATTACTTAATTATGATTTTGACTTTGATAAAGTAATTAAAGAAGATTTTTATCCTCAAACTAATTTTTATTTTATTAATGTATCAAAAACAGATTATCTAAATGATGCTTATTATATTGATGAAACATATGATTATGTTAAATCGTTAGATGAGTATAATGGACGAATTTGGGAATATATAGAAGGATGGAGTTGTGAAAAGTTTTTAGCTGATTGTGTTGAAAGAAATAATTTAAAAAAAGAACATCTATTAACTACAACAACATATATTTCTTTATTAAATTTTATTAAAGATAATATGTTTCATGATCCAAGTCATAAAAATATAATGATGGAGAATGTATGTCATATGCATTTTCCTCAATTTCAAATTATTTACATATGAAAATAAAAATAGCAATAGCTAGTAATATAAATTTCTATCAGAAATCACTCCCAATAATTCTTCCCTCATTAATTGAAAATGGAATTGAATCTGAAGATATTCATGTGTTTATAGCTGGTTTTGGTTATGAAGGAAAACAAAATAATGACGGTATTACTTATTATCAATTAGAACATAACTCATATGAATATAGTCCTTTAATTGAAATAGTAGATAAACAATTAGAAGCTGATTATTGGTTTTTAATTCATGATACTTGTAAAATAGGACCTAAATTTAAAGAATTAATTTATAATATTCCTGAAGATAGGCCTGAAAAAGTTGCTATGCGACTTACCCCATCAATGTCTATTGGTTCATATAGATATGATTATTTATTATCTTGTAAAGACAAATTGATGGGTATTCGAAATACAGATTTATCAGTTGAATCATTAAAACGATGGAAATATTGGGGAGTGAGCGCAGAAGATTATATATTATGGCAAACAGAACCATCTCCCGCAATTTATAATGGAAATGATAAAGATGGTGAATGGAGTTTAGTTGATTGGGATAATTGGTTTGGTACTGATGTACAACGTCGAACAGAATATTACCCATCATTAGATTTATATAAAAATAAATCAAATTGGGGTCAAAGTACAGGTTTAGATATGGTTATAAACGTATGAGAATAGCAATTGTAGGTGGTGGTTGGGTTGGATGTCATCTAGCTCGTAAATTAATGAAAAATAATGATATAACGTTATTTGAAAAAGATGAATTGTTTAAAGCAACATCATATTCTAATCAGAATCGTCTTCATTTAGGTTATCATTATGCTCGAAATTCTAGAACTAGGAATTTATGTCAAGATACATTTCCTCAGTTTATGGATGATTATAAAATGTTAACTAGTGAAGTTGAAAATAATTTATATTGTGTTGCCGACGATTCATTATTAGATTACTATACATTCAGAAAAATATTTGATGAACCGCAACATCATAAAAATCAATTCTCTGAATTTGAACATGTTGAAGGAATCATAAAAACTGAAGAACGATATATTGATTTTGAATTAGCTAATCTTTACTTTAACAAAATACTAAAAGACATTATTGTTAAGAAAACAATAACTGATATTAAAGCATTATCTAAAGAATATGATTTAGTAATTAATGCTACTAATAATCAATTAAATCAAATTGATAATACATTCTATGAATTAACATTATCATTATTATATAAGAAAATACAACCAACATCATTTGGTGCTCTTACTTTAGTTGATGGTAATTTCTTTTCAATTTATCCGTATAAAGATAAATTATACACAGTAACAGATGTAGAACATACACCTTTATTTACTACTAATGATATTAATGAATTAAATAATTATAAATTCAATAACGTTTTAGAAAAACAAAAATTAATTGAAGATAAAATTAAATATTATTATCCTGAATTTTTAGAACATTTTACTTATAATGATTATTTTCTATCAGTTAAATCAAAAATAAAAAGTAATTCAGCAAACAGATACCCTGTAGTAAAAGTAGAAAATAATATAATAAATTGCTTTACAGGTAAAATACAAGGAATATACATTATAGAAAAACAAATAGATGAAATTATTAATTGGCAATACGGGCTTAGTGGGACAGACAATCAAACAGTTCGAAACGTTTGATTATGAGTTCAATAGTAAAAATTTATATACATTTGAGCATTTAGCTAAAGATGGTGATGAATTATTTTTAACTTGTCTACCCGCAACAAAATGGATGGTTAATAAAAACTTAACTGCAGATATCCAAAACATTAATAATATTATTAGTATTATATCTCAATTTCAATATTCAAAAATAACATTAATTTCAACTATTGATGTTTATAATGACTCACCATTATTATCTAATGAAACTTATAATCCAAACATTAGTAAATTAAGTTATGGTAATAATCGTTATTTATTTGAGTTAATGGTTAGGGAAATGGTTAAATGCGATGATTTAAAAATATTTAGATTACCAGCATTATTTAATTCATTAATAAAGAAAAATGTAATATATGATTTAATTCATAATAATAATGTAGATCAAATAAACCAAAATTCATACTACCAATGGTATAATTTAGATAACTTACATAATGATATAAATTCATTTTCAACTCAATACCCTAATGAATCTTCATTTAATTTATTTACTGAACCAATATACACATCAGATATTGTTGAATTATTTCCTGAACATATGGATAAAGTTCAAAATGGAAGTAAAGTAACATATGATTACCATACTAAATTTGGTGGTTACATTTCAAATAAAAATAAAGTATTAAACGAAATTAAACAATTTATCAATGAATTTAGCATTAAGTAATTTTGCTTGGGATAGATACCATGCTGGAGATATATTTAACTGTTTAAGAAAAAATAATATTACTCAAGTTGAAACTATTCTAACTAAACTCAAAGATTGGGATAAATTAACTTATATTGATTTAATGAATTATAAAATTGCATTAGATGATTATAATCTTAAATCTTATTCTATTCAGTCTTTATTTTATGGAGTTGATTGTAAGATAACTGATGTTGATGTTGTTGTAAATCATTTTAAACGAGTAATTAATTGTGCTGTTACATTGGGTTCTAAGATACTTGTATTTGGTTCACCTAGTTTAAGACAAAAACATGAAGGGTGGGAAGATACACTTGTAAATATATTCACTCAAGTAGATAAGTTATTAGAAGGTAAAGATATTAAAGTTGTAATTGAACCTAACGCTTCTGTATATAATGGTCAATTCTTTCATAATATTGATGAGATAGTTAATTTTATTAAAGAAAATAACTTAATTAATATAAGAACAATGGTTGATACTCATAATTCTATTCTTGAAAAAAGAAATCCAATAAGTGATTTTCTTGATTATATTGACTATATAGAACATATTCATATTTCGGAACCTAAATTAATTCCTATTGTTGATAAATCTCTTCATTTAGGATGGGCAAATATGATCAAAAATAGTAAATATGATAAAACAATAACATACGAAGTATTAGAACATAATAATATTTTAGATAGTATCAAAACATTTGCTCAAATATATAACAAATGAAAATAATTTATAGAATATCAGATTCAGGTTATAATAAAGTAAAACCTAAATACATCAATAATAGAAATTGTTTATGGAATGCAGTTAATGTGTTTAAGGATGCTGATTGGCATATTATTGCTGATAACGTATCTGAAAAAACAAATAATATGTTGTTTCAATATATTGATAATTTAGATGTAATTGAATATGTTTCAGTTGGACATGGTGCGGGTACATTTAATTTAGCATTAGATAAAGCATTAACGTTTGATGATAATGAAATAGTTTATTTCTGTGAAAATGATTATTTACATAAACCAGGCTCACAAAAAATAATTGAAGAAGGATTAAATGAAATCGGAGCAGATTTTGTTTCATTATATGATCATCCAGATAAATATATTGATGGAGCGAATCCATATGTACAAGGTGGAGGTGAAATGACTCGTGTTATGTTATCTACATCATCACATTGGAAAGTAACTAACTCAACAACGATGACATTCGCGGCTAAAGTGAAGACACTTCGTAAGGTGGAAAATGTATTGCGTGAATATACTCAAGGCAGTTATCCACGTGATTTCGACATGTTTATTTCATTATATAATTCAGCTCATTACTTAATTACTCCAATACCAGGATATTCAACTCACGGCGAAACAGCTTGGTTAACACCTTTAATCGATTGGTCAAAAATATGATATCAGTTATAATTCCAACTTACAGAGAACCAGAAGTACTTGATTTATGTTTAAGATCAGCTATTGAAGGTCAAACAAATAAAAACGAAATTATCGTTGTTGTAGATGGATTCTACGAGGAAAACAAAGAAGTATTATATAAATACCAAGATAATATTTCAGTACTTGATTTAAAACAAAATGTAGGATTAGCCCGAGCAACTAATTTAGGAGTATATAATGCATCAAATGAATTGATTTTAATTGTAAATGATGATAATGTATTTCCTGCTGATTGGGACACACGTTTAGAATCACAATACCAACCAGGTGCTGTTTATGCTCCAAATCAAATTGAGCCAATCCCAAGTATATTCTCACAATTCAAAATAAAAAACTTTGGACGTACACCTGATACATTTGATTTAGAAGCATTTAGAGTATTTGAAGTTAGTTCATCTAAAATGGTAACTGATATAAATGGATCTACTTTACCTATATTCATGTCTAAGCAAGACTATTTAAAAGTAGGTGGATGGGACGAATCATATCCAGGTGGGTGGGTTGTTGATTGTGAATTCTTTATGAAATGTAATTTAAATGGAATTGGAAGTATTCGTTTATATAATGTTGCTTTCTATCATTTCGTTTCAATAGGTACCAAATCAGGAGAAAGAAGTCAAGAATCATACAGACAAGAACATGAATGTCATTATTACTTTAAATATAAATGGGGTGATTATATGAAACGTAATCCTCAAACCAATCAAGTATTTGTCTAAACAAAATTTCCTTAATATATTTAAATTATGAATAAAGTTTTAATACAATACGCACTCGTAGCAGTTTTACTTTCATTTGGAGTATTTACATTGATTAATTATGATGTTGCTCTAGTTGATTGGACTCCAACATCTAAATTTGGATGGGTATTATTGACTGCATTTATTTATCATAACACAACTAAACAACATAGAGAAGAATAATATGTTTTACTATTTAATGGTTGCATTTTTAATTTTTATCGGTTTATTAGCTCATATATTAATTACTGGTATGACTGATTCATTACTAGAAGATTGTGATAGTACTGGATGGTATAAATCAAAATATAAAAGGTATTTACTAATACCAGGAGTAGCTGAATTAGCATTTATATTATTCTTTTTAGTGTTTTTTGGAGCTGTTATTTATGCGTATATTATTTACTTTTTTGAAGATTAATTTTTTAACCAAACCCAAATAATTATGTTTATTGCAATTTTAGTGTTGTTAGGTATTGCTGGTGCCATCTGGTACTTTGCTCGTCAGCAAACGCAAACCGTTAATCTCTCTCATGGAGATGTTACTGCTTCTAATCCTTCATTTGAAGAAGCAGAATTAAAGCAAGTTCAAGAAGATGCTTTAAAAACAGTTAAAGAATCAACTAAAAAAGTTAAAACAATGATCGAAAAAATCGATAATGTATTAACTAATACTGTTGAAGCTTCAATTCCTCAAGAGGTGGCTAATGAGTTATCATCTATTGAAAAATTACAAGATGAATTAGCTAATGCTCAAGCAGCAGTATCTACTCCATCAGCAATAGAAGAAACCGCTCCAAAGCCACCTAAGAAGAAACGTCGTTACTATCCTAAAAAGAAGTAATAACACACAATTAAAGTTAAAGGTCCTAATTTCTAGGACCTTTCTTTATTATATTTATATTAAACAAATAAATAAAAATGATAAATTTATTAGAAGATGAAATCAAAGCTATATTAGAGGTAGATAGTGAAGAAATACCTACTGATACTCAACCAGCTGTTGATATGACTCCCCCAGAGTCACCTGAATCGGGTCTTAAAATGATACTCGATGTAAATAAAAACCCAACTAAGAAGGGTATTAAAATTCAATTTATTGTTCCTCAAGGCACAGACGAGGCTAAAAAGGAAGAAATTACCCAAAAATTAAAAACTAAATTAAATAAAGGATTAGCTGATATGGGATTATCAGTTGATACTGATTTAGACGTGCCATATCAGAATGTAGTTGGATTCTTAATCCGATTAGAGAGCTTTAAATTATTCATTAAGAACATTTTAAATCCTAATACAGATGGCAAAGAGACAAATACCGAACCTACAGTTTAATATAAACGGAGACGGTGAACCAGATTACTCAGTAATTGGAGAAAATGAAGTAATACAAGATATTGTTTATTCTCAAACAGTATGGGGGATTAGAGAAGCTATTAAGCGTAAATTAAAACACGCTAAAATAATAGAAATCAACTCAACTGGACAATACTTAACAGTAGACAAACAAGATTTTGAGTCAGCACTCAATAAATCAATTTCATACTATGAAAAGTTTGAAGATTATGAAACGTGTGCTGAAATTGTTAAATTAAAAGAAAAGTTATGAACGTAGATAAAGAGATTGAGGGAATTCAAAACCAAATTAATGGCCTTATTGGTACTAACACTAAAATAGTACGCCGTAAGAAAAATAATGAAGATATCAAACATGAATTATTTATCAACATTATTACTCAAATTGAATTAGTAATCAATCGTTCTACATTAGTACATTCAGACTTTAAAATTGATTTGACTGATTATGATGAGTTATATTTACAAATTATTGATAACTTAATTTATTTATCATTCGGTACTAAAGCAGCCGAATTAATTATCCACTATTGCTATGATCGTATTGAAATGGATGGTTCTATTCCTTACATTGACGAACATGGGACTGAACGTGAAATATCGAATCCAGAACAGTTGTGGCAAGCAGTGAAAAAATTGTTATAATATGCCGAGTGCAAAACCGCTTACTAAGCAAGATTTATTGCGGGCGATGCAGTATACAAAATCAATTCGTGCTGCCGCTAATTACTTGGGGTGTAGTTATCAACATGTTAAACCATATTTTAAATTATATAGGATAGATGATAACAATCCTAATTCTCCGACTTTGTTTGAAGTACATTATAACCAAGTGGGAAAAGGCATCCCTAAGTTTTTACCTCAAACTAAGAAGGACCCTACCGTCAAGCATATTCTCGAAGGTGGAGATGGTTGGCAGAGTTTTACGCCTGAGAAAATCAAAATCAGAGCTATTAATGAAGGATTCTTAAGAGAATGTTGTGACAAATGTGATTTTTCAGAACGTCGTGTAATTGATTATAAAGTACCTTTATTACTTAACTTCAGAAATAATAATAAATCAGATTATAGATTAGAAAATTTACAATTGTTATGTTATAATTGCTATTTCTTATATGTAGGTGATGTGCTTACTAATTCTCAAATACGCTCAGTTGAATCAAATCAAGAAGTTAAAAGTAAAGACTTTGACTGGCAATTAGATGATAAACAAATTGCAAATATGAAATCATTAGGACTGTGGGATGAAGAAGCAGATGAAGATAGTTTAATTGCTAAATTGTAAAATTTCTTACTTATATTAATTAAAATAAAACAAAATAAATATGGCTCAGTATTTCACAGTAAAAGCTGTTTTCGAAGTAGAAGACGCAAAAGGTAAAATTAAAAAACAAACGGAAAATTATTTAGTTGATGCAATGTCAGTTACAGAAGCTGAAGCACGTATTACAGAATATTTAGCTGAACGTGGTGAGAATGATTTTGAAATTAAATCAGCATCTAAATCAACTATTGTTTCCGTGATTGAAGCATAATATTTATTAGTAATGAAAGAACAAGATGAATTCGAGCCGCTTATAATTAAAGGAGGTAAGTTTGGCACACCCGGACCTGAATACAGGTTAGAGATTGCTAAGCAAACTGTTAAAGCGGTCGAATTTGCTTGTAATCATAAGATAAAATATGTTATTGCTTGTATTATATTATCACCAACAATAGGAGGTATGAATATGGCTACATCATTAGCAATGGATGATACTGATTATTTAGAGAATTTAGATGGTTGTTTACCAACATTAGAAGAAGCAGAAGAGTATGAATATTGTGCTAAGATTATTAAATTAAAGGAATTAGTACCAACAATTAAATTTACTCGTAAAAAACTTAAAAAATCAATTGTAGATGCAATCACAGACTTATAAACCACGCGATCCTAAAACACCACTCAATATTGATATTGATAACATCGCTTATAACGAAACATATGAGGAGGATTTAGAATATTATGGATTAGAAGAAATTATTGATCCATTAAATGAATTAGAGGGTGATAAATGGGAAATAATTTGGGCTGACGAAGATTTATTAGATGAAGATGATGATTATGAGGAATTTCCAGAAGATCTATTCGCTGATGAAAATGTAAGCGACTTTGTAGATTAATCATGAATGCTCAAGAAATAAAATCGGCACAACGTCAAATGTTAATTAAAGCACTTGCTGATCTATATGAGCAGTGTGAGGATGATACATTATCTACATTGACATTAGAAATAAACTACAACCCATATAATATGGGGCATAAAATAAAAACAACACATCATACAATAAGTTATGCAGAACGATATCCAAACTCCAATAACAGAGAGCCTAATTCGTGAAGTACTTACTTCATACGACAGATATAGAGGAAAATATAAATTAAATACTCTGTTAATGATGACGCCTGATGATATTATTAAGCAGATAGCTGAGGATTTAAAAAAAGAACATGCTAAAGATAAAAGATAAACATTTCGAACCACTAATACCTAAACAAAAGCTAAATGCTATGATTAAGGCATTAGCAATGGAAATAATACATGACCAAAATTATAATCCGGTATTAGTTATAGTATTAAAAGGAGCAGGTATATTTGGAGCACATTTAGCTGAACAATTATATCCATTAAGCCCCGAATTAGAATTCGTTAGATTATCATCATATGATGGTACTGAATCAATAGGTACTGTAAAACAAGTTCTTGGAATATCCCGCGACCTCTATAAACGTAATATAATTATAGTCGAGGACATTGTTGAGACAGGCTTAACAATGGTTGAATTAAAAGACTATCTAATTAATGAGAAGCAAGTTAACAGCGTTAAAATATGTTCTTTATTTACACGCCCCAAGAATTACAAGACTAATGTGGTTGTTGATTACGTAGGAATGGAATTAACCGATGATGAATTTATTATTGGTTTTGGATTAGACTACGATGAACAAGGACGTTGTTTAGACGAAATATATAAACTAAAAGAATAAAGTTATGAGCACAATTTTCCCTTGGATTATTTCATTTGCTGTAGTAGTAAGTTTAGCAGTTATTGCTTTAATAGTAGATCAAATTACTAAAAAACGCTAATGAAAATATTATATGCCTTCAACGGCACCGGTTATGGACATGCATCGCGAGCGATGTCAATATTACCTTTATTACAACACCATGAAGTTGATATAATGGTATCAGGTGAAATGAATCCAATCGATATTGGACAAAAAATTAAATATCGTTTTAAAGGATTTACATTTGCTTATAGTAATGGTAAATTAGATTATTGGAAAACATTCAGACAACTAAATATATTTCAATTCATCAAAGATGTATGTTCATTATCTGTTGAACAATATGACTTAGTTATATCTGATTTTGAACCAATATCAGCATATGCTGCTAAACTACGAGTTGTTAAGTCGTTATCATTATCTCATCACGCTGCATTCCTGTCTAAAAATACTCCACGGTCATATGAAATAGATCATATGGCTGAATGGGTATTAAAGAATTATGCTCCGTGTAAGTATAATATTGGATTCCATTTTAATAAGTATGATGACTTTATATTATCACCTCATATTAGGAGTGTTATACGTGATAATAAAGATAAAGCTGAACGTAAAGATTATATATTAGTTTACTTATCAGCATATAAAGTAGAAGACTTAGTTAATGTATTTAGTAAATATAAGGATTTTAAATTTGTGATATTCTCATCTCAAATAGATAAACCAGGCTGGAATAACTCAAATGTTAAATTTAGATCAGTTAATCAATCCGAATTTATGTATGCTTTACTGCAGTGTAGGGGAGTAATTACAGGTGGTGGATTTGAAACAGTAGCTGAAGCATTATACTTAAATAAACCTGTATTAACAATACCAATTAAAGGACAATACGAACAGGAATGTAATGCAACTGCAGCAAGTAGATTTCCTAATGGTTATAAAGGTACATTAGCTCCAGTATATTTAGAACATTTCCTATATAAAACATTTGAATCAGGTATTCAGAATTATTTTAAAATATCAACAGACGAAGAAGTACTACAAGCAATAGAACACGTATTATATGATGTATAAAGAAGTAATTGTATTATTTGCACAAACGATATATAATATTCTTAAAGTATTGGAAATAAAATATACATACCAAAATAAAATAGGAGCATTATTATTGAATTCAGTTTGGATAAATTTAATTGCATTGGCCTCTACTTATTATGCAATTGATGATTTATTAAATGGTAGATTTACTATTGTGATATTTTATGTAATTGGCTCTGTATTAGGAAAATATTTGGGTATGCAATTTGGTAATCCGCGTAATAAAATTTGGAATAAATTATTTAAAAAATAAAACTCATATGGATGTTTGGATTTTTTCTCGAAATAGTGAAGTAGATTATGAGAATAAAAGATTAATAGAAACTTTTACTAAGAAAAACATTACTTCTAAAGTAGTTGAACCAAGTAGTTTTGATATCATTGTAAATAAAAATATTAAAAATAGTATTTTATATAATGGGCAATTAGTTGAATTGCCTAAAGTTGTATTAGTTAGAACAGGTGCCGAAACAAATAATTTCATGTTAGCTGTGTTAAGGCAATTAGATAAAGCTGGAGTCATATGTATAAATGAAGCCGATGCTGTAGAAACAGCTTCAGACAAATTAAAAACTTCTCAAATACTATCACAACATAATATATCAATACCTAATACAATGATGGTAAAACATCCTGTTGATTCAACAATTGTAAAAGATAGAATAGGATTCCCATGTGTTGTTAAAGTAATTACAGGCACTCAGGGTGTTGGAGTTTACTTATGTGAAAAGCGGAGAGATTTTAATAAACTTATGGAGTTTGTCCATAACGTAGGGATATCAAAAACATTATTACTTCAAGAATATATGGGATCAAACCCAGGAGAAGACCTTCGAGTTTTAGTAATAGGAGGTAAAGTAATTGGTGCTATGAAAAGAATTGGACCTAAAGGTGATTTTAGAGCAAATATTTCAAATGGAGGAACAGGTGAAAAATTTAACATAACATCTGAAATTGATTTCATAGCAAGAGAAACAGCAAGAATATTAAATTTACATATAGCGGGGATTGATTTATTATTTGATAATGATAAGTTTGTAGTATGTGAAGCAAATAGTGCACCTGGATTTAAAGGTTTTGAAAAATATTGTGGGGTCGACATTGCCAAAATAATAGTAGAATATATTGATTATAAATTATTCGATAAAAATGAAGTATAAAACAATTATAGTATCTGATATTCATTTAGGAACTAAAGATAGTCAGACTAAAGAATTCATTAAATTCTTAGATGAACACCCAACTGACCAATTAATACTAAATGGAGATATCATCGATGGATGGGCTTTGGAACGTGGTTCTAAATGGAAGAAACAACATAGCAAGGTTGTATTAAAATTATTAGAATTATCTAAAAAAACTAATATAGTATTGATTAGAGGTAATCATGATGATTTCTTAAAAGATTACTTTCATATTAAAATGAATAATATCACTATATGTGAAAACTATATATTAACAATAGGTGGCCAAGTAACCAGTAGAAAATACCTTGTATTTCATGGTGATATATTAGATTTATTCAGTTCAAAATGGACGTGGATAGCTAAAATTGGATCGATTGGTTATGATATAGCGCTCACATTAAATACATGGTATAATAGATATAGGTTATGGCGTGGTTTACCTTATTACTCAATTAGTAAACAAATTAAAGCTAAAGTAAAACAAGCGGTTTCATTTATAGGTGATTTTGAAGAAAACGCTGTTAAAATAGCTAAACAATACGGTTATGATGGAGTTATTGTTGGTCACATCCATACCCCAGACAATAAATTAATTAAAAACACACATTATATTAATTCAGGAGATTGGGTAGAGTCGAAGACCGCAATCTTAATCGATAAGGATAATAAAATAAAAACATTCGGATTTTAAAAATTTCTCAATTATATTTACATCGTACTAAAAATTAAGACGATGGATGAAATTTATATTGAAGCGGTTTTAAATGGTTTTTATCCATTCCCTGAATTTGATGACGAGCCTTAGGAAACTAAGGCTTTCTTAATTAACTTTAAATTATAAGTTTAACAATTTAACCAACATTACTTATGAAGAAAATAGTCATAACAGCTATGCTAGCCGCATTGTGGATAGGTTATAATAATAAACAAGACAAACCACCACAAGAACCAAAACACATTACAGTAGCTGAACCTACCGAAGATAAACTCTACAATACAGCTACATTATTCATTAAGTCAGAAGAGTCATTAAAATTAAAACCATATAAATGCCCAGGTGGTAAATGGACAATTGGATGGGGCCATGTTATGACTAAAACCGAACGTCGTAAATATAGACATGGTATTACATTAGAGGAAGCAGATCGCCTATTTGATAAAGATTATCAAAAATTCATTAAAGACGTTAAACGTCGTTTTCCTGAAGTTAAATCATATAAAAAGATTATATTAACATCAATGATTGCCTATAACATCGGAATGCGTTTCAGCACTGATGGTTTAGGTAGAGCAATTAAACGTGGTAAAAATATCAAACCATACCTACTACAGTATAAATTAGCAGGTGGACGTGTTCGTAAAGGATTAGTACGTCGTCGTAAAGCAGAATTAGAGTTATGGAATGCATCACGAGGTGAATTTATAGCCGCTGCTGATGGTTATAAAGAGCTAGTTCAAAAACGAATTAGACAAGCATATAGATCGATTTAAATTTTCTTAATTATATTTACCTTATAAAATAAATTTTCAATTTAAAAAACAAACAGAATGGAGAGTACAAACAAAAAAACACCCCGCGATTATAAAGAGATGCTTTTACTTAAAGGTATCGGCTCTGAATTAGAAAAAATGGCATACCCGAAAGTAGCAAATTTAAAATTAATGCTTGAAACTATGGGTTATACAATTGTGCCTTATACTTATTCAAAACCAATTGAACCAATAAGAGATGAAGATATGACTGAAGAAGTTAATTATAAGTATTAGTAATAAAGGACTTTCCTTATTATATTTAATACGTAATAAATAAATTAAACAAATAAATCAAATATTATGACTACATTATCAAATGAACAAATCGCAAGTTTAGCACCAGCAGTTATGTCAACAGAACATAAAGCAGGTTTATCAGAACATTACACTCACATTCCAACTATTCAAGTCGTTGAAGACATGAGAAAATTAGGTTGGGAGCCAGTTCAGGCAATTGGAGTTAAAGCACGTAAGGGAGGTAATTCATCAATTAAGAAACACTTAGTTAAGTTTAGAAACGAAGGTGTGTTTATGGCTGATGAGAATGGAAATGTAGATTCATATATTGAAGTGTTATTAACTAATTCACATGATGGTTCATCTACATTTAGATTTGAAATTGGTATTTTTAGATTAGTATGTTCGAATGGATTAGTAGTTAAGGATCATGACTTAGGTGAGTTAAAAATTAGACACATGGGTTATAATTTCGAAACGTTAAGAGGATTAATTAATACAATGATCGAAAAATTACCTGATGTAGTTGGTCGTATTAATAAGTTTGCTGATTCACCTATATCGGATGAAATGGCTCAAGCGTTTGCTTTAAAAGCAGCTCAATTACGTTTTGGAGATAATTTTAAAAATTTAGATCCAAATATGTTATTATTAGTTGAACGTCAAGAAGACGCTAATAATTCAATGTGGGCTGTATTGAATCGAGTTCAAGAGAAATTAGTTAATGGTGGGTTTCATTATCAAAATGAAAAAGGTAAGTCACGTAAAGCTAGAAAGATTAAGAATTTTACTCAAAATATTGATTTCAATTCCAAATTATGGGAGTTAGCAGATGAATATGTATTGGCCAACTAGTAATAGGGGGCTATGCCCCCTATTTTTCTTAATTATATTAAATAAAAAGTTATGACAGCTAAAAAAGATATTTTCAATATTAAATTAGTTCCTACAACTGTAATATCATCAATTGATAAGGAGTTAAATGAGTATTATTCTCGTCAAAAACAAGAATACATGCGTAAGTATAATCTAACTGAATTAAAACAGAATAAAACTAAAACATCAATCGAAGCATGGAATTCGTAAAATATATTCCGGGTGTATTATTAGTTTTAATAGTATGTGCTGTTATTGTTTGGCGTTGGGCCATTGGAATTGATTATATGCATAAAAATCATCCAAATTATAAGGGTGATGATTTATTTGGATTAGATGAAGACGATAAAATACAAATAGGATGAGATTAAAATTAGAACCAAATCAACGATTATACTTTACATCAGATACTCATTACAATCATACTAACATTTGTAGAGGTACAACTCGTTGGACTGATGCTGAAGATATTACTCGTGATTTTAAAACATTAGATCAAATGAATGATCGAATTGTAGCTGGTATTAATGCTGAAGTAGGTCAAGATGATATCTTGTTCCACTTAGGTGATTGGTCGTTTGGTGGGTTTGAAATGATTGAACAATTCCGTAATCGTATTAATTGTAAAAACATCCACTTAATATTAGGTAACCACGATCATCACATCGAACGAGATCGTGAAGATATTAGACGATTATTTACTTCAGTTAATCAATACGTTGAGTTAGAAGTTAATAAGCAACATAACTTCGTATTGATGCACTATCCAATCATGTCATGGAATAAAATGAATGATGGTGTAATTCACTTACACGGACACGTTCACTTACCTTCTGATCGTCGTATTGGTAAAGGTAAAATGATGGATGTAGGGATGGATGGTAACGGAATGGATCCAATATCGTTAAGTAAAGTATTAACATTGATAAATAATCAACCGATCAAATCAGGATTTGAATTTGATCATCACGTAAAACGAATACAATGAAAAAATTACTAATATTAGCAACAGTACTACTAAGTAGTTGCTCAGCTTATCGAATTAGAGTAAACGAAACCGAAGCACAAACGTATTACACTCCATCTCAACGAGTTGGACTACATTGGGTAGAACACTATGCTTCGTTTCAAAGTAAAGAATTAGCTGAATGGCAGATTCAAAATTGGAAAGCTGATAAAGCATTTGAAAAGCGTAATAAGTCACAGTATATCTACATTAAATAATGACTTATATAAGCATAAATGATTTAACTAAGGGTAAACACGAAACAATGAATAATACTCCATTCCATAATTCTGATATTGATGAATTCCCAATAGCTCACTATTTTACAGCTCAAACTGATAAGTGGATGACTATATATGAATATCTTTCAGGATATTCGTTTAAGTTAGAGGAGATGAAATCATGGTTAACTAAATGGAATTTTGAAGAAATACATAGTGTAAATTATACTTCATATAAAAAACGTTCTGAAACGAAAGTATTTAGAAAATTAGTTCTAGATTCAAATCAAGAACCAGCAATGGTATTATTAAAGTTTAGTCCATTTACTGAAGTAAACCATACTAAAGATGACGATGATGAAGATTATAATGAAGGAGGTATAACATTATATTCCAATATTAGTAATGATGGATTCCAGTTATTGAAGGATAGTTTACTTAAGATTCTAAAGAAAAAACCAAAACGGGAAAATAATATATCATTAATCGTTCAGACTCGTCATGGATATGATACCCAAACATTCGATCTGCCTAAACAGAAATTAGATTTAGAACATAACTATGGTTCATCATTTCTCCCCATTCATGATAAAATACTTAAAACACTGAATCAAAAGAAAGGTAAGGGATTAGTACTATTACATGGTGAACCAGGTACAGGTAAAACACATTATTTAAAATATTTAGCCTCTAAAATCAAGGACAAGAAGGTGATGTTCGTTCCACCCTATTTGGTGGACTTCATCACCTCACCTGAGATGACTCCGTTTCTAATTGAAAACAGTGATTCGATTCTATTCATTGAAGACGCTGAACGTGTTATTACTGACCGAGATGCTAATGGAGCAAACGGTGTATCAAATATCCTGAACTTAACTGACGGTATATTAGGTGATATATTAAATATCCAGATCGTTGCTACATTCAATATGGATCGTAAGAAAATCGATACAGCATTATTACGTAAAGGTAGATTAATTGCTGAACATAAATTCGATAAATTAAAAGTCGACGACGTAAATAAATTGATTAAGCATTTAGGAATAGATCATGTCGCTACTGATGATATGACATTAACTGAAATATATAACTTACAAGAAGTAGAATACAAAGCAGTAGATACAAAACGCAAGATTGGATTTTAAGGATTTCTTAACTACATTTAAATCATATGAAAAAGTTATTATTATTTATCGTAATTTCAGTTTTAACGTCGAGTTGTTATACGTATGTACGTGAAACTGGACGATTCCACCACAAACGTACTAACTTAAAACGTTACCATCGTTTAGGGATTAATGGATTTCATATTCGTAATCGTGAGTATATTAAACAATTAAATAAAAATAAACCAAAGTAAAATGAAAAATTTATTCGCATTAACATTCGTTGCATTATTTATCGCATTAGCAGCTACATCATGTGGTTCTAAAACAGAAACTGCTACTGCTGACTCAACTACAGTAGATACTATTGCTGCAGATACAGTTGTTGCTGATACTGCTGCTGTTGATACAGCTAAGAATGTTCAGTAATTTCATATTAGTATTTTAATTAAGGGGAACTTAGGTTCCCTTTTCTTAATTATATTTATATCAAATGAATAAATAATAAAATGAAATTAACTCCAGAACAAATACAAGGCGTTTTAGAATTAGAACCTAATGCTCAAATTGATCGTTTACAAAGTGCAAAACCATATATCAGAACAGGATATTGGAATCGTCAAAGAGATTTAAATGGATTAAATGCTGGTTTAGCTAAATTAGGTTTAAAAGCAGAAGAATATGATGATTATGATGAAGATACAGGTTATTTATATTGGTATGAATTATCTCCATTAACATCTGAAATTAATGAAGTGATAGAAGAGTTTGGTCCTGATGCTAAAGACGAAATGAGTCCAGCTGATTATATAAAGTTTTTAATGGATAAATTCTATGAATATAGAACATTAGCTATGGATCCAACTATCAATGATCAAGCAACCAAATTATACCTTGATAAAGCAAGCGAATATTATGCTCGTGCTCAAGAAGCAATAGACGAAATCGAACCTGATAATACTGATCATCTAAGTGATGAAGATAAAGCATTACCTAATAAACCATTATCAGATAGAGATAAAGCAATGGTAGACGATTATGAGGAAGAGGAAGCGAACCGTGAAGTACCTCGTGACTATGCTTCAATGTATGAGCGATTAGGTAAGTTAGCAGGTTTGGATAAATAAGATTTCCTTATTATCTTTAAGATATGAAAAATAACAAATTAACATTCGCAGAAATATTATCTCAATTTAAACCGGAACCACTATCAATAGGTGAAAGTTGTCATATCATATCCAGAATGACAACACAACGAACAGGTAAAGGTAAACGAGATAAATTATATCAAGTAAAACATAAGGGACATAGAGATATGTCCCATTATATTTATATGTGTATATAATATGAGCAGTGGAAACAAATACTATAATTACTCAACTGATGAATTTACACAATCAGTCAACAATAATATTGTTGTCGAGTAAAGATGGACTACGCTCAAATGAATATAAAATGTTACAATTAGAAATACGTCAATTACAAAACCAACTATCAGATGCCCAGAGGACGACCAAAATCAACACAGATACCAACTGAAAAATGGACAATCACTTATATAGTGATGGGATCCAAAGATAAAAAAGGTAAATACCAAGATTATAAGGTAGTACGAAATCAAGATAACCAATTGAAATGCAATTGCTTAGCATTCCAATGTGGACGTACTAAAGTGTGTAAGCATATTCAAAACATTAAAGACCATTTACATATATAGTTATGAAAACAGTTATATTAGGCGACACACATGGTCGCCCACATTGGAAGCAAATCGTAGCAAGCGAATCTCCAGATCGAGTTATATTCATTGGTGATTACTTTGATTCATTTGATAATACCGCAGTTGAGCAGATGCATAACTTTCAGGAAATTATTGATTGGAAACAATCAGGCCAATCTGAAGTAATTATGTTGATTGGTAACCACGATTACCATTACATGCGTGGTGTTACTCAATATTATTCAGGATATCAAAGTGGGGCAAGACCCGCCATTGAGCAGTTATTATATGAAAATAGACAACACATGCAAATGTGTTATCAAATGGGTGATTTCTTATTTACTCATGCTGGTGTTAGTTATGATTGGTTAAAGATTAATAAATGGGAAGGATGGGAATCAGTTGAAGAGAAAGTAAATGATTTATGGGAATATACCCCAAATGTATTTGGATTTGCAGGTCGTGATCCATATGGTGACAGTAAAATATCATCACCGATTTGGATTCGCCCCTATTCATTACAGGCTGCGAATCGTGATACATTACGTGACCAATTTATTCAAGTTGTAGGTCATACTACACAAGGTAAGATTGATACTGAAGGTAAATCAACAGGTGGTCGTTACTACTATATTGATACATTAGGTACATCAGGTCAGTATATGATTTTAGAACAAATTAGTACGGATAACGGTGAAATTAAATTTAACACATATAAAAGATGAAACAGCTACTACGTAAAATTGAATTTTGGATTGATATCCATTTAGTATATTTCCTATATAATGGAAATAAAACACAACGCTATTACGATTATTTAGAAAAAAAGTGGAACATTAAAAAATAAAGTTATGAAATTAAAGTACGGTAAATTTAAAACAGCAGACGGAACAATCGGCTATTACATTGATCGAGGTGGTAAGAAACAATTCCACAACTCAGATGGACCTGCATTCATTCCACAAGGTGATCGCAAATTAAAAGAATACCACGTATTCGGAATGCCGATGAGCGAGAAGGACTTCGATTATTGGCAACGTAATTTCGAAGGTATTCCTGATTATAAGAAATTCCAGAAAGCGGGAAATAGAGGTGAATAACATGGATAGAGGGCTTTAGCCCTCTTTCCTTATTATCTTTAATCTGTACAAATAAATAAACAAACATATGAATAAGACAGAAAAACGCAAATTAATTAACAAAACGTTCCTAACATGGTTAACTGAAAACTATCCAGAGTATGAAGTAGACGATATTGAGGGTGATGGAACGTACACATTGACTAATGAAAATTATCCAAACGAGTCAATGTCGTATCATAGATCATATTATGATGTATGTACTTACAATTGGGCGCCTGCAGAAATGATTGAACACGAAACGTTGTTTAATGATTATATTCAAACAGTTATTATTCCTGAGATTGATAAATATGAAAAAGCACTTAATAATATAGGTGTTTAATTTCTTAATTATATTTAAGTATAATAATTTAAACAAACAAATATGGAAAATATAATCGAAATTGCCCCAAACCAATTACCATTGTTTGCAGATATGTTAACTGTAGAACAAGAACAACGAGTTGCAGATGAAAAAATATCAGCTACAAAGCAAATGCAACGTCAACAAGATGAAGTGTTACGTAAAGTAAATTTAGTTGATGAAGCTGGATTTACAAATTCTCAATATGGTTATAGTACTGACTGTATTAAGGTGATGCGTGAAATTAATGTCAACTCATGGAGAGAAGATCGTAAAATGGTTGAAGTTGAATTAGATCATTTCAATGGTAAATTTTATATCTTATTTGATGAATATGATGCTGGCCAAAATAAAATTATTAAACGCAAAGCATGGGTTGATTTACGTGGTGATAAACTTGAATGTTATTCATTAACTCAAAATTCACGCGCTCTTAAACCAACAACATTATTAGCTAACATCGCTAAAGCAGCTGAAACGGCTAAATACAAATACGAAATCGCTAATAAAACTAAATCAACAGTAGAATATACAATTGATAAATACAAGAAACTATACCCAGACGCTGAAGTAAAAGCAGGTAAAGGTTATAATCGTGGTAGAGGTAATTATACAGAATTCGATACTGTTACAGTTACATTTAAATCAGGTAGTTATATAGTGTTTGAAGTATATAGTACACCTGATAGAGAATATACACGTGAGAAAGTAGACACTGTATTCAGAAAGATGTCTGTTAACGAGGTCATGGATTACTTTAATGCTCAATAGAGTATTAAAGTTTTCCTTATTATATTTAACTTGTAATAAATAATTTAAACAAACATATGGATACTCAAAGTGTAAAAGCCTATATAACTGAATTAGCAGAAGATTTTAAAGACAGTTATCTAACAACACCTGAATTACAACAACGATTTATTGATCAAGTAGTTGATTATTATGAAGGATGTATTGAAACTGAAAATGAATTACATTGTTTCATAGATGGTCTATTAATGAATTTATATAAATAAATAAACATGACACAAGCACAATTAAATCAACTAACATTAGAGCAATTACGTACATTAAACGAAATGGTTGTTAAAACAATTAAATTGAAACGTAAACAGTTAATTGCTCAATTTGAATTGAATATTGGTGATAAAGTGAAAGTAAATCACCCCACATTACAAGGCAAATCATTGATTGTAAAACAAGTAAAACGTACTAAAGCGATTCTACAGATTGAAGGTACGGTTGGTTCATATAATGTACCAATTTCAATGATTGAATTTTAAGACTTTCTTAATTATATTTAAATATAATAATTAAAACAAACAAACATGAAAAATAAATATCCGAACGGCTACATGCCCAAAATTGAGTACTACAGCAATATGATTGCTAAAGCATCACAGCAACTGTTAAATACCGATCCAGTACTATCACAAATCGATTTACTATTAGTAATTCAAAACGCAGCAGCGAGTTTAGATTACTTCATTAGTAAAGAACATATACGTTTAAATTTAAAAAAATAATTATGGGATTAGACATGATGTTAATTCATGATGGTAATGCGATTACCTCATGGCGTAAAGCAAATGCTATACACAAATGGTTCGTAGACAACGTTCAAAACGGTGTTGATGATTGTGGTCAATATAAAGTAACTAAAGAACATTTAATTCAATTACATAATGCCTGTAATGATGTATTGAATGATAATAACTTAGCAGAACAGTTATTACCTACTCAAAGCGGATTCTTCTTCGGTGGTGTTGAATATGATGATAGTTATTATTATAATTTGAAAGAAACAAAAAGTGAAATCAATTATATACTCGAATTTAAATCATACTGTTTAGACGACTTGTACTACAGTTCGAGTTGGTAATCAAAAATTTCCTTATTATCTTTAATATGTAATAAAAGTTAAATAATTTAAATAACAAACAAATGAGAAACGAATTAAATCAATTCAAAACATTATTCGAGCAAGTACGTGGATTAGGTATATTACAGAATCTACCAAACGAAACACACAGCAAATTTTCAGATCATATCACAGTATGGTATTCCGAAAATCACAACGTAACATCAGTTACATTTGGAGAACGTTACAATGAAAAGGTAGAAATTATGAGATATTCAACTCGTGATAACAATTACAAAGTAGGATTTCAAATCGACATTACAGATGAAGAGTTAAATGACTTATTACAAATTGTAAATGAAGAGTATCGCAAAGCAAAGATCGCCTATTTAGAAATGGAATTGTATAAGTTAAAAGAAGACGATATTGTTGAATTAGAAAGAGAAGAGGTGGCCATTTAGGTCACCTTTTCTTAATTATATTTAATTATAAGTTAAAAATTTAAACAAACAAACATGAAAAAGTTAAACGGACACGATCAATTCGTAATTGAACAAGCATTAGAGCTATGGGTAGCTCAATTTGAAAAGGAAATCACCGAAGCAGAAGCAAAGGGACATCGCGTTATGTTCGATATCAAATATCCAGCAATGGCTGCTAATGAGCTCAAATCTAAAATCGCTTCACTAACTAGAAAGAAATAATCATGGAAGAGATATTAAAACTAATTAACGAATTACCTGTAGAACAATTACAATCAACTTTATCATTAATAGATAAGATGGTTGAACCACGAGTAAAAGCAGCTAATTCAGAAGTTAAATTAGAAAAGATACGCGATTCAAAATGGTTATCATATAACGGACGATCAATTATCGTTCAACATTCAAAATACGGCTACAGTATCTACAACACAGTTGTAGGTAAATCAGGTAAACTAATTAAAGGTGACTTGATTGAATCCGATTCAAGTTTGAATATATGGGACATTAGAAATCGATTCCGTATGAATAGGATTTAAGAGATTTCCTAGTTATATTTAATTATAATAATTAAAACAAACGAACATGAGAACATTAAGAAATCAAGAATTCGCATCAAATCAAACATGCGGCACATCATTAAAAGGCTACACAGCCGCTACCTACAAACAATTAGTAGCTGTATTAGGCGAACCTACATTTAACACACCATCAGGTGATGATAAAACACAGGTGGAATGGGTAGTTAAATTCAAAAACGATTACTTTACTATCTACGATTGGAAAACATACGATCGCGAATACACGTTAAATGAATTAACGATATTCCACGTTGGAGGTAAAATAGACGCGTTTGATTTCATTGTTAAATTAGAATCTAAAATACAATAACATGGCACAACCAACAGAATTACAACAATTAATATTCCATTTGGACCAAGCATCAACAATTGCATTCAGTCTCCAAAAAGAAACGGAATTAGGTGTAGATATGGGTAAATTATATCAACATTTAGATGATTACGTTAACACATTGATGTTTGAAAATGAATGGGAAATCAAGTAATGAAACAAATCTACCTACAAACAACGATTAATTACATGTTTCAAGTGGATCCTACAGGATCACAACAGCTATTCGAATCCATTGGATCAGAACCACAAATGAACGAAATACAAAGTAGTAGTGGCGAACCAATAAGATACTACGTATATAATTTGAAAGATTAAACTTTCTAAATTACCTTTACAATATATTAAAACAAACAAACATGAAAGATAAAAAACAATACTATGTTGAAGTAACAGGTTTAAATGAATTAGGTGCGAATGAATTAAATGAGTTCTATAAATACAACATTAAATTTGGTTACATAAATCCATATTATACAGGCAGACATGTAACTAAAGATTCGAAATATTTCTCCACTACTAAAAACTTTGATTTAGAAACAACATTTACAAGTTTAAAAGCTAAAGTGGATGAAAACGGAAAAAAAGTAGACGGGTCTAGTTTTCAAATTAAGTTAAAACATTTAAATTGTAAAGTATACGAGGTAAATGAAACGTATACCTTGGTTAAATAAAATTTCTAAATTATCTTTAAATATAATAAGAATTTAAACCAATAAATAAACAGACAATGGTAAACGAAGATCAAAAAACAATCGTAACAGCAGTAATCGCATTATTAAACGGAATCGACGTTGATGGCGAAACAATGGAGTATATCCTTGAAAAAACAGCAATGACCGATCAAATGAAGTCGCAATTAGGTGTTGCTACAGATATGTTAGGAACAAGAATATTATCACCGATGGTAATAGATCAAATTGCAGAGGATATCGTTTCCGATTTAGATAACGAAGGTGTAGAATTACTCGAAGACCAAACGTACGGAATCAATGCTAACGAAATATATCTTGAAGATGTTACATATGATAAGTACCGTATGGAGAAAGTAATCAAACACGTATTAGAAAGTCACTTCACCCCAATGGAATAATATGGATAAAGTAATATGCATTAAAGACGGAACTAATAATCATTTTCCAGATCGTCCACATATAAGCCGTGGTGAAATATATCATGTATTAGATGTAGTACCACACACTTCATTTAAAGAAGCAGCAAAATATAATGTAGCACCAGGTGATTGGTATGAATTTGTAGAAATACCATATTGCCATTGGAGCGGTCTATTTATGAAGATTGAATATGATGAACAATTAGAAGAATTAGAACAAACATATAATGGAAAATAAGAAAATAAATAATATCCAGACTAAATAAACATGAATACAGACATATTAGGATACACGGCAATGGGATTAAGCATACTCTCGTTTACACTATCAAAACAACGCTTTATTCGTATAACGAACTTAATAGCGTGTCTAACGTGGGTAGGGTACGGATACATGATAAACAATAACCCGACCATTATAGTAAACATATTAGTTTGTTTGGTACACGTGTATTGGTTTATTAAGCGATATGAGCGTATTAGAAAACTGCGCGTTAGGTGACACGTTTTTTTTGTTAATATAATGTAGTATATAGATTTTTTTTGTTAATAATATACGTAGATCCCGCGTTTTTTTGTTATGTTTTTTTGTTATATAGATGTGGAAAACAGAGTGTGGAATGTGACTAACGGGTAGTTGAATGACTAATTAGTGAGATGACTAAGTGGGTGGTATGTGGAATGAAGGTAAGGTGGATGGGTAAAATAAAAGTAGTGGATGTGCCCTTTGTGTGCCCGCCCCTCCCCATCCTGTAACCTTAAATGTATATACAAAATGACATCAAAAAGGGTCCAATCTGAGCATGTGAATGAAAAGTTCGCGGGTGAAAATCCTGAAGTGTGGATAAGATACCATTAGAAGTGGATATTTTGTTGCCAAAAATGCTTAGTCAAACAACTAATTAGTCAAATGACTAACCACATTGTATAGTAAGTTAAACGTGATTTTTTTATTTGGGGGTGTTTGTTTAACATGTTAAATCCTCACCCATTTTTTCTCAAAAATTTCTTTATTATATTTAATTATAAATTAATTAATAAATATAAATAATATGAGAATTGATGAACAAATTGAAGAAAGTGGTTGGTATGATTTTTGTGATGGGTATTTAGGTAGTACTAATCATTGTGTTGGTTATTATTATCATTATGATGATGAAGACATTAATGAAATTAAAGATGAGGGTTATTTAATGAGTAGGGATTTAAATGAAGAGGATTGGGACTGGGATTATGATGAAGAGGAAAAAGAATATAATAAATTTTTTGATAAATGGTTTAGTGAATGTAATGATTTTGATATCATCCCAGACTATAATGAAAATAGTAAGTTTGGTTATGGTAAAATTATTATTGATAAAGTAAATAGAAGTATTAAAATAATGGTTGTACCAACCTTAATTGATAGGGATGGTAATGAGAAATTAATATTTGGATTTAATAGTAAAGGTAAATTAATCAGGATTATTAATGAAGTAAAGTTAAATAAATTGTTAAAAAGTGGGTGGGATATAAATTAATGTCCCCCTTTTCTTTATTATATTTAATTATAATAATTAACATAAACAAAAAACACATGATCGAACAAACAATTGAACAATACATTAAAACAAATAATGTTACTGAAATATTAGTAGGTGATAATAACTGGTATGCATTACAGAATATGTTAACTGTAAAATACAGATGGACAGACGGTGACACAGAATTCTGGGGTGATGAGTTCCTTAACATATTATATGATTTAAATGTAGAGGTTAAATTTGAATGATATAATTTCTTTATTATATTTATTTTGTAAGAAAAATTAATTAACTATAAACAAACAAACATGAAATTTACAATCACAGTACCTGCAACAGTAGAAATGGTTATTGAAATTAAAGCAAACACATTAGCTGAAGCTCAAGATTTATGGAGCCAAGGTGAATTTGAAGTAGTGAGTGAGGAAACTTATGACCATGATTTTGATTATGTGGAATTGGGGGAAGAATAAGCCCTCAAATTTCCCGATTATATTTAAGTGTAACAATTAAAACAAATATATGCAATTATTTCAAATTTTAGGCTCAGCCGCATTATTAGGTGTAAGTGGATATTTCGCTTACACAGCACTTTCAAATCGTTATTTCGAAACGGTGACCGACAAATGGGGTCGTGTTCGTAAACGTGATATCCGTAACGGACGATTTGTGAAGGCAAGTTAAAAGTAAATAGTCAGGTGACGGAATTGGTAGACGTGCAGTGTTGGTGCTGGAATGAGCCAAGTAGTTACGATGAAAGGTTATACAGGTTCGAATCCTGTCCTGACCACTATATTGTTTATTAGTTAATTATTACAAGCAAAGGCCCCGCTCGATGAGCAGGGTCTTTCTCATTTGATTAAACTACTTTCCAAATTATATTTAACTTGTAACAAATAAATAAACAATATGCTTAACATTCAAAAGTGCATCGAATTCAAAAAATTACAGTGGGACATCAATTCAGACATTGATCAGATCGGTTACACAACTATCGCTAAGGCTGATAAGTTAGATGAAATGGTAGATAATCTAACACCTGAGGAAGTAAAATATATAGCAGAATGGGTGGATAGGGATTAACCTATTTCCCAGTTATATTTAACTTGTAATAAATAATTAACTAAATAAATAATAATATGTCAGCAACAATTAGACGCACTCACACAAACAACAACATTCCAAGTCACGTCCCAGTACGTAGATTAAATGGTCGCAATTATGTTCGATTTGACTATTGTCAAGAACGTTTTGATAACTACATCACAATTGGTGGTGTTAAATATTACGAAGTAAATAAAATTAGAAAACCACGAGCTAAAAAATTAGCGCCTATTATAATAAGATAGGTGCTCGTAATTTCTAAATTATATTTAATACGTAATAAATAATTAACTAACTAAATAAAAAGACATGTTGATAAAACAATCAAGACAATTCGAACAGTGGGCTGATGACAAAGATCGTTTAGCTAAGATCGCAGCCGAGAAACAGGCTAAAACCAAGAAAAACGGCGCCTCATTAATCATGAAATTAGGAGTAACAGTATCAGCAATTGCATGTTACGGATTCCTATATAACCAAGACACCGATTGGGCAGTCGTTTTAGTATTTGGGTTCGCAGTGACCGTATATGGGGTAGTTAATTTAGATAAATAATGCCCCATATTTCTTAATTATATTTAATCATAATAAAAAATAATAACTAATTTTAAACAAACAAACATTATGTCAAACACACAAACAAACAACACAGCAAAGTTAGGTCGTCCAGTTAATATGGAGTCAAATCGTCAGAAACGTTTAGCCGAGGTTGCAGAACGCAGAGCAGCAGGGTTAGTAAAACGCGGCCGCCCAGTAGTTGAAGGTTCTAAGAACGCAGCAATTAAGGCAGCACGTTATGAGAAAATTATGAATGGTGAGTCGTTAAGCAAAGGACGTCCAGTTAATATGAACTCAAAACGCCAACAACGAATCGCTGAATTGGCAGCCAAAAAGGCAAGTGGTTCATTTAAATTAGGTCGCCCAAAAATGAATGTGGTGATTGAAGTGCCTACCAAGGCTAAAGTGAGTAAGAAAGCTAAGGTGACCGTTTAGGTCACTTTATGCTTATCCGCCTAAGTAAAAATATACTCACTAAATAATAATACCAGATGATAAAACTGAAAGACAAACCTAATAAGCGTTCAAATCATATTGAATTACAATTTTCAACTATTAAACGCGTATATGAATATCAAATGGTAAATATGACGAGTGCTATATATGTTAGTCAAGAAGGGTATGTTATTTATTATACTTGCGAAGAGCTAATAAACCAATCACACCCTCGCTTTGCCTTACCGTTTATTAAAAAGACTTACGCCAAATACATATATTAAAAAAATATCGCGTGTATTAAAAAAAGAAAAGAAAAAGCAGACGATAGCGTATCGATATCGATTCGACCGCGGACCGCTCCCACGTTAATTGCGTTCCCTATACGTGGTGCGATTATCCGTGTGTCTGTCGTACCAACTCTCAACACGTATACGATCTTTACACCCAACCCCCGTATATACGTTTTCGAAATAACCCTTTTGCATCTAAAATCCAAGATATCAAATTTTAACCTCTTTAAAAATTCTTGGTAAACCCCTTGTATATACGCTTGCCTACCTAAAATTTCCTTACCATATTTACATGTTATGAAAAAATTAATATGAAAAATTTAACAGGTAAGGACACGTCCGAATTTTACGAGATGAACGACCAACAAGTGCGAGATAACGTACGATCAGCTAAAGGTTACGATTTTGTCGATGATGGACATAATGCATGGAAAGTGCGGTATTTTAAGAAAAAATATGGTTCTAAAAATTCCCCTAATTCTACAGGTCATATCTATATTCTACAAAATACTTCAATACCAGGTGTTTTTAAAATTGGATTTACTGAACGTTCGGTTGCCGATCGTTTAAATGAAATTAATAAAGCAACAGGTGTTATTACACCTTGGTTTGTACGTGATTTTTGGTTTACTCAGGAACCTTATTTAAAAGAACAAGAAATTCATCGTTTATTAAATGAATTCAGAGTAACAGATAATCGTGAAGGTTTTGCGGTTTCGTATGATGTGGCACGTTCCACGATTTTTGAAGTATTGGGTATTAACAACGAGGATCTCACGTAAATAACCAACATATATATTTATAACAGTATAACCAAATAAAATTTTATGGCAACATATCTTTTTCGTGATGAAAATAAAGCAGCTTTTGTAAATGGCTTAAATTCTTTGTTTTCTGAAAATAAACTAGAACGCGAAATTTCCTCCAATGATTTAATCGACACACCAAGTGCCGATAAAACAGAATTTACATTGTTTATCACCGATGATCCTCAAGAAATTTCAATTTTGGATCAAGCAATCAATGCTAAACATTTTAAATTTCCATTACGTCAAATTGATTTAAAATCAATCATTAAAGAATCTAAAAGAAAGAAAAAAACTTCCACAAAATAATTTGGCGTTGTTTTTCTCCTTAATATATTCATTCCACGGGATAAAAGAAAAACGTTGAACATGAATATAGAAACGGATAAGAGAACGTGAAAGACGCGTTAACACGTGATACACGGTGTATATACGTATAAATGTATTAAATTATAACAATCATGAGGTATAAAGAACAAGCATTAAATAAAGTTGCTCAATTAGAAAATATGATGAGAACGTTAGACTTTTTAGTTTCACGTTCACAACCACAAAATGAAATACTACAATATATTTCTGAAGTAAAAGAGAAAGTAGAAGACTTACGTTCTATACTTTCAATCGAGCATAATGATTTTGAAACATACGGCAACTAATGTGGTCTAAATTAAAGTATTATCTTAAAAAATATTGGTGGATAGCAGCTATCTTTTACACGTTAAAAGCTATATTCTATCTAACCATCGGTTATCATCTTATAAAATAGGTTTTATGAATTTAAATGAAGAACAACTAATTAGTAATTGGAATATTTTTTTATACAATATTAGAACATATATCTCTGAACCACGTCAGAGTCAATTATTAGATTTTTATTTACAATATGAAGAACGTTTCATATTAATGCCCGCCTCACATAAACCTCAGTATCATAATTGTTTTCCTGGTGGTTATGTTGAACATGTTAATCGTGTTGTAGATGCTGCTATTAAAGTAAATGAATTATGGAATACGTTTGGAACTAAATCAAACCATACTATTGAAGAAGTTGTATTTTCTGCTTTAAATCATGATTTAGGTAAATTTGGAGATTTTACCAATGAAGCTGTTTTACCCAATCCATCTGAATGGCATGTTAAAAACCGAGGTGAAATTTATACTTTCAATACTCAGTTAGATTATATGACTGTCCCTGATCGTGGATTATGGTTATTAACCCAATTAGGCATTTCAGTGTCTAAAAATGAATACTTAGCTATTAAATTACATGATGGTTTATATGATGAATCAAATAAATCGTATTTAATATCTTGGTCTCCAGAAACTAAATTAAGAACATCATTACCATATATTATTCATCAAGCTGATTTATTAGCTGCTCGTGTTGAATTTGAACGTGAATGGATTGATAAATTAAATAATACACCGGTTGAAGCCCCTAAATCATTTAAACTTGTTAAAGAAGATAAACCTTCTATTCCTGAAAATGATAGTTTAAAAAATGCTATGGCTTCATTCTTTAATTAAATTATGGAATATATATTAATTACTTTAACATTAATTATAATTATATTATCTTTTACAATATATAATTTACTATCTAAAACAGAAAAATTAGAAAAAATAGTAGACGATCAAAATATTTACGTTGATCGTCTTTCTGAATTAATTGAACTTTCAAATAATAAAATAGGAGAATCAGAAATTGCCAATGCTTTCAAAACCGATGATGAAATTGGTTTTTTCTTCGAAACACTACAGGAGATTCAATCTCAACTTAACTCCTTTAAAACAAGAAAATAATTATGGATTTAGAGACCTCTACGGAGGAAGTACTTTTAACTAAAAAAGGTACTATCCGCAAGCGTAAACCCAAGAAAGCAAACATATATTTTACTCAAGATACTGAGGATGCTATATTAGCTTACTTAGCTTCAACTGATCAAGTCGAAAGAAATAAAATTTTTTATGATCGAATAAATTATTCATTTCATAAATTAGCAGAAAATATTATCCATACATTTAAGTTTTATTATACTGATGTTGATACTATTAATGAATTAAAACATGAAGTAGTTGCTTTTTTACTTGAAAAACTACATTTATATCAACAATCTAAAGGTAAAGCATTTTCCTATTTTGGTACTATTGCTAAACGTTATTTAATTATTTATAATGAAAAAAATTATAAAAAAGTTAAAGAAAAAGGAACATTAGAAGAAGCAGATGAAGATAAAATAATTGTTGAAGATTTAGTTCGTGAATCAAATGATGATAAAAATCATTTATCTGATTTTATAGATTATTTTGTTACTTATGTTGATAAAAATTTAACTAAATTATTTCCACGCCCTCATGATCAACGTACAGCAGATGTTATTTTAGAATTATTTCGTAAACGTGAAAATTTAGAAATTTTTAATAAAAAAGCTATATACATTTATATTCGTGAAATGATAGATGTTGATACTTTTCAAATAACTAAAGTAATTAAAATATTAAAAAAAGTATATTATAATATATATAATGAATATTACGAAAATGGTTATATAGAATTTTAATAAAAGTATATTTATTAATAAAATATAAATATTATGGATTTTGAATCACAAATATTTGAAGGTAAAACATTTTCAGATCTTTTAAAAAATATCTACGATAATTCATCTAAAAAAGAAAAACAAATAAAGGACTTAATTTCAAGTCTTAAACCTATGGTAGTTGATACTCAATCAGCTCTTATAGTTGTTCCCTTAATCAAAGAATATTTAGATGTATCTGTTAAAAATGATGATTCATTAATTAAAATAGCAGGTATTGTTCAACGGGCTATGGCTAATTCATCAGGTGGATCTGATGATTTTGTTTTAAGTGAATCTGAAAAAGAACAATTATTAAATGCTGTTCAATCTATAGATAATGAAGTATCTAAATCTATCCCTATAAATGAAGATAAGAAATAATTTTGGTACGTTTTATTCTACATTTAGTAATAATTCAAATCAAACTTTACCTTCTAATATAGGTAGAGTATTCCATATTATTACTAGTGCTAGATCAGCCGGATATACTGATGATTCTGATATTGGTAAAGTATATATATTAGCTGATAATGCATCAAAACCTAATTTAGATCTAAATTTAACTGATTCTAAAATTACCCAAAAAGATTTAATAAATAGTGGATTAAAATTAATTTTTCCATTATTACCTAATATAATTTATCTTCCTGTTTTAGATGAATTAGTTTTATTATTTGATCTTCCTTCATTTGATTCAGGAGCTGTAGCGGGAAAAAATCAAACATATTATTTATCTACTATTAATTTATATAATAATGTTCATAATAATTCGCAAGGTATTTATAATACTGTAGAAGATACTGATCGAATTAAATTAGGTGATTATATTGAAGAATTATCTACAATTCAAAATTTAATTCCTTTTGAAGGTGATTTTATCTTAAATTCAAGATGGGGATCTGGAATTCGTTTTTCTTCTACTTTTAAATTTGATCCTGAACGACCTAATGATTTTTGGAGTTATGGAGGTAAAATAGGAGATCCTATAACTATGTTAGTTAATGGTTATAACACAATTGATAAAGAAGCTATAGGAAAAGAAGATTTATATTTAGAAAATATTAATAATGATGCTTCTTCTATTTACTTAACATCTACTCAGACATTAACTAATTTTACACCTAAAATTCTAATTACTAAAAAACCCGGTGAGTTTGGTACTTTAATTGCTCCTGATATTTATTCTAATAAATCTCAATTAGTTTTTTCATCTAATAGAATAACATTAAATTCAAATAAAGATGATATTATTTTATATGGTGCTACTAATATTGAATTAGGAGCAGGTAAAACAATTCATTTAAATGGTCAAGAACAAATTTATTTAAATGCTCCTAAAATTTATTTAGGACAAATTAATAATCAATCATTATCTAATAATTTAAATAATAATCCTCAACCTATATTATTAGGTACTAATACTCAATTATTTTTATCTGATTTATTAAAAATTCTAAATAAATTTACTTCTGATTTAACTTTATTATCAAAATCAGATTCTCAATACGCGGCCACTGCTATTGCTACTTTTGCTGCTTCTGCTCAAACTTCTTTAGATAGTTTAAGAAAAAAATTAAATAATGTTTTATCTGAAAGTACTTTTGTATCTAAATAATGGCTAATTTAAAACAAATATTAAGTAATAGTGCTAATAAAGTAACTAATAGAGCTAAAAAAATTGCTCAAGGAGTAAATAATACTATAAGTAATATTAAATCAGCAGTTGCTAAAGCGGCTCGAACTAAAGAAATATTAGAAGAAATAGTAATTTTAAAAGCAAGTTTAGTAACTATTGATATAGAATATATAGGTCAATTAAATAAATTAGATAATAAATTTAATACATCAACCACAGGAGAATATTCTTTAGAAGATTATATTTTAGATAAATTCGATACAGAAAATTACTATAATAAATTAATTGAAACTATTAATAAACAAATTTTTGATTTAAATGAAGAATTAAATAATAATACTCAAGGTTTTTTTGGTTTAAAAAAAACAGAAGCTGAAAGATTAGCTAGATTAAAAGCAGATAAAATTAGTGAAATACAAAATAATACAAAAAATAAATTAACAATACCTATTCCTAAAAGTTTTAATGATATAGTAAACACAATTAATACTATATTATCTATACTTTTTCAATTTATTTCTGTAACTAATGCTAAAATAACTGAAACAGTAGATAATGTTAATAATATTATTTCATCTGCTATTACAAAAAATGAAATTGAAACTGCAAAATTATTAAGAAATCAAGCAGTAACATTAATTAATACAAATAAACAATCTTTACAAAATGTAAATAAAATAATAAGTATAATAGAATTAATCATTCAAATATTAAATCCTATTATTAATGCTTTAAATTTTTTACCTCCTTTAGCTATTACAGGAGCAACAATTCAACTTTTACAAAAATTACAAAAAATATTAAACGATTCATCTTCTTTATTATCTACAGCTAATCTAATTACTTCTAAATTATTAGAAGATTTAATTTTTCAAGAATCAAGACTATTACAAATAAATAATATTTTAGATATTAATTTTGAAAATCTAACTTCAACGGAAATATCAGCATTAATAAATGATGCTCGTTCTGGATTAGGTTATTTAAAAGGATATGATTATAAAGGATTTAGATTTTTTATTAAAGAAGAAGAAAATCCTAATTTTGTAGTTAAAGGGAATAAACGTAGATATGCAATTGCTTTAAATAAAGATGGTAATGAAATATTAAAAAGTCAATTTTCATTTACTTTAGAACCAGATATATTAGTTGAAGAATTAAAATTAATAATAGACGAGAAAAATCTCGTGGCTTAATATTTATAATCATGAAAATAGATGTATTTAAAAAATTAATCAAAGAATCAGTCCGTGAAGTTTTACGTGAGGAGTTATCTGCTTTTCAACCTCAACCTATTCAAGAGAATAGAAATATGAATTTTACTTCACAAGATGTTGATATGGTAGCTTATAGAAAAAATTTAGCTAATATGATGGGTTTACAAACTCCTCCTATACATAATGGATATCAACAAACATCTCCAAAGGTTCAATCAACAGGAAATCCATATTTAGATATAATTGCTGAAACTGCGGCTACAATGACTCCGCAAGAATTAGCTCAAATGAGACAATATAGCGAATAATTATGCCTATACCTCAAGTAGTTAGGATTGATCCTAGAGATTTAGATAAAAATAAAGCCGTAGGAGTTAGTCTTCCGTTTAATGCTGGAGGTGTATTTAAAAGTACATATGCTACTAAAGATCAAATTAAATCTAATTTAATTAATCTTTTATTAACATATAAAGGAGAACGAATAGAAAATCCTGAATTTGGTGCCGATTTACCTCGATTAATATTTGAACAAATCACTCCAGAAACATTTGAAAAAATACAAAATCAAATAATTAATAGTGTAACTACTTATATACCTGAAATTGAATTAACTGATATAGAAATTAATCCTGATACTGATTATAATATTTTATATATCAATATTTCATATATAATAAAACTATCAGGAACTAAAGATAATATTATTATAGACTTCTCAACTTTACAATGACAACTGAGCCTAAAAATATAAATTATTTAAATAAATCATTTAGTGATTTTAAATTATCACTTCAAGATTTTGCTAAAACCTATTTTCCTAATACTTATAATGATTTTTCAGAAGCATCTCCAGGAAATATGTTTATTGAAATGGCATCATATGTTGGTGATGTTTCTTCATTTTATATTGATACTCAATTTCAAGAAAATTTTTTAAATTTAGCTAAAGAACAAGAAAGTTTATATAATTTAGCCTATTCATTTGGATATCGCCCTAAATTATCTTATGCTTCTACTACTAATATTGAAATATATCAATTACTACCTTCAGTAGGTGGTTCTCCTGATTTATCATATTCATTATTAATTCCTGCTAATACAGTAGTAACTAGTAATTCTAATTTTTCTAAATTTATAACAACTGAAGATATAGATTTTTCTCAAACTTCATCTGCTGAAATTACTTTTTATAATAATAATTATTTTTTAGCTAAAAAAACAATTCCTGTTATTTCAGCTGAAATTAAATCAACAACAGTTAATTTTTTAGGTAATAATAAATTCGTTTCTACTACTATAAATGATAATAATATTATTCAAATATTATCTGTTAGTGGTAGTGATAATTCAAAATGGTATGAAGTTCCTTATTTAGCTCAAAATATTATATTTTCATCTTCTTTAAATCCTACATCAGGAAGTGATGGAATTAATTATTTATTACAATTAAAAAATGTACCTAATCGATTTGTAACTAGAGTTAAAAATACAGGATCTATTGAATTACAATTTGGTGCTGGAGTATCTAATTATGATTCTACAATATTACCAACTCCAGAAAATATTAATTTAGGTTTAATACCTAGTGTAGGAGGTTTAGTAGATGATTATAATAAAGCCTCTGTATTTTTTTCTAAAACATATGGAGTAGCGCCTTCAGGTAGTTTAAATATTCAATATCTAGTAGGAGGTGGAATTGAATCTAATTTACCTGCTAATTCATTATCATCAATTGATACTACTAATGCTTTAAGTAATTGGTTTAAATATAATCCAGCAGATGCTGGTGTTAAAGCTATAATTATAAATAGTTTATTAGTAAATAATCCTATTCCTGCTACTGGAGGTAGAGGAGCTGATACTATTGAAGAAATTCGTTTAAATACATTAAACGCATATACAGCTCAAAATAGAGCAGTAACTAAAGAAGATTATATATTTAGAACATTAAGTTTACCTTCTCGTTATGGTAATATTGCTAAAGCATATATAACACAAGAAACTTATAATTCATTAGGTAATTTAGTTTCTGGTAATCCTTTAAGTTTAGATTTATATATTTTAGCATATAATGCAAATAAACAATTAATCCAAACTAATTCAGTATTAAAAACAAATTTAAAAACATATTTAGATGAATATAGAATGATTACTGATGCTATTAACATCAAAAATGCATTTTATATTAATATTGGAGTAAATTTTGAAATAACAGTTGATCCAAGTTATAATAATAAAGAATTATTATCTGCGTGTATATCTCAATTAAAAAATTATTTTAATATAGATGCATGGCAAATTAATCAACCTATTATTTTATCCGAAATTAATTCACTTCTAATCAAAGTTCCTGGTGTAAGATCCGTTCCTAAAATTGAAATTGTAAATAAGCAAAGCGGTGGTTATTCTCCATATGCTTATGATATTATATCAGCTACTAGAAATGGAATAATTTATCCTTCAATTGATCCAAGTATATTTGAAGTCCGTTTCCTTGATAATGACATAAATGGTAGAATAATTACATATTAATAATGGCAATTTATAAAATATTTCCTGATAAAGACGCTTCTATATATTCATTTTATCCAATAAAAAATACTGGATTAGATGAAATATTAGATTTAAGTATTTACGATTCTATAGAACAATTAGGTGAAGTATCTCGTATTCTAATATCGTTTACAAATTTAGAAATCCAAGATATTTTAACTAATAAAATAGGTTTATCTAATTATAAAGCTTATTTAAAATTATTTCTAGCTAATACTAATGAAATACCTTTAAATTATACTATATATTGTCATCCTATTTCAGGATCTTGGAATATGGGAACTGGTAGAGCAGCTAATATTCCATCTACTACAAATGGGGTAAGTTGGAAATATAGAGATAATTTAAGTGGAAGTATATTTACTTCTTCTTTTAATGGAACTACTAATGAATATACTGGAAGTAATATAGGAGGAGGAGTATGGTATACATCAAGTTATTTTACTGCTACTCAATCTTTTACATATGCTACTGATAAAGATATTGAATTAGATGTAACTAATACTATTAGCTCTAGTTTTTATCAAAATGGATTTATAATTAAACATTCTAGTTCTTTAGAATTTACAACAAATTTTCCTTTTGAAACTAAATATTTTTCAGTAGATACCCATACTATTTATCCTCCATGTTTAGAATTTAGATGGAATGATTTTATTTATAATCCTGGTTCTTTATCTACAATTATATCATCAAATCCAACAATTACATTAGCTAATAATAAAGGTGAATTCCAAATTGACTCAGTAAATCGTTTTAGAGTAAATGTAAGAGATCAATATCCTGCTAGGAGTTTTCAAACCTCTTCTGTATATTTAAATAATAAAATATTACCTACTTCATCATATTATGCTATTAAAGATATTAAAACTGATGAATTTATAATAGACTTTGATACTACATTTACAAAATTATCTTGTGATTCATCAGGTAATTATTTTGATTTATATATGAATGGTTTACAACCTGAAAGATACTATCAAGTATTAGTAAAAACAATTATAAGTGGTAGTACAATAGTAATTGAAGATAATAATTATTTTAAAGTTATACAATAATGACTCAAATATCTTTAGATAAAAGTATTTTTAATAAACAAGATTTTGAAAAAATAGTTGATACTAAATTCAAACAATTAATTAATGAAGATGTTAATGTTGAAGATACATTTACTCTTGATGATTTCTTTCAATTATATGACGAATTATTTAATCAAATTCCTAAAGAAGGAGATATAGATTCTCATCGATATATTTTAAATAAAGAAGCAGAATATTTAGGTGTTAATATAAATGATCAAACCAATATACAAGCTTTATTAGATGAAATTACTTCTTTAAGACAAGAATTATTAGGCGCTAATAAAACATTATCAGATTTAAATAAAAAATAATGGCAGATAATATAAGAATTATTGGTAATATAAATGATATTCAACGAATAAATCGTTTAAAATTAGAAGATTTAAATTTACTTAATGTACAAGTAAAAAATCAAACTTTTGGTTTTGAAAATGATTATATTGAATATTTTATATATGATGGTGGAGGAAATTTAATTGATAGTAATTATAATTATAGAAATTTTAAATTACCATCTGATTCTTATCTTACTCCTGATTTCAAATTACCTTTAATTGAAATTGATCCAACAACAGATTTACAATCTTTTGGATATATTTCGGGTCAATTTACAACCCAATATAATTTTCAAACTAAAAAAATATCATCTTCAGATTCAGAATTATTTATCAGTAGAATTTCTGAAGATAGGACTGAACTTAGTATTAAATCAACAATATTATCATCTGAAGATTTAATTAAACATGGAAATGATTTAATTAATGAATTAGAAAGTTCTTCAGAACAAAAATATTTTATATTAAATTTTTCAGATAATGTAAAAATATTAGTAGTTAATGTTGCTATTAAAGTTGAAGATTCTTCAATTTTATTAAAATTATATGAACCTTTAATCCAAAATATATTTGAAAAAGAAACATGTTGGATAACAGAAGAAATTATTGAACCGTATGTGTTTGATATAAATTTAGACACTTCTGTAATTCCTAATGATGCTCCTTTATTAAGAGGTCCTAATTTTGATATTAATATAGATGTTAAACAAAATGTAAGTACTGATTATCAAAATTATTCTTCTTTAGTTTCATCTTTAACCGGTTCATCATATCAACAAGTTTTAAACTATATGAATGATGATTCATATGATTTAAATATTGATTATACATCATTTGAAAATTTTACTCATTTTAGTTCAGCTGAAACACGTTTAAATATTTTTTATGATAAAGTAAAACAAATTGAAAATTATAATAATAATATTAATATAATTACAGGTTCTACTAATGTATTAAAAAATGAACAAACAGCTTCTATTAAATTAGAAATAGATAATATTATTAAAAATTTTGATGGATTTGAAAACTATATGTATTTTGAATCTTCATCTTATGCTTGGCCCAAAACCACTAATATAAAACCATATTATTTAGCTTCTACTAGTTCAATTAATGTAGTATCTTGGTATAATACTTATACTGGTTCTGCTATTATTTATGATGAAAATAATTTAGATCGTTTATATAATATTATTCCTAATTTTATAAAAAATGATCCAACTAATTATCAATCATATTATGATTTTGTAGATATGATTGGTCATTATTTTGATAATATATGGATTTATATTACATCAATTAATGAACTTTATAATGCTGATAATAATTTAGAAAAAGGTGTATCTAAAGATACAGTCTATAATGCTTTACAATCATTAGGTGTTAAACTTTATAATAGTAAAGGTGATGATAATTTTAGTGATTATGTTGGAGGATTAAATAGCGGAAGTACATTATTTACAGATAATTTTTCAATTACTAGTAGTTATTTAAATAATATTCCTAAAAAAGATTTATTAGCTGAAACATATAAAAGAATATACCATAATATACCTTTATTATCTAAAACTAGAGGTACATCTATCGGTTTACAAAATTTAATTAATACGTTTGGTATTACTAGTAGTATACTTAATCCTAAAGAATTTGGTGGGTCTACTAAGAAAAATAAAATTAAAGGATTTGATAATGATAAAATAACTATTCAAAATAATACCATTACGGGTAGTGTTTTATCACCATTTATTTCATTACAACAAAAATCAACTTCATCATCTGAATTTACTTCAACTGATTTACATTTTGTTGATTTATCTTTTAGTCCTCAAAATGAATTAAATACCCGATTATCAGCATCTATTGCTATTTTAGCACCTACATTTTCATTAGATGATTATATTGGTGATCCGGCTTTAATAAATTCATCATCTTATCAATTATTAATTCAACAAAATAATTATTTTATTTCAGCTAGTTCTGCTATTTCCGGTAGTGAAAAACCATTAGATTATAAAGGATTTATTGAATTAGTAAAATATTTTGATAATAGTTTATTTAAAATGCTAAAAGATTTTGTTCCTGCTAGAACAAACGCTTTAACTGGAGTAACTATCAAATCATCAGTTTTAGAAAGAAATAAAATTCCTGTTTATCATCCTAAAGTAGAAGAAAATATAGTATATGAAGCTGAATATGCTGCTCCAACTATTGAAGAGGATAAAAGTTATTACTATGATAAACTAAATGGTACTAAAACTTCATTTTATGATGGACAAATAACAGGTTCATATGTTAATGTTTATAGTTATTTTGATGATGAACATATAAATCCATATTTATTTCCTACTGAATCAATTGATATAAATTTATTTAATCATACTGATTTTAACATTACTTTAAATAATGTTTCTTCAAGTATTGTTTCTTCTATAAGACAAAAAGTAGAACCTTTATATACTACGGTTAATGGTAAAGTATTTAATACTAGTTCAACCAAATATGAGTTTATATCAGATGCTGAATTACAAGATAGCCAATTAAATTTATTAGGACATAAAAATTCTAGATATGAAGGAAGTAAATTATCAGGATTAAAATTAAATATATATTCTTCAGCTTCTTCTAATTATGGAGGTGATATAACATTTGGTAAAGAATCAGTTATTAATCATCATACTAGAAAATTAGGTTTATTTACTCAAATTCAACGAAATCCATTTTTTACTTATCCTCAACAAAATAATGTTTTTTTAAAATATCTTGTTGATGAAAGTGGTAGTTTAACTGAATTAAATAAAAAGAATAAAAATTGGGAAGAAGTACAAAATATTTTTAAATCAGGTGAGATATTAACAGTAGCTCAATTTGATAATTCTCGAAATTCTGAAACTAATGCTGTTTCTCAAAAATCAACTGATGGTGAAAAATTAATATACACTAGCGGATATTCTTATTTTCCTATATTATATAATGGTCCGTATAGTTCTAATCCTAATTCAAATTTATATTTTAATTATACTGGAGATACTTTAGCTAAACAATTTCAAATTCGTTTATTAAATGGAGGTATTATAAGTGGTAGTACACCAGGTACTGAAACTTATCCTATTGTAGGAGGTAAAATATTTAAAGCAGTTGATAAAGTAACTAATGATCCAAATAATACTCTTTATAAAGATGGTAATATTTTTTATAGTAATTTTGGAAATAATACATTTTCTACTTATAGTATTCAAGAAACGGGAGATCAAAGATTTAATTTTAAATTTACAATAAAATTAGAATTTAAATCTAATAATCAAGCAGGTTCATTTACTGCTGCTATTAAAAAAGTAGGAGATAGTACATTAGTATCTCAAACACTTTCCGCGGCCTCTGGAATTCGTTCTACTGTTAATACTAGTTTACAATTTGCTAAAATACCAGAAGGAAATCCTACTATTAGTTTACCTGCTAACACAACTATTTATGATGAAGGAGGTAATACTACTGGAGAAGTATTACCCGCAAATACTACATTATATAAAATTATAGCGGGTGCTTATCTTGATAATTTATGTAATTTATTTGGTAGTGGAGAATATTATGTAACAAATGCTTATTTTTTATCAATTGGACTTCTTTCTCCTAATTGTACTGATACTTTTCTTTTACCTACAACTGATAAAAAATTATATACATTTCCTACTAGTAATCTAATTAATTATTTAAATTTTAATTTAGATTCAGATTTTAAACCATTTACTTTAGGTGATAAAATAGCATTCGAATTAACTACAGGAAGTGTAGCTTTTACAACTAATAACTTTACTGCTTCTATTGAAAAATATGATAATTTATCAAATAATGGAATAATTTTTAGTTCAATTCAACAAAATCAAATAGGTAATAATCCTTTTGCTACTAGTAATTCAGGAGCTTCTCCTTTTATATCGGGTTCTATTTCCGGTAGTTTAGTATTAAATAGATCTTTAACTAATTTTAAAGATTATTTATTTTTACCTAGTGGAAGTGGATTTGTTCAAAATACTTTATATAATACTTATAATGATGCTTTATTTACATTCTCACCTAAAAAAGGAGATTTAATAATATTATATTATGGTCCTTCAAATTCTTATTTCGAATCAGAAATATCAGATGTTAATATTTTAAATAATCAATTAACTTTAAAATTATATTCTGATTTACCTAGTATTTTAAATAAATCAGTTTACTCTAGTTCGGATATAAGTCAATTTTTATTTTTAACTAAAGTTAAAGATGAAGCTAATATTCTTTTACAATTTAATAAAAAAGATGGTGAAACATCTATTGGTCTTATTATACCTAATAATATACATCCTGATGTATTAGATAATATAGATACTATAACTAAAGAAGTAAAGCAAAAATTAATTGATTTTGGAATTACAAATACTAACTTTTAATCAATAATTTTATAAACATATATATTTATACGAAAATAACAATAAATTATGGCAATTTTAAATAATACTACAATAACAGTAGATGCTGTATTAACCACCAAAGGACGTGAATTATTAGCACGAAATGACGGTTCTTTTCAGATTACCCAATTTTCATTAGCTGATGATGAAATCGATTATACTTTATATAATCCAACTCACCCTTCAGGTTCAGCTTTTTATGGTGAAGCTATTGAAGCCATGCCTATGATTGAAGCATTCCCTGATGAATCTCAAATTATGAGATATAAATTAGTTACTTTACCTCGTGGAACTTCAAAATTGCCTGTTATTTCTTTAGGATATGATATAATATCAGTTCGTCAAGGAGCTACATTAACTATTACTCCTCAAACATTAAATTATCTAGGAGCTACTTCAATATTTGAATCTAATGGCTATACAGCAACAATAGCAGATATTAGATTACTATCTACATTTAATGGTACTGGTATTACTTCAAATACTCCAGTAACAGATGCTAATACAACTACCGGTGCTCAATTAAGTAAATCAGTATTAGGTACTTCATTTACATTAACTGGTACTACAATTAATACATTATTTGGTACTTCAACATCTCAATTATCAACCACTATTACAGTAATTGGTAGAGATTCAGGTGCTAGAATTACTATTCCTGTAAATATAATTAAAGTAAATAACTTATAATATGTCATTTTCAAGATACGCTACTGAGGATTCAGTAATAAGTTCAGAAACCGTAGTAAGAGGAATGTGGAAAACTACTAATACAGCTAGTTTAAACACATTCTTTACTTCTAGTATTATTACTAGTCCTTATTATGTGAATGTATACGATACTTCAGCTACTTCATCCGTTCAATTTTCTATTCAATATGGTCATGTTAGTGGTTCAGGTTCAGCTCCATTAAATGCTGCTGTAGTTGGTAGAACACCAACTCGTATTAATTATGGACAATATAGAAGTTTAATCTATAATGATGAAAATTCAGCTTTTATTTTCGGAACATATACTTCTCCAGATTTTATTGCTTTAAATATTGCCCGTTCTTGTTATAAAGATGCAATTAAACCTGGTTCTTTAACTTTACAATTATCGGGTTCTGATTTTGGTAGAACAATACTTAGTTTAACAGATGATAGTGTAGTAAATGGTTCAGTTACTAATTTTATAGGTTCAAATCGTTATTATACTTTAATTTCAGGTAGTGGTGGAACTGCTGCTACTTCATTAGCTGGTGTAAGTGGTAGTTATGGTTTAATGTTTCCTGATTTAGGTGTTATTTTATTAAACCCTAAGGCACTATCTGTAAATTCAGGTTCAGGAGGTATAGCATTAAATGATATTAATGTCACTGATTCTACTAATATTGCTAATACTAGTAATTATGCTAGAATATTCGGAGTTATAAAAGGAACAACTAATAGTTTTACACTTCAATCTGAAGAAACTGTATCATCTCGTTATTTCTTCACTCGTGTAAAAAATAATGAATATAATTATACTACAAATCCTTCAATTATAAATAATAGTGGTAGTTTATTATATGATACTTTAATTAATAATCCTCAAACATATTTTACAACTGTAGGTATGTATAATGATAATAACGAATTAGTAGCTGTTGCTAAATTGTCTCGTCCATTAATTAAAGATTTTACTAAAGAAGCTTTAGTTAGAATTAAGTTAGACTATTAAAAATAATTAAATGGCTTCATTTAAAAGATTAAAACGATCGGATATAATTTCCGTTCCGTATGTAGCCAATAAAAATTGGGTTTTCGAATATTGTCCTTATCCGGAAAATGATCAAAATATAAAGATTTTGAAAGGAACTAATCTAATCAGTTCCTTTTCATCTAATCATGATCCGGTAACTCAAGGAGAATATGAGAGATTAGTTTATTCTCAAATTAATCATTTATTTTATCAACAGTATTCATCTAGTAATTTAAATTTAAATACTAGTTCATTATTGTCTTCTTTATATTATGATGGAAGTTCTCAAGTAAGAGCAACGGGTTCTTATTTTAATTATAATGAAAATTCAGGATTAAGAAAAACATTTCCTACTGGAGCTAATGAAGGTATACGTGTTTTATCTATAAGTAAAAATTTATATGGTGAACAAATTTTACCCTACGAATTTGAATTATCCTCTTCTGTTTATTATATTGAAGATGATGGTATAGGTAATTTAAGAGATACTAAAAATTCTAATGTTCATGTAGGTAATATCTTTTATGCTCATGGATTAGCAATAATAACAAATCAAGATTATCAATCAATGTGGCCTTTACCACCATTAGCTAATTATAGAGAAGTAAATTATTTAGATACTGATACTAGTAGAATTATTCCAATATCAGCATCCATAACACTTCGTAATACTAATGATATATTATTAACAGGTAGTTTAGAATTATTTAATTTTGATTACACTTTATTTACAGATAATAATAATGGTACTACTACTTTTGCTAATGTTGGCTTAGGGACATATTATACTAATTATACTTTTGATGCTACTATAAGTGGAAGTAATTGTGATGATAAAACATTAACTAGTAATGCTGGATTAATAAAAGCAATAGTTAAAAATAATTGTGACTTTGCAGTTAGTTTTACTGAATTAATACCAACTCCAACTCCAACTCCAACAGTAACAGTAACGGCAACAGCAACAACAACTACAACTGTAACTGCTACAACAACAGCAACTCCAACCGTTACTACGACCGCTACAACAACAGCAACAGCAACAGCTACAGCAACAACAACAATAACAGCTACCGCTACCGCAACAACAACTCCAACTCCTACTCCTACTATAGTAGGATACCAATTAATGAGATGTGATAATTATGATACTAATAATTATACTACCGATTTTATATCAAGTGGAGAAACTTATTTTAGTGGGGGTGGATTCTGTTATTATTCTTTAGGAGCTATTTATAGCACGAGTGGCTTAACTCAAATAATGGGAACTGTTCAAGTATGTAATTGTAATTAAAAAATAAATGAGATATTTTACTATAGCCCTTACTACAAATAATAACTCAGGACCGTTTAATATATATTACGATACTAATAATATCGCTAATTTAGTAAACGGTTCTCAAGCTATTGGTATTAGTGCTGCTAGTTTAACTAGTGGTGTGACTGTGGCTATAGAAGATTATGTAACTAATCTTGTTGTTTTAAATTTAAAAGAAACATGTGGTAGTACTGTATTTTATAATATTACATCTCCAACACCTACTCCAACTTCTACGGCAACAGCAACGGCAACAGCAACTGCAACTGCGGCTACACCAACAGCAACAGCCACTGCAACTCCAACAGCAACAGCCACTGCAACTCCAACAGCAACAGCCACTGCAACTCCAACAGTGACAGCCACTGCAACTGCAACTGCGGCTACACCAACAGCAACAGCCACTGCAACTCCAACAGCAACAGCCACTGCAACTGCAACTGCGGCTACACCAACAGCAACAGCCACTGCAACCGCCGCTACTCCAACATCAACTGCGACTGCAACCGCAACGGCAACAGCAACTTCTACTACGACTGCAACTGCAACTGAAACTGCTGCTACACCAACAGTTACAGTTACAGCTACAGCTACAGAAACAGCAACAGCTACTGCTACTGCTACTGCTACCGCAACTGCTACTGTTACGGCAACATCAACAGCAACATCAACATCAACAGCAACAGCAACAGCAACAGCAACAGCAACTGCTACCGCAACTCCAACACCAGTATATTATTATAATGCTACTAGATGTCATGATAATATAAATCAAATTGTATATGGTGGTGGTATTCCCTATGGTACAGGTACAGTAGTAATATCAGGAGGTACAACATATTGTTATACAATTCAAAATGAAGTAATTCCTCAAGCATATGATGATACAGTAGGAGCTTCAGTAGATAATTGTAATAATGAGGCATGTTATGTTATTCCTCCAACACCTACCTCAACAGCAACGGCTACAGCTACTGAAACAGCAACAGCAACTGCGACTGCAACAGCAACAGCAACAGCAACAGCAACTGCTACCGCAACTCCAACACCAGTATATTATTATTATGCATTAAGTACATGTTGGGGGCAAGAAACATCTATAGCTGTAGGTAGAAGTACATCTTCATCATATGGAACAGCAGTATTTTCAATAGGTGGAATTTGCTTCCAATCTAATGGAATAACATCAGGACCTAGTTATGATGTTGATTTAGATTCATACTCAATTATTTCTGGAGGATGTAGTGATGCTGCCTGCAACCCACCAACTCCAACTCCAACCCCTACTCCAACTCCAACTCCAACACCTACTCCAACTCCAACACCAGTTTATCAATCATATGATTTATATTTCTGTGGAACAACAACTCCTGCTAGTTTAAGAGTACCATATGATGGTAATTTAGATCCAGGTAATATTATAAAAGCATCCAATGGATTATGTTATACAATAGCGGGACCTACATATGTTGGAGATCCTAGTTTAACTGTAGTTAGTGAACATAGTACTTGTGAAGAATGTAATCCTCCAACACCTACACCTACTCCTACACCGACTCCAACACCAACTCCAACACCAACACCGACGCCGACGCCAACTCCAACACCAACACCAGTAGCAAATTGCTCATTATGGACATTTACTAACTTTAGCCCAGATTTTAGTAATACTGTAAATTATATTGATTGTAATGGTAATCCACAATCAGTAGTAGTATACGAATTAACATCTCCACAATATTGTGTATTAGATGGTACTACACCTGTACCAGCAGATGTATATATTACTGTAACTAATGAATTTACATCTTGTATTTAATATTTATTAATATATGAGTATAATAAACACAAATAATTTTAAGTTATCTTTTAAAAACCAACATACGGTTTATGAGAATTATATTACGGCTCATGTAAAAGAAAATGAATTTAATTTAAGTTATAATCCAAGTTTAAGAATAACAGGATCGAATCCTTATTCTCAAATTAAAGATTTTGCTACTGGATCTAATTTTGCTCCATATGCTTCAACAATTGGATTTTATAATGATGATAATGAATTAATAATGGTTGCTAAATTTGGTCAACCTGTTCCTATGTCTTTAGAAACAGATATGACTTTCTTAATACGTTACGATACTTAAAAATAAAAGTTATGATGCAAGTAATTAGTCCTACTACTAAAGTAGAGGATTTAATCAATGATTCTAATTTTGATATTAATGAATATATCGGTTATATTTATATAACTCTTCATATACCTACTGGGCGTCGATATATTGGTAAGAAAAATTTCTTTCATATATTAAATAAAAAATTAGGTAAAAAAGAACTAGCTGAAATACCTGTTACTAGAGGTAAAAGACCATCTAAAAAATCAGTCACTAAAGAAAGCGATTGGAAAACATATTATGGTTCATCAACTGAAGTTAAATCATTACCTAAAGATGAAATGACACGTTATGTATTAAAATTATGTAAAACTAGTAAACAGTTAACATATTGGGAAACAAAATATTTATTTCAATATAACGTTTTAGAAGACGATCATTATATTAACGATAATATATTAGGTAAGTTTTTCCGTAAAGATTTGATATAGTAAATTTCCTTACCATATTCATATTATGGAAAATCTAGTTTTAATTAGTTTATTAGAATCGGTATTAGGTAAATCAAAACCTACATCTAAAGGTAATCATTCATTCCATTGTCCATTTTGTAAGCATCATAAGCCTAAATTAGAAATTAATATAGCCACTAATGAGAAGAAAGAAAATCCGTGGCATTGTTGGGTTTGTAATACTAAAGGTAAAACAATTAAATCGTTATTTAAATCATTAAAAATAACAGGTTCTAAATCAGAACAACTAGATACAATTATTATTCCTGGTAAACGCCAAGAGATAGTTTATAATCAAATAACATTACCTAAAGAATTTAAAACGTTAATTGACGTTACTTCACTGTCTAAAATGGATCAAATATATGCTAAACAAGCATTACATTTTCTTCATAAGCGAGATATTACAGACAATCATATTAAAAAATATAATATTGGATTTTGTACTGAAGGCGAGTATGAAGGACGAATTATTATTCCATCTTATAATTCAGAGGGTCAATTAAATTATTTTATTGCTCGTTCGTTTGATCAAGACTCATCTCGCAAATATAAAAATCCATCAGTACAAAATAAAAACATAATCGGATTAGAATATTTCATAAATTGGGATGCGCCAGTAGTATTAGTTGAAGGTATGTTTGATGCTTTAACAATACAACGAAATGTTATTCCATTATTTGGTAAAGTACTCTCTGAAGCACTAATGAAACGATTAGTAACATCAGATGTAGAAAAAGTATACGTTGCTTTAGATAAAGATGCACAACGTGAAGCATTACAACACTGTCAAACATTAATGAATTATGGTAAAGAAGTTTACTTAGTTGAAATGGATGGTAAAGATGCAAATGAAATCGGATTTAAGAATTTCTTAAATATAATTGAAAACACATATCCACTAACCTTTGAAAAAATAATGGGTATAAAACTAAAACTCTCATGATTGAACAAAATTCAAATGTAATTAATGATCCAAATATTAAACGGATTGTTGAACATACAGCAAATTCTAAACAAATAAATATTTTAGATAGTCGTTTCTACAGACGTAGTGAAAAATATTACCCATCTGTTACTTCCATATTGAATTATTTCCCTAAAAACAATTTTTTTCACGCTTGGTTAAAAGATGTTGGTCATAATAGTGAAATTATTATGCGTAAAGCAGCTTATGAAGGAACACAAGTACACGATGCTATTGAAGATTTTTTAGGCGGAAAAGAAATTACATGGATTGATCAATACGGAACAGCTAAATATCAATTAGATGTTTGGAAAATGATTTTACGATTTGCTGATTTTTGGAACCAAGTAAAACCAGAATTAGTATCTAAAGAATATCATTTATTTTCTGACCAATATGAGTATGCTGGTACTGCCGATTTAATTGTGAGAATAAACGGTGAATTATGGTTATTAGATATTAAAACATCAAATTCGCTACATACATCATATGATTTACAATTAGCCGCTTATGCTCAAGCTTGGAATGAAACTCATACTGAACATGTTACACGTACTGGTATTATTTGGTTGAAAGCTAAAACACATAGAGAAGGCAAAGAAGGTCAAATGCAAGGTAAAGGATGGCAAGTTAAAATAGTTGATGATATTGAAAAGAATTTTACTATGTTTACTAAAATTCAAGATATATATAAACTTGAGAATCCAAATGCTTCTCCATATACTGAAACATTACCTACATCAATTAAATTGAATGCAGAAAATTAATATTTATAAGTATATTATACTGTATATTAATTAATGAAAATAGCAATTTACCCAGGCGCGTTTAAACCACCTCATAAAGGTCATTTCCAAGTAGTTAAACTATTAATTGATAGAGATGATATTTCTGAGGTGGTTGTTGCTGTTTCTTCAAAAGAACGTGGTGGAGTTTCAGCAGATCAATCATTAGATATTTGGGCGTTATATACTAATTTATTAGGTCCTAAAGTTAAAGTTATATCATCTGAAGGCTCTCCTGTATATTATACATTATCATCGATTAAAAATAATCCTGATCAAGATTTTGTAGTTGCATTTGGTAAAGAAGAAAGTTCACGTTTTGCTTCATTAGCTGACAATCCCAAAGTTGAGATATTTGACGCTGGTAATTTTGAAAATATATCAGCAACTGACTTTAGAGATGCTATTCAAGCTCGTAATATAAAACAAGTAGCTAAATTTTTACCTGATGGGGTTTCAACAAGAGAATTTTTTGATGCATTTACTAGAACGTATGAAAAAAATAAAAACTCATTAAATGAGCATCCAATATATGAAGATCAATTCCCATTATTAAAAGAATTTGTTGGATACTGCAGAGAATATTTAAAATTAAAATCATTACCTCCATTAAAAATGTCATATGATCCTACAAATGCAGAATCAAGACGTTCATTTGGTGGATACGATCCAAACAATAAAAGTATTGAATTAAGTGTAGCTAATCGTCATCAAGCTGATGTTTTTAGAACATTAGCACATGAGTTAGTTCATTATAAACAAGATATACAAAATAGATTAACACCAGAATCCGGTAAAACAGGACATGCTCATGAAAATGAAGCTAATGCTGCCGCCGCTATTATGATGAGAAATTTCGCTCAAATGCGACCTGAAATGTTTATAGTAAGATGATAAAATTATTTGATATACTGTCTGAAATTGGTGATGCTACATTAAGTGTACCATATAATAAAACTGGTGAATCACTAAATTCAACTAAAGATGAAAAGACTATAAACTATGAATTTGAAATAGGGAATAATACATATATTGTTGAACTTTATACTGGTTTAATGGATAAATATGATGTACCTCAATCCAAATCAAAAAATGAATATTATTTGGGGGTAGTATTTGGTAATAAAGTTGGAAATGAAGAGTATACTACTTTAGATACTAATAGAGGAGAACAATATAGAATAATGGCTACTGTCACTAAAATACTAAAAGATTATGTTTCACAACATCCTGAAGTAGTAGAGATAGTATACGAACCTGTAAAATCAGGTCCATCGGATCAAGGTAGAGAAAAATTATATAAAGCATACGTTGAAAGAAATTTATCTGATTGGAGTTATACAAAAGATTCTAATAACCATGTTTATCTAAGAAAACCAAATACTTCATCAAAATCAAACATTAAGCGTTCATTTAAAAAATAATGATAAAATTATTTGATATACTACAAGAAATTATTTCACCTCAAAATAAAATGATAATTTTAGCTGGGGGTGCTGGAGTTGGTAAATCTACTTTAATAGATAAAATTAAAGGATTAACACCTGGTTTTGAAATAATTAATCCTGATAAATACATTGAAGATAAAGCAAGTCCAATGTTTAATAATTTATCAGCAGCTTCTATTCAAGTAGATGATGTTGATGTACCTAATACTCTTTTATCAGGTAAATCATTTATTTGGGACACAACAGCATCTAATGCAGCTAAATTACTTGGAGGAACATATAAACGTAAAGAAACACCAGGATTATTAAATGCTGCTTCTAATTATGATACATTAATGATTATGGTGTATGCTCACCCAATTGTATCATTTTTAAGAAATTTTAAACGTGAGCGTAAAGTACCTAAAATAGGTGTTATATCAACATGGAATAATGTATACGGTAATATTGATGCTTATAAAAATAAATTAGGTGATAATTTTGTATTATATCAAGCACCAGATGATGAGTACAAAAAAGAAATAGAAGAATTTAATCAAGCAGTTCAACAAGGAAAATTATATGAATGGTTAGAAGAATTAACATCTCAGAATCCAGAACAATTTGTATCTACTTTCCGTAAAACACAAGATTCGCCTTTATCACCTGAAGAACAAGCTAAAAAAGATAAAGCAACAGAAAAATCAAGAGAACTATTTAAACAATTAGTATCTCAATTAGAACGTGAATTTATTACTATAGATAAAAAAATTAAAGATTCTGTTTTATCTGAACCTGAACTTATATCTAAAGTAAAATCATTTAATAATCAATCTTCTAAATTAAATGAAGGCGAACAACAATATAAAGTATATTGTGATATGGATGGTGTATTAGTTGATTTTGAACGTGGATATAATGATTTAACAGGCAAGCAAACACCTGGTGTTGATTCAACATATGATAAAAATGATTTTTGGTCTGCAATTACTAAAGCAGGATCTAAATTTTGGGCTGATTTAAATTGGATGTCTGATGGACAACAATTATGGAATTATATTAAACAATATAATCCTAAATTATTAACTGCTCCATCACGTGAAAAATCATCTGAAATAGGTAAACAAGAATGGGTAGATAATAATATACCAGGTACATCCATTGTATTTAAACAAGCAAAAGATAAAAAAGATCTAGCAGAACCAAATGCAATATTGATTGATGATAGAAAAGATAATATCCAACAATGGATAGATGCTGGTGGAATTGGTATCCGTCATACATCTACAGAATCAACAATAAAACAATTACAAAAACTAGGGTTATAAAATGGCAAAAGAAACATTATTACAAAAAGAATTCACTGAAAAAGATATAAAGCGAATTCGTAATTTAGTATCCGGTAATTACCATGATGCTACTCAAACTCAAGTAGGATATTCTCGTAAACATATTGAACGTAAAGAAGGTGAAATATGGGAAGAAAACGGTAAATCTTGGACAATCAAAAACGGTGTCCGAATTAGTGTGTCTAAATTAGATAGAGCAAAATCATATGCTTTTATGCCACTTCTTTGTCCGGAATGTAATACACCTATGAAAACAGAGTATGATAAGAAAATGTTTCATATTCATAGTACTTGTTTTAATTGTGTTATAAAAAAAGAAACTCAATTAAAAATAGAAGGAAAATGGAAAGAATATGCATTAAATATAATGAAAAATAATGCTAATTTTACTTTAAATGAATTTGAAAACGGATTTGAAGATTATATGAATTCATTCGATTCAACTGGATTTGTAACTGAACAAGGTGATATTGAAGATTGGCATGTTAAAGCTTTAGATAAACAGAAAATACGCGAACAAGTAATGAAAGACGTAAAAGAATCACGTGCTAAATTAAATAGTTAATATTTATGAGTATAACATTTTTATCCCTTCTTAATAAAATGCATCAATCAGCTGAGCTAAATGCTGCCGGAGTAGCAACAACGTGCATTGCACTACTTAATAGCTTTTTTTCTATGTTAAATCCTGTACTTACTGGTCTATTTTACATCCTATCTATTGGATGGCTCGGGGTACAAATATATTATAAGATAAAAAATAAAGGTAAATAATGATTAAATTAATCAATATATTAAGTGAAGTATCTGAGGTATCTCCTCCTTATATGTACTCGCCTGTAGGATTTGGATGTCACGTATGTAAATTCTACTACAAACAAGACGACAAACATATGTGTTCAAGTACGAATTATCAAGAACATATGGGTACTGCTGAATTAGTTGATAATGATGGAAATCAGATAAAAGATCCTTCAAAATGGTGTTCTAACTGGTTTTTGCCAAAACAAGAAGAAAATGGATTTAAATAAAATAAAATCTATAATTGAGAATGTTATAATGGAAAAAAAGCTTTGTCCTAAGGGTAAAGCTTATTATAATAGACGTATAGCTGCTGGTGAAGTACCATCAGCTTATTTATCTGGTCGTGCTGTTAAGGTATGTAAAGGATTGATGGAAGAAGGAAGTGAGGATGAAGCATGGGAATTAGTAGGTCAAAAAGATCTAAATATATCTAAAATAGTAAAAAATGCTGGATTTAAATATGATGAAGAATCTGTTAATAAATTAATACCTATTATTGAAAAAACACCTGCAACTAATATTTCTCCATCTCAAGTAACAAAACTTAAAAATTTTAATAATAAATCTGGTGAAGAATCTCTTATAACAGATATAATCAAAATCAGTAAATCTCAGAATCCAAGACAAGGATATATAGATTTAATGACTAAAAGAGATTCAAATGATAGTAATAGACAAAGAGGATATGATATTGGTAGTTTATATGATCAAGTAACAACAGGAAATTATGAACCTCCTGTATTAATTGATATAAATGGAACTCTATATGTAGTTGGTGGAAGAACTAGACTATATGCTAGTTTAGCAGCTAATAAAAATATAAAAGTTAAAATATTAAACTCAGATAAATTAATTAATTTAGATGAATCACTACGTGATTGGTTTAGAAAAGAAGATTGGGTTCGTATTGATACAGCAGGTAACATAACTGGGCCTTGTGGTACAATGAAAAAAGGACAAGCAACAACTCGTTGTTTGCCTCGTGCTAAAGCAAATTCATTATCTAAAGAAGAACGTGCTGCTACTGCTCGTAAAAAAGCAGCTGCTGATCGTAAAGGCGATCGTGTAGTTCCAAATACAGATAAAGCAAAAGTACGTTTTAGAGAAGATATTAATCCATTAGGATGGGAACCAATTATAAAAGCTGAAAATGAGGAAATCGAACGTACAGCTGGAGAATTAGGTTTACCTTATGATGTAGTATATAATTCATTTGTTAATGGTAAAGAAGTTACTTTAACAGATGAAATGTGGAGTCGTTTAGAAAATACCGACTCATACGATATAAATTCTGAAGAAGAAGCGATAGAATTAGCGCGCCATTACGGTAAAGATATTCAAAGCATATTAGCCGCTGAAAAAACACCTCCTGCGTTGATTCTCCAATATTCTCCGAATAAATACTATTTAGTAGGTGGTAATACTCGTTTAATGGTTGCTAGAGCAAAAGGTATAAATCCACAAGTAATTTTAGGCACTATCGAACCGATGAATAAATTTGCATATCAAGATGTAAACGATATTGGAGCTAATTTAAATGAAGATTGTGGTTGTAACGGTCCTAAATTAATATTAAAAGAAGGACAAGATATACCTATATTATCTGAAGGATTAAAATATCATATTGCTGAAGGCAAACAATTAATTCATAATATATATCGTCCTTTATCTGAACAATATTTTGCTTTATTTAATGAAGCCCGTGAATTATATAACAAAGGATTACTTTCAGTAACTGAAGATGATGTTGAGATATTAGAATCAAATATTGGAGAAACATTTAAATATAAAGGAATGGAACTTCCGTTTGATTATATTTTAATTGAAGAAGAATTAGTATCTGAAGCCGATAAAAAGAAAACACCTCCAATTGGAAAACCAAAACGTGGTGGATCTAAAAAATTCTATGTTTATGTTCGTAAACCAGGTGGTGGAGTTAAAAAAGTATCATTTGGTGATACAACTGGATTAAGAGCTAAATTAAATAATCCCCAAGCACGTCGTGCCTTTGCTGCTCGTCATGATTGTAAGAATAAAAAAGATAGAACTAAAGCATCTTATTGGTCATGTCGTTTACCAAGATATGCTAAATTATTAGGTTTTAAAACAACATTTAGTGGATTCTGGTAAACCATATACTGATTTAGAAATAACTGAAGAATATACTATTCGTGAGTTCGATGAGAATATAGATCCCATCGAACTCCTTTGGCATCGTGATAATGAACATAGAACATTATATCTTCAGGGTGAAACTGATTGGAAAATTCAATTAGAAAATGAACTCCCTACAACGTTTACTCCTCCAATATTTATACCAAAACACAAATACCACCGTTTAATTAAAGGAACAGGTAAGTTACGACTAAAAATTTATAAATTTTAATGTTATGATTACTAAACAAAATTTCTTTATTATCATTATATTGGTGTTAATCGGTGTAATTGTTATTCAACAATGTACGTCTGATAATGGTACTGAAAATCCAACAATTAAGGTTGATGGGAAAAAATATGAATTACTAAAACACAAAATTGATACTGTTATTGTAGACCACTTTAAAACAAAATATGTTAAAGGTGAAGATATATATCATGAAACTATAGTTGAAAAAGAAAAACGTGTTGAAGTACCTGTTTATTTAAAAGGTGATACAATTCGTATAGTACAAGAATATAATAAAAAAGTATTATATAAAGATAAGTTAGTATTAGATAATGATTTAGGTACAATTGAATTAACAGATACTATATCAATGAATAAAATTATTGGACGTAAATGGAATGCTCAAATTAAAGAACATACTATAACTGATACTAAAATAGTAAAAGAATTACCTAAAAATCAAGTATATGTTGGAGTAGGAGGAATGGTAGGTAATTCATTAATAATGGCTGGTCCGAATTTATCATTGAAGACAAAAAAAGACAATATTTATGGCCTGAACATATATGTAGATCCTAATATGAATAAATACATAGGTGTTAATTTAGCTTGGAAAATAAAACTCAAAAAATAATGACTCAGAACGAAAAACTACGTGCTTTAGTTAGAAAAATGATTGCCGAAGGTACTTCTCAGCGTATCAAAGAAATTGATGCTGCTGGTGACATTGCTGCTAACGAAGCAAAAATGGAACGAATTAAGCAAGAAGCTAAAAAAGCGAATAGTGTAATGGAATTAATGAAAAAAATTAACCTATCTCGTTACTTAGGCGAAAAATTATTCGAAAAAGTAATGCAAGAGATGGATAAATCAATACAAGAATATGAAAGTGCTGGATTGGAACTTGAAGAAAGAATGTCAGGTGGTGATAAAGAAGATAAGAAAAAAGGTAAAAAGTCTACTAAAAAAGCAGACAAAGAAGAAGTCTTAGAAACTGAAGAACCAGTTGAAGAAATTTCAATTGATGCAACTCAATTATAATAATGACTAAAAAAGAATTAGCAGATAAAGTAAGAGTAGCGGCTCGTAATGTTGCCTCTCGTGCTGATAAGCCTGAGAATGCAACACCAATGGCATTAAAATACTCTGATATGTTATTCAAATTTCCTAAACTACAGGAAATATTAGCTAATTTAATGTCAGATGAATTTACAATATTTGTTGAAAATATTGAATGGGTTGCTCCTCGTCCTACTACATTTAAAGTTATATTAAAAAATCAAAACTACTTCCACTTAATATGGAATGTTGATAATTTTATAGCTAGAGTATCTGGTACTAATTATACTTTATCATCATTAGGTGATAATGAAAGAGCAATAAAAGCTATTCAAGAATTATTAATTACAGGTCCAATTAATCCTGATAAAGGTTCAGCTACAGCTTCTCAAGAATTAAATCCAGCAGATGAAGTTCCTGAAGAAACACCTGTAGAAACACCTACAGAAGCATAATGAATGTTATAACTAAATTCTTAGAACAATACTCGTATCGTTTTCCTAAAGGATATCCTGATTTAACAGATCCATCAGATAAAAAATTAATGCGTGAAATTTTATCTGAAATAGGAATTAACGAAGCTGAAGAAAATACAGATGGAACTTCATCTGTAACATCATTTGATGATTTACTTAAATCTAAAACTACTTTAAGAGAAGAAACAAAAACTAAAATTTCTTCTGTATTATCAGACGAGGATAAGAAAAAGATAGTTAGTAACGCCTCAAACAATATTGTAAAAACTATCTCGTTTCTAAACAGCAACTCAGAACTTATTAAAAAAACATTTGATATTAAAGAAGGTGATATGGGTAGAGGTGAAGTAACCTTAATCATAGCATCTTCAGATGGTCAAAAAATTGCTAAAAAAGGAGAATTAGGTGATGTTAGTGTAGGTGGTAAATCATATGAATTAAAAGAAGCAAATGATAAACTTCCTATTAGAGCTGGAGGTACATTTAGAAGTCCTGTTACTGCTTTAACGACAACATTATGGCTTCTTAAGGATGAAATATTTGATGGTGAAAATAAAGAAAAATATAAGGAACTATTAGGTGATGATTTGTTTAGACGGTGGGAAGAATTCGGTAAGAAAGTTAAAGGTGATCAAAACAATAAACAGGTAAACTGGACATCATTTGGTAAAAAACAATTACCCCAATTAAAATCATTTTTATCTGATTTAAGAACTAAATTTATTGAAATATCATCTTCAGATAAATTAAAACCTGAGTTTACAGTTGGTAATAAAGCATTTGATATATCTCCTGAAGATTTAGAAAAAATACAAAAAGCAGATATTAATCAAAATATTTCTATATCAGGTAAAATAATTCCTGCTGCTGCTGATTATGAAGAAGTTCAACGATTTAGAGGTGTTATTAAAACTTTATTAGGTAGAAATATATTTAATTTAAGTGGTGATGAAATAGATAATGATATTAAAAAATCATTTATTGAAGAATTAGATGGTGGATTAGTAATGGTAAGTGATAGTAAATTCGAATTAGTAACTGGAGAAGAATTTGTTAAGAATTTTGATTTTATTGGAATTACACAAGGTAATAGACCTCAGTTTTCTCCTAAAGGAACAGAAACTATAGACGAAGAATACGAATTTTAAAAACATTTAGAACGATTCATAGCCGTTCGACTTAATATTAAAAAATGGATCTGTGGCCCAATCTTACGATTGGGCCTTTCTTAATTATATTTAAAAGCAATTTAAAATTTATTATGGACAAAAAAATTATAATCGTAGGTGCTGGAGTTGCATGTATTAATGCAGCTACTAAATTAGTGGATAATGGATATCCGGGTGAATTAATTACAATCATTGATAAAGGTAATGATCCACATAACCGTTTACCTGAAGAAGTAATGACAGGTATGTTAGGTGCTGGTGGATGGTCAGATGGTAAATTAACTTATCATACTGAAATTGGAGGACAATTATCAAAATATTGTGGTGAAGAGAAGGCAATGGAATTGATGAAGCAAGTAGTAGATAACTTTACTCGTTTTCATCCTAAACCAGACGAAATATTTATGTCTGATCCTATTACTGAGCCTGACTTCATTAAACCATATTTTGGATTACGTTTATTTCCAGTATGGCATATTGGTTCAAATTATTTGCATGAAATTGCTAAAGCGTGGTATTCATATTTAGTTGATAAAGGTGTTGAATTTATTTGGAATACTGAAATTACTCATATTGATTTTGAAGTACAAGTAATAAACGCTGATAAACAAGATCTTGTAATAGGATATGATGAATTAATATTTGCAGTAGGTAAATCAGGTATTGATTTTGCTCAAAAATTAGCAGACGATTATCAATTACCTAATGAACCTAAATCAGTACAAATTGGTGTTCGATTTGAAGCCCCACAAAAATATTTCCAAAAATTAATCGATATCAGCTATGATTTCAAACTTTATCAGAAATTTGATAGTGTATCTCTTCGTAGTTTCTGCACTAATAATAACGCTGCTTATGTGGCCGTTGAAGAAACTTATGGTGATGTTACTTACAATGGTCATGCGAAAAAAGGGGAAGAATTCCGGAACAATATGACTAACTTCGGTATCTTAATGGAAATTAAAGGTATCGAAGATCCATTTGCTTGGAGTAGAGATGTAGTACAAACACTACAAAAACATGGAACTGGATTATATTATTCACCATCTAGAACAGTATCAACAACATCAGAAGGTAACACAGTATCAGCTACTCGAATCAGTTTAGATACATTATCTCATGTAGTTGAACCCGCATTAGATGGATATTTTAAATATATTTGGGATTTTATTCAAGATATGAAGAAAGTATTTCCTGAAATAGGTGATGATTGGGGAATGTATATTCCTGAAGTAAAATATCTATCCCCAGAACCATTGGTGAGATATCATAATTTATCATTAACCGACTACTCTAATGTACATTTTGTAGGCGATGCGTTATCTGCAAGGGGAATCACAGTATCTGGCGCACATGGTATTTATGTTGCTGAGTCTATTATTAGACAAAGTTTATTAGAAAAGATAACAGGAGTAGAGTACTAATAATACTCCTTTCCTGATTATCTTTATCTTGTACTAAAAAACATTATTATGAATACTTTAGAAGACGTAAGTGTCATTGTAAAAAAACTTATGCTGAAAGAACCGTTCTATGGTATATTTGCATCAAGTTTAAATAAGGTTGTTCGTAGAGATGTTCCGACAGCGGGCGTCTCTAAAAACAATATTAATTATCAATTAGCTATTAATGAAGAATTTTGGACTAGTTTAGATAATGAAAATAAAAAAATCGGTTTAATTAAACATGAATTACTCCATATTTGTTTTCATCATTTAATTAATCGTGAATCGTTTCCTAATCATCAACTACATAATATAGCTGCTGACTTAGAAATTAATCAATATATCGATCCAATTTATTATCCATCTCCTGATTTAATTTTATTATCTTCATTTCCTACTTTAACATTACCTGAAAAAGCAGGTACTAAAATGTACTATGAGTTATTACAACAAGCTCATCAACAAGGAACTAGTCCTGAATTAGATGGAATGTTAAATGATATGGATAGTGATTATCATGGTACTTGGAAAGAATTTGATGAATTATCTGAAGCTGATAAAAAATTAGTTAAAGCTCAAATCGATCATCAAATTAAAGAAATAGTCGAGAGTCAAAAAAATATAGGTAAAGTACCTAATGAATTAAAAGATTATATTGATTCATTATTTGAAATTACACCTCCATCATATGATTGGAAAGCATATTTACGTCGTTTCTCATCTACATCAACTAAAACATATACTAAGAAAACTCGTCGTAAATTAAATAAACGATATGAGGAGAATCCGGCTCTAAAAATTAAAACTAAAAAACATATATTAATTGGAGTTGATACATCAGGTTCAGTTAGTAAAAATGATTTACAAGAGTTTTTTAATGAAATATATCATATTCATAAAACAGGAGTACAAGTATCAGTTGCTGAAGGTGATACTAATATTCATAATGTTTATGAGTATAAAGGTAAAATGCCTGAATTCGTTTCAGGTCGTGGTGGTACAGATATGAATCCATTTGTTGAATATGTAAATAAACATAAACAATATAGTAACTTAATTATATTAACTGATGGTTACATTCCAGAACGTTCAGTAAATACTTTCAAACCGTTATTAACTGTAGTATGCTCTAATGGAGAAAAAATAGAAACAGTTAAAGAAGGAGGTTGGATTAATACAATTAAAATCCAAAAATAATTTTCCTTTCCTGATTATCTTTATACGTAACAAAATAACATTATTATGTCAAAACAAATATCATTAAACGTTAAGGAAGCCAAACAATTCCTATCTCACATTGTTCAAAACAATCGTTACTTACAAGAAAATGGTAAGTTGCCTGTCGCTGTTGAAGTAATTGGTGATTCTGGTATCGGAAAAACATCAACAATTATTCAATTAGCTAACGAATTAGATTTAAAATTCGTTAAACTAAATTTAGCCCAAATTGAAGAATTAGGTGATTTAGTTGGTTTTCCAATTAGACAATTTGAAGTTTGTGTTGATGGGGGAGATTGTTTATGGATTGATGAACATGCAGTTCAAGAATATACTAAACAAGGTTATCAATTTACAGGTGCAAATCGAATGAGTTATTGTCCACCTGAATGGATTTCAAATTCATCATCAGGAGGTATTTTATTACTAGACGATTGGAATAGAGCTGATGTTAGGTTTATACAAGCGGTAATGGAACTAATCGATAGACAACAATATATTAGTTGGTCATTACCTAAAGATTGGCATATTATCTTAACTGCAAATCCAGATAATGGTGATTATTTAGTTAATAGTATTGATAACGCTCAGAAAACACGTTTTATTTCTGTTAATTTAAAATTTGATATTAATTGTTGGAGCGAATGGGCAGAAAATGCTCAAATCGATAACAGATGTATTAACTTTTTATTAAAACATCCCGAATTAATTTCAACAGAAACTAATTCAAGATCAATTACTACGTTCTTTAATTCAATTAGTTCATTACCTTCATTTGATGATAATTTATCTTTAATTCAAATGATTGGTGAAGGTAGTGTTGGTTCAGAATTCACTACATTATTTACTATTTTTATCAATAATAAATTAGATAAAATTATCTCACCAGAAACAATTATGACTCATGAAAAGGATGAATATATTTTAAATACACTAAAAGGTATTATTGGTAAAGATAAAGATTATAGAGCCGATTTAGCATCTATTATATCTACTCGTATTATTAACTTTAGTTTATATTATGCTAAAGACAATAAAATTGAAAAATCATTTATTGAACGTTTAGCGTTTTTAATGAATGAAGAATTATTTGCTGTTGACTTAAAATATAATATGATTAAATCAATCTATAATGGTAATTCATCTGCATTTAAATTATTAATGTTGAACAAAGATTTATTAAAATTCTTAACTAAATAGTCATGGAAAAATACGTTTTACTCAAATATCATGGTAGTTTTTATTTAAATAATTGGAAAAAAAACGATTGTTTAATGTATTTATTAGATCCATCTATATTAACAAAGTATAAATCAATATATGAATCTAATAAAGATAATGTATTAACTCCAAATTCAACTATTCATTTTTCTAAATTAACTAAATTACCCCAATATAAATTAAAAGAATATATTTGGAATAATAACTTAAACATTAAAAAAAGTAGAAATATAAAGGATTCTAATACTGTAGTTTTAAGCAATGAATTAATTACTGATTATTTTAATGAAAGTACGTATAAAACTATAAAAGAATACTATAAAATTCCTAAAGAGTTTTATGAAAAAAATATTAAACCTTTACTTAATAATAACCATCGTGATCATTCATTAAATAATCTTTTAGATGATTCAGATAGTATTTCTTATATTTTATTAGATAAACAATCATTATTATCTTATTCAAATAACAAACCTGAAGTAAATAAAATATTACCTCAAATTAAACAATTTGATATTATTAAAGGTATTGAAATTTTAAATGAATGGGGTTATCAAAAAGCATTTGAAAATTATAATTTGTTTGTTGATATTGTAAATAATTACGGAAAATATGATTTTAATGTCGTATTTGACGAGAAATTAAATCAAACAATTAGTGAAGATATGATAATGGATATTGATATTTTTGCTAATATAGTTGATATGTTGCGTAGTGATGATGAATCAAATCTTAAATTAGCTAAAGAAATTGTATCTAATATGGATCCAATATCGGCTAAACCATATGTTTTATTATTATTACATTTATTCCCTAATTTTCGTAAAATAGATAATAATACTAATTTTAGATATTTATTACAATCTGTATCTAAAGAAAAAAGTAGTTATGTATATGATAGTACACCTGCTTTTTTAACTAAAATATTAACTAAATATCCTGAATATAAACAACAAATGTTTGAAGGATTAGGACAATTTATTAATAAATCAACTAGTAAAAATATCATTACAGAAATAAAAGTATCTTAATATTTATTAATATACTACTGTTTATAATGCTATGAAACTAAAAGAATTAAAAGCTATAATTCAAGAAGAAATTAAATCAGCTATGGCGGATGAACATCCACCAGTAAAACATTATTTAGGTTTATTAGCTGATTTTACTGAAACCTATACTGATGATGTATACGATTTTATAAATTTAGCTACAGCAATGGAACAGTACGCTAAAGAATTAAGACAACGAGCTGAATCTTTCTCATAATATGCCTAAAAAGATAGTACTTTTATCTTGCGTAGCAACAAAATTACCTAAACCAGCTCCTGCAGGTAAATTGTATAATTCTCCTTTATTTAAAGGTTCATTAGAGTATGCTAACTCATTAGATCCGGATGATATAGTAATTTTATCTGCTAAACATTATGTTTTACCTTTAGAACAAGTTATTGCTCCTTACGATAAAACATTATTGAATATGCCTTCAGATGAGGTAAAAGAATGGGCTGAAGAAGTATTAATTCGTTTAAGAAAACGCTACGATTTAGAAAACGATGAATTCGTAATATTAGCAGGAGCAAAATATAGAAAATATATTGTACCTGAAATTAAAAATTGGTCTTCACCTGTTGAAGGTAAACGTATTGGACAACAATTACAGTTTTATGCTCAAAAGATGGGTAAGATGATTAAAGAAGGATTCATCAAATTAGTAAATTTAATATTTGGACGATGAAAAAAATATCCCAATTAATAATAATGTATAAAGAGGATGCAGACGCATTTGGAGATCATGAAATGTCTCCAATTGAAGAAGTATTATCTAAACTAGAAGAATCATTATTATCATTAAATGAATCTGAAGTAGTTATACAGAAAATAAATGAATTAAAAGATTCATCTAACGATGAACAAAAAGAAATTATAAACGACTTTTTACAATATTACAAATACTATGGAAACCAATAACATTGAAGAATTAGCACGTATAGCTAGTGGATTAAAATTAGCTGATGATTATGAAGCTGCATTAGCTGCTCAACCTGAAAATATTAGGTCATCAACTCGTATGCAAAAAATTATTGCATTTTTAAAAGATAATGGATCAGCTACTTTGAAAGATGTAGCAATGGCTCTTTATGGTCGTCCAGATACTGCTAGTGTTAATCAATTAGTTAAAGGTTTAAAACAAGCAGGTATTATTGCTGATACTGGATTAGTTGCTCCTAAAATGGTTAAAACTACAATTAATGCTCCTGGTATTAAAGGTCGTCCAAAAGTAACTAATGATGAAATTAAAATGTTAGGTGGTGGTGCTTTAAGAAAATTCGCTAAAGGTGAAACAGATTTTACACCTGAAGAAATTGATTTTATTACTCAATTATATAATGCTGCAACATCAATATCTGAATCAGAACTTGCTGAAATAACTTCAGAAGAACCGATTAATGAATCTCGATGGAATAAGCTAGCTGGTTTATTATAATATTAGAAGGGCATAGAAATATGCCCTTTCTTGATTATCTTAGAATATAAAACAAACAGGTTATGAAAAATATATCAAAACGAGGTAGACCAAAATCGGTCGAAACATTAGTAGCTGAAAGTATGTCTCAACAACGTAAATATACTCGTGAATTTAATTATGCTGATGGTAAGAAGGATGTATGGACGTATGATTTAGATAAAAATCAACATGGACCTATATCAGTAGACTTTTTTTATCCTAAAGGATATAATCATATTATTGATTATACTCAAAAAGAAAATCATTGGATACCAGTTGCTCATAGAACATATATTAATCCAAAAACAGGTAAAGAAATTTCACATAATAAAGCATTAAAATTAGGATTAGCAAGAGGATAATATGAAAATAGGATTAGCAGGTACAATGTCAGTAGGTAAAACTACTTTAGTTAAAGCATTATTAGAATTAGATGAATTTAAAGAATATACTGGTTGTGTTGAACGGTCTAAATATTTAAGTGATTTAGGTATTCCGTTAAATACTGACTCTAGTGTTAAAGGTCAGTTAGTTTTCATTGCTGAGCGTGCGAGTGAATTATTTAATAATAATCTATTAACTGACAGAACAGTATATGATGTATGTGCGTTTACTAAAGAAGCTAGGTCGATTAAGTCTAATGAAAAGGAGATATTATTTGACGCAGCTATGTTGTTGGCTAAGCAATACGATATTATTTTTTATGTATCACCCGAAGGTGTAGATATAGAAAATAATGGTATTAGAGAAACAGATCCTGAATATAGGGATAGGATAGATAAATCTATTAAATGGTTTCTAAACATATATAGACCAAAACGCACAGTTGAAATTAAAGGTAGTACTGAGGAAAGAATTGCTATTATATTAAATGAATTAAAGAAATAACAATATTTATAACAGAACGTCTCTAGATAAAAAATAATGGATAAATATACTAAATTAAAAGAAGTAATTAAAAATATCGTTCGTGAAGAAGTATACGGTGGTAAAGATTCTGAATCTATTAATAACTTGAAAAAAGACAAAAAATATAATCAATTAAGTACTCAAGGTAAAAAAGATGCAGAAGATGCATTAAAGAAAGGAGATACAGTTAATTTAGAATCTATTAATTCAGTTCGTGAAATGGCGGCTCCAACTACTGCTACTTATGCTTTAAAAGCAGATGCTGATGAGCGTTTAAAAGAATACCTACCACGTATTAAAAAAGAAAAAGAATATGTTAAAAGAATCATAATCAAAATGGTTGATATTCTAAAAATAGAAGAAAATGCATCTGTAGGTGAATTATTTACTAAATTAAAACAAGAATTAGCAAACGATCCTGAAGCATTAGCTGCTCTAAAAGCAACAGTAAACGTTAAAGGATGGTTATGGGGTGGAATTAATTCAGATGAATTCAATAGACGATATACTCAATTAATTAATCCTGCTACAGGTGAGAAATGGGAACCAGGTGATTTAAATGCTATTTCTTGGACTCCATTCGTACGTTCTAAAGATAAACGTTTAACTGACTTTGAAAAAGCACAACAACAAGCTGTTACTGATCCTGAAGCATTTGCTGCTAAACAAGCATCATTTAAACAATCAAATACATTAGCTGAAAAAGTACTAGACTATAAATTCTTACGAGCTGATTATTTTACTAAAGGTTCACAAAATAGAGCAGACGTTAAAATCAATAAATCATTAAAAGGTAAACAAGGTGAAATAACATCAGCAGAAAAAATGGCAAATATGCTTAATGATGACTTAGCTGCAGCATTATTATACCAATGGAAAGAAGGATATTTAGAAGCAGGAATTGATGAACCATTAAAAGATTATGCTAATGAAAACGGATTATTAGAGGGTAAAAAACCAGAAGGACTAACCGAAAAATATAGTGAAATAGTAACTAAATTAATTAATTCAAAACAATTAAAACCACTAAGTAAAAAAGAATTTGCTCCTAAGAAAAAAGGCGCCCCAATGTCTAAAGACGATATCGAAGCTTATTACAAATCAATTGGTATGGATGTACCTGATGATGAAAAAGTAGATTTAACAGGTGTCGATACGGCTGGTGAAGGCGAAGATGATGAAGAGCTATAAGATTTTTCATAATAATGTTTGTTTATTTAGAGAGCCTACTTTTAGTAGGCTTTTCTTTTTCTATATATTTATATACAAAAACACATTATGACAAGAAACGAAGCCTTATATAATTCAAAATTAGCAGTGTTAGCTTATTCAAACAAAGACCAAATAAATTGGGATGAATATGGGTTAGAATTAGTTAAGTGGATTGAAAATAAAAAATCAGACACACAAGGATTTGTAGCAACAAAAGATAAATCAATATATGTTGTATGGAGAGGTAGTGAATCAAAGAAGGATTTCCAAAATGATGCTTCAATTGATAAAGTACCATTCTTAAACGATGGTGAAAAGGTTCATATTGGATTTAAATATTGTTGGGAATCAGTAGTGGATGATACTTACAACGCAATAGATACTGCATTAGAAAATCTACAAGGTGAAGCTACAGATATTGTAGTTTGTGGACATAGTTTAGGGGGTGCAGTAGCAACATTATACGCACACTCAATTAAAAAACACTATCCGCATTATAATGTTAAATCAACAACTATTGGTAGTCCTAGAGTTGGTAATAAAGTATTTAAGGATAACTATGATAATAGTGATATAGATACTCTACGAATTGTACATAAAAACGATTTAGTAACTCACGTACCATACATTAGATTTCACCACGTAAATTATCAAGTAAGATTAGATACAGATGGTAATGTATTAAAAAAAGAATCATCATTAAGATCATTTTGGTTATATCTTAAAGCATTATTTTCAGGTAAAACTGTCAAAGACCATATGGGTGATGGTTATTTAAAAGCATTAGAAAACTGGATTAAATGAGCGATCAACAGAATATAAAGGATATAATCCGTCAAGAATATATAAAGTGCTTACAAGATCCAATTCATTTTATGAAAAAATATTGTATGGTTCAACACCCTACAAGAGGTCGAGTAAATTTTAATCTATATCCATTCCAAGAAAAAGTATTGAAATTGTGGTTAAAACACGATTATTCAATTATTAACAAATCACGTCAATTAGGTATATCAACATTAGCTGCTGGTTTTTCATTATGGACAATGTTGTTTCATAAAGATAAAACTGTACTCTGTATTGCAACCAAACAAACTACAGCCGTAAACATGGTAGATAAGGTACAATTTATGTATCAACAATTACCAGGATGGCTTAAAGGTAATCAAAAACCAGATTCAAATAATAAATTATCATTAAAATTATCAAACGGATCTCAGATTGTAGCATCATCAGCTGCGGGAGATGCAGGTCGTTCATATGCTGTTTCATTATTATTAATTGATGAGGCTGCTTTTATTGATGGGATTGATAAAATATATACAAGTATTAAACCTACTATTTCAACAGGTGGTGGGTGTATTGCTTTATCTTCACCAAATGGTGTAGGTAATTGGTTCCATAAAACTTGGGTATCTGCTTTAAATTCAGAAAACGATTTTGTTCCAATTAAATTACCTTGGGATGTGCATCCTGAACGTGATGAAGTATGGTTTGATCGTGAAAAACAAAATATGAATCCTAGAGAGATTGCTCAAGAATATGAGTGTGACTTTTTAGCTTCTGGTAATAATGTTATTACAAATGATATAATTGAATTTTATGAAAAAACATATGTAATAGATCCTGTTGAAAGACGTGGTATGGGAGGTGATTATTGGATTTATGAATACGCTAATCCAACAGAAACATATATAGTAAGTGCTGACGTTGCTCGTGGAGATGGAAGTGATTATTCAACTTTTCATATAATAGCTACTAAAGAATTTAGACAAGTAGCTGAATTTAAATCTAAAATTGGAACTCGAGAGTTCGGACGTTTATTAGTAACAGCAGCAACAGAATATAATAATGCATTACTTGTAGTTGAAAACGCAACTTTAGGTTGGGATGTTTTAAATACAATAGCTGATACTGGATATCAGAATGTATATTATTCTCCAAAAGGAACAGATATGTCTATAGATAATTTTGTATCTAGAATGGAAAATGATCAAACTGTTCAAGGTATTACTAACTCAACTCGTACACGACCGTTATTTATTTCTAAATTAGAAACATCATTACGCGAACGTCAATTTGTAGTTCAATCAAAACGTACAATCGAAGAATTAAGAACATTCATTTGGGAAAACGGCAAAGCTCAAGCTCAAGGTGGATATAACGACGACTTAGTATTAGCTCTATCATTTGGGTTATACGTCAGGGATACCGCATTAGTTTACCATCAAAATGGTATGGATATGACTAAAGCAACTTTAAATTCATTATCAATTTCTTCTACATCAGTAAATAACCAAAGTTATTTACCTACAAATCCTTGGGAAATGAAGGACGGATATGGAAACAATCATGATCTAAATTGGTTATTGTAGGTTCTTACTTATATTTAATATTTATAACATATAATACATATTGAAACAAATAATATGGCGATAGATACTAGTCTTTTCGGACGATTAAGAAGGTTATTTTCCACTGATGTTGTTATTAGGAATGTAGGAGGGGATCAATTAAGAGTAATTGATGTTGACCGTTTACAATCATATGGCAATATTCAGACGAATTCATTAATTGACAGATTCAACAGAATACATGCAGGTAATTCAAGATTGGCTTATACGCCATTAATGAATTATCAAACATTACGTACTTCTTTATATACTGATTATGAAGCAATGGATACGGATGCGATCATTGCTTCTGCTTTAGATATTATAGCTGATGAAGCTACTTTAAAAAATGAGCAGGGTGAAGTATTACATATTAAATCCCCGAATGCTAAATTACAACGTGTTCTATATAATTTATTCTATGAAGTATTAAATGTAGAATTTAATTTATGGTCATGGATTAGAACAATGTGTAAGTATGGTGACTTTTATTTACATCTAGATATTGCTGAAAAGTATGGTGTGTATAATGTAATGCCATTTTCTGTATATGATGTTCAACGTGAAGAAGGAACAAATCCAGCTAATCCATCATATGTAAGATTCAAAATTAATATGAATCAATCTTATGGATATGCTACAAATACAGAACGAGATGATTATTTCGAAAACTACGAAATAGCTCACTTTAGATTATTAGCTGATCCATCATATTTACCTTATGGACGTTCATATCTTGAACCAGGTCGTAAAATATTCAAGCAATTAACTTTAATGGAGGATGCGATGTTAATTCATCGTATTATGCGTGCTCCAGAAAAACGTATTTTCTATACAAACATTGGAAATATTGCTCCTAATGAGGTAGATCCTTATATGGAGAAAATGAAACAACGTATTAAAAAAGTTCCTTATGTTGACCCAGCTACAGGTGACTATAATTTAAAATACAATATGATGAATCTAACGGAAGATTTCTTTATTCCGCTTAGAGGTAATGATTCAACAACAAAAATCGATACATTAAAAGGCTTAGAATACACAGCAATCGAAGACGTAACTTACTTACGTGATAAATTATTTGCTGCTTTACGTGTTCCAAAAGCATTTATGGGTTTTGAAAAAGATTTAACAGGTAAAGCAACTCTAGCATCTGAAGATATTCGTTTTGCTCGTACTGTAGAACGTATCCAACGTATTATAGTTTCAGAACTAACAAAAATTGCATTAGTTCACTTATATACTCAAGGATTCGATAATGCTGAATTAACTAACTTTGAATTATCATTAACTACACCATCAATCATTTACGAACAAGAAAAAATTGCTCTATTAAAAGAAAAAATTGAATTATCTAATAGTATTTTAGATAAAAATTTATTACCTTCAGATTATATATACCATAACATATTTAATTTCTCAGAAGACGAATATTCAGAATATAGAAATCAAGTAATTGAAGATAAAAAACGTTCATTTAGATTCTCACAAATCGAAAATGAAGGTAATGATCCAGTTGAATCAGGTACATCATTTGGTACGCCACATGATTTAGCTTCATTATATGGTAAAGGTCGTTATGGTGAAGTACCTATTGGATATGATGAAAAAGAAGTTGGTCGTCCTAAAGAAAAAGCATCTGATTATGGAACACAAGATCATGCATTAGGTAGAGATCCTATTGGTTCTAAAGGCATGCATGAGCCTTTAAAATCATCTCCTGGATCTGGGGCTACATGGACTTTAGAAAACCAAACATCTGAAATTGAATATTTAAAAAATAAGAAGATGCTTGAAGAAATTAAATTCAAGAAAGTCAACGCTATGGCTGAACCTTCAATATTAGATGAATCAAATATTAAGGATATATAAACTAATCGATATTTATAACAGAGTAATACTAGAACATGTCTAAATTGAAAAATTCAAAATATAAGAACACAGGCATATTATTTGAACTTTTAGTTCGCCAGATAGCCAGTGATATTTTATCTAATAAAGATCCTCAAGCGGCTACTTTAGTTAAAAAATATTTTTCTAAAACGGAATTAGCTAAAGAACATAAATTATATCAAACATTAATTAATGTTCAATCATTATCAGAATCAAAAGCTGAGTCATTAGTTGAAACTGTTTTGCGTTTATCTGAAAAGTTAAACAAAACTGCTTTACGTAAGGAAAAATACAATTTGATTAAAGAAATTAAAGAATATTATGATTTAGAGGACTTCTTTAAGGCAAAAATTCAAAATTATAAAGTAAACGCTTCAATCTATAACTTATTAGAATCACATAATTCATTAGAATTTACTGACCCTAAAATTGTTATTGATAATAAAGTAACATTACTTGAATTTTTAACTAAAAAACCAGTAGATAAAACTCAAATCAAAGATCAAATCTTAGAAGAATACGCTAAACAAGATAAAAGTACTCGCTTGTTTATTTATCGAATGATTGTAGAAAAATTCAATACTAAGTATTCTAATCTATTACCTGAACAAAAATCATTATTGAAAGAATTCATCAATAATATTTCAAATACAGTAACATTAAAAGAATTTGTTAATTCACAGATTCAAAACATCAAATTAGAATTAGAAGTATTATCTCAAAAAGTATCAGATAAGAAAACCCAAATCAAATTATCAGAAGTAAATAATATACTAAACATGATTCCTAAATCGGAAAGTGTATCTGATGATGATGTATTAAATTTGATGAATTACTACGAATTATTACACGAATTAAGAACAGCATAATGGAAAAATTACGCGAATTAATACGTCAAGCAATTGCTGAAATTCTAGATGAAGAAAATGCTACTTCGGGTGGAGAAGCATATTCAACTCCATTTGCATTTTCTAAAGGTGGTAAAAATAGAGCTACTAAATACGCTGAAAAATTAGGCTTCAAATTAGTAGGTAAACAACCTAAATCAGGTAAAACATTTGATTTTGTTAAATATGAATCATTAATTAACGACTTAGTTAACGAACGTTTATATATTTTAACCCCAAATGCATTTGGAAAAATAAATCCAACAGCACTTACTCAATTCGGAATGGAAGAAGCCACAGAAGCCAATATTAAGAAAACATCTCATAAAGACGAACAAGAAATTATTGGTAAAGGTGCTGTAAATGAAGTATCGTATCGTTCATTTTCAAAATCAATTTCTGAAATGTCGCCTGAGCGTAAAATGTCAAATGCGATCAGAGGTATAAATAAACGTTTAAAAGAAATAGATCAATTAACTGATTATACTTTACGTTTACGTGAAGAAAATAATTTAAAAACTGAAAATCAATTGACTAATTCGATTAAAGGATTAGAAGCTATGACTGAACGATTAGCCGTATTAAACAAGAAAATTAAAACATTAAAAAAATAATGAAAAGTATATTCGATCAATATAAATCATTAAATGAAGGAAAATTGAGTGAAGCTCAGTTTTTACGTAACGTTAAAATGGCATTACCTAAATTTATTTCTAATACAGTTAATTTTAAAGATGCTGTTAGGATTTTAAAAAATAAAGGTATTATTACAGAAGCAAAATCTGAACCACAAGAATATGGTATGCCAAATGACTGGTGTAATCCTCAAGAATATGATTTAGGAATGCGTTATGAGTTAGATAAAGGTACTGAAGAAATAAAAGCTGATAAGATCGTTTGCAAAAACTTAAAAGATAACGTATCATATTATTCTCAACTTCATTTAGCTGGTTATAACGAAGATGCAATGAAGATTGATCGTAAAAAACGCACTGATTTACCTACTGAAGTTAAAGATAGTAATGTAATTGATGCTGTAAATGGTACCAAAAAAGTTAAAATGGATAAACTAACTGAAGACGAAATGAGTGTTTTAGTTGGTCGTATCTTGAATGAAATGAAATAATGGATAAGCAATTATTAATAGAAACAGCATTATTTACCGCCACTCCTCAATCATTGAAGGAGTCGATGCAAAATCCTAACGGTAAAATGTTTGTTGAAGGTTTGATACAAAAGGCTGAAACTAAAAATGGTAATGGACGTGTCTATCCTTACGAAGTATTAAGACGTGAAGCTGATAAATACTTAGAAGGACCAGTTAAAGAACGTCGTGCATTAGGTGAATTAGATCATCCCGATTCTCCTGTTATTAATTTAAAGAATGTATCACATAATATTGTTGCTTTAAGTTGGCAAGGTAAAGATTTATATGGTAAAATTGAAATACTAAATACTCCATCAGGTAATATATTAAAAGCATTATTTAACAACAATATCACCGTAGGTATCTCATCTCGTGGTATGGGTTCTGTACGTCAAATTGGTGAAACAATTGAGGTACAAGACGATTTTGAATTAATGTGTTGGGATTTCGTTTCAACTCCATCTACACCAGGTGCATATATGGAAGTAGTAAATGAATCTATTTCATACTCTAAACCATCAAAAGACTATTCTAAAATAGATAGCTTAATTACTGAAATTATTTGTAACCGCACAGGATTCTGTACCTGTGATTTTGATAATATATAATGAACTTAGAACAAATCGTAAAAGAAACCGTAGCTAAAATTGTTGCTGAAAAAGAATTAACAGCTGCTGAAGAAAAAAAACGTGAGGAAATTGTTAAAGCAATGAAGAAGAATTTTAAAGGTCCTGCTCCTGCTATGTACGCAATTGCTACTGATAAAGCTAAAAAATTAGCTGAAGATGGTTTAAACGAAGATTACGAAGTGGCAATGGCACAAGATTCATTAGATGCTATTATTCGTTCTGCTATGATGTTAAAAGCTCAAATGGGAGATAAAGAAATTAACCTACCAGCTTGGATTCAAGATCATATTACTAATGCAGAAAGCTACATTTATCAAGCAGCTAAAGGATATCATGAATCAGATGCTCAAATGGATGATAAAGCCGGTGCTGAAGAAATGGATGAAGCTAATTTAGGTCATAATGAACTATCTAGTATTGAACCAGAAGGTCGTTTTTGGATTGTTAAGTATGGCACTGAAGAAAAAGTATTTGATTCGGAAAATAAAGCAAGAGCATTCTATGATGAATTAAATAAACCAAAAGGATTAGACGAATGGACAATCAGCAGATGGCAACACTACGCTGGAATTAAATAATTCGTACCCCACTATAGTCTCAGTATTATAGTTCTGGTGTCTTTTCTACAAAGAGAAGACACTTTTTTTCGCTTTGGTTATATCCGCATATATTTATGACAGACCTCAAATATACTATATCTATATAGTATCGATCATTAAATATTTCTATTAAGATTCTCAATAATCTTATTTCCAAACAAAAAATTAAGGACAACAAATGAGTAAAGGTAATCAAACTTTAAAAGATGCCATTGCTGAAGCAAAAACTTTACGCGAGACTGCATTAGCGCAAGCTAGATTAGTTCTCGAAGAAGCTTTCACTCCTCAACTTCAATCTATTTTAGCTGCAAAGTTAAATGAATTAGAAGAAGATAAAGATGAAGACGAAGCGTATGAAAACATTGCCGAAGATTCAATGGAAGAAACACTTGACTTAGAAGCATTATTAGCTGAAGCGGATGATGAAGAAAAAGCAGGTGAAGATGAAGCTCCTGCTAAAGAAGAAGCAGGTGAAGAAAAAGCAGGTGAAGAAGAAGAAGATAAAGATATCACTGAAATGACACCTGAAGAAGTTGAAGATTATATTCGTCAAATTGCTGCTGAAGAATTCGAAAAGTTAGAAACTGAACAAGGTGAGGAATTACCAGGTGAAGAAGGTGAAGACTTAGGAATTGATACTGAAGAAATGCCAGCTGATGAAGAAGAAATCAACTTAGATGAAATGAAAGATGAAGACGAAGATAAGAAAATGGAAGAAAATATCGACGCAGAAATTACTGAAGACGATATCAACATCGATGAATTATTGGCTGAATTCGGGTTATCAGAAGAAGAAGAAGTAGAAGAAGATTATGGCAAAGAAGAAGATAATTCTAAATCTAAAATGGAAGAAGAATTAGCTCAAGCTTTAGCTACAATCGAAGAACTTCGTTCGTCACTTCAAGAATCAAATTTATTAAATGCTAAGTTATTATACATGAATAAAGTATTCAAAGGACATAACTTAACAGAATCGCAAAAGATTCAAGTTGTTAAAACATTTGACAAAGCTGAATCTGCTAAAGAAGCTAAATTGGTATTCGAATCTTTAAGCACTACATTAGCTAAAAAAGAAGTAGAAAAATCAACTATTAAAGAATCTTTAGGATTTGCATCAAAAGCATCAGGAATTATTGCTGGTTCAACTACTAGAAATAAAGTAATTGATTCAGATGCACAAGTAGACCGTTGGGCTAAACTAGCGGGATTAAAATAAGTAATTAATAATTAATTTTAAATTTAAAATGAACGTACAAAGTCTTTTAGAAAGCGCAAACCCATGGACGGATCGTCAAAACGAAGCAGGACGCTTAGTTTCTAAGTGGGAAAAAACAGGTTTATTGAAAAACCTATCTAACGAGTATGACAAAAATAACATGTCTGTTATTTTAGAAAATCAAGCTCGTTCATTAGTTCAAGAAGCTAACGTAACAGGTGGTACTACATCTATGTCAGGTGGAGCCGGTGAAAACTGGGCTGGTGTTGCTTTACCGTTAGTTCGCCGTGTGTTTGGTGAGATCGTTGCTAAGGAATTCGTTTCCGTACAACCAATGTCTTTACCTTCTGGTCTAGTATTTTACTTAGACTTCAAATATTCTAACTTAGGAATGGGTTCAACTTCAGGTAAGGCTGGATTTGGAACTGCTTCTATCTATGGTAACCAAGCTGAAAATCATCCAAACGTTAAGAATTTAGACGTAGCTGGTGGTTTATATGGTGAGGGTCGTTACGGATATTCTATTAATACTACTGCTTCTGCAGGTATTACTGGTACTTCTGGATCAACTTCAATCGCTTCTTTCAATTACAATTCAGCTGCTTCAGCTTCAATCGGTTCTTCAGCTCGTACTATTACTTTCGCCTCAGGTACTTTAGTAGGATTAGATGATAACGCTGTTAAAGCTATTGAATTCACTTCAGGTTCTGGTGCTGCTTCAGTATCAGCTGCTAACATAATCAATGAATTTACTACTTTAAACGCTGACGGTACAATTGTATTTATTGTTTCTGGTTCAACAATTGGTGCTAATGCTAACCAAGTTTACAACGTAACTTACCCTAAAGTAACTACTGTTGCTGCTCGTGGTGATTTCGAAGATGCTTCAGGTGCTGGTTATCCAAACTCTGAGTCAACAACTCAAATTGCTATCCCTTCAGTTGATATTAAATTGAAATCTGAAGCTATCGTTGCTAAAACTCGTAAGTTGAAAGCTCAATGGACTCCAGAATTTGCTCAAGATTTGAACGCTTACCACTCAGTAGATGCTGAATCAGAAGTAACTTCAATGATCTCTAACTACATCGCAATGGAAGTAGATTTAGAATTGTTGGGTATGTTGATCGAAAATGCTGCTACTACTGGTTACTGGTCAGCTGCTAATAACACATTCTGGAACGGAAATGGCTTTACAACTGTATCTGCTAACTCTCAATCTGGAAACTTGACTGGATACTACAACTCTCAAGGCGAATGGTTCCAAACTATTGGTACTGTATTGCAAAAAGTATCTAACACTATTCACCAGAAAACATTACGTGGTGGTGCTAATTTCTTAGTTGTTTCTCCATCTGTAGCTACAGTATTAGAATCAATTCCAGGATTTGCTACTGACGGTGATGGTGAGAAATCAGAATTCAACTTCGGTATTCAGAAAATAGGTTCATTAAACTCTCGTTACAAAGTTTACAAGAACCCATATTTGACTTCTAACGTAATCTTGATGGGTTACAAAGGATCTCAATTCCTTGAGACTGGTGCTGTATATGCTCCATACATTCCGTTGATCATGACTCCATTAGTATACGATCCAGAAACATTTACTCCACGTAAAGGTTTGATGACTCGTTACGCTAAGAAAATGGTTCGTCCTGAATTCTATGGTAAAGTATTGGTACATGGATTAGAAACATTAGGATACTAATCTTAACTCAATAGAGTAATTAAAGGGTCGGAACTTAGTTCCGACCTTTTTTTATCTATTAAATGTGTTTTTTACATATTTATTGCTGATAACTAAAACAAGTTTTATGAGTTCAAATCACCACAATGACGAGATTTTTCAGGAAAAACGTAAACCTAAAAATCCAATTAAGTTCCAAGTTCAACTAAATGAAGAACAAAAAGAAACAAAGAGTATAATATTAGCTAATGATATAACAGTCATTACTGGACAAGCAGGAAGTGGTAAAACATTAGTAGCAGTCCAAACAGCGCTAGATCTATTATTCAATAAAGAAGTTGAAAAGATCATTATAGCAAGACCAGTAGTAACAGCTAAAGAAGATATCGGCTTCTTACCTGGTGGTATTAAAGAAAAATTAGATCCATTCGTTGCTCCAATATACGATAACGCATATCGAGTATACGATAAAGAAAAAGTGGATATGTATTTTGAGCGAGGACAAATAGAAATAGTTCCATTCGCATTTATGCGTGGACGTAACTTCTCAAATGCATTTATTATAGTAGACGAGGCACAAAACGTTACTGATCCTCAAATGGAAATGGTAATATCTCGTCTATGTAAAGGAAGTAAAATGGTGATTGTAGGAGATACATCTCAAGTTGATTTAAAAAATAAAAAAGACTCTGGTATGTATTTTCTATCAAAACAAGTTGCTGGTTCTATCCCAGGAGTAGCATCGGTAGTGTTAAAAACAAACCATAGACACCCAATTGTGGAGTCAGTTCTAAACATGTATAAAGAACATATGTAATGACTTTAACTATATTAAATACAAATAATGCTGGTAATATTATTTTAATTAATACTAATAATAGTGGAAGTTTGAGTATCATTAAAAATTAATATATTTATAACAAACACTACATATTTGATTAATGGCTAATATTCCTATATATCCAGGTTCGAGTTCATTTGCTACTGGTTCAACACCGTTTGGGTTTTATGACACTGATTCTACTTTTAGAGTAGATGCAGATAAAGTAACAACATGGTGTGCTCGTCGTTTAGGATATCCAATTGAAAATATCGAATTACAAGATATTCAGTTTTATGCTGCATTCGAAGAAGCAGTAACTACATATGGTAATGAAGTTTATCAATGGAAAGTTAGAGAAAATTATTTATCTTTTGAAGGTTCTTCAACTGGATCTGCTTTAAATAATCAAGTAATTACTCCTACATTAGGAACTCAAATTAGAATTGCCTCAACATACGGTTCTGAAGCTGGTGCTGGTGGTACTATAAAATATTATACTGGATCAATTACAATGACTCCAGGACAACAAGATTATGACTTAAATACTTGGGCTTCTCAATCAGCATCATTACAACCTGGTGATTCAATTGAAATTAAAAAAGTATTTAATGATGCTCCACCATCAATTGTTCGTTATTTTGATCCATATGCTGGTACAGGTACAGGTATACAATCATTACTTGAAACATTTAACTTTGGATCATATTCTCCAGGTATTAACTTTATGTTAATGCCCATGAATTTTGACTTATTAAAATTACAAGCAATTGAATTAAACGATCAAATTAGAAAATCAGCATATTCATTTGATTTAGTAGGTAATCAATTAAGATTATTTCCTATACCACAAAATCCAGGAAGTATATTAATTCATTATATTAAAAAATCAGAACGTAACCAACCTTTTATTTCAGGTTCAGGAAATAATTTGGTAACTAATGTTTCTAATGTACCTTATCAGAATCCAGTATATTCTCAAATAAATTCTATTGGGCGTCAATGGATTTACCAGTATACTTTAGCTGTTGTTAAAGAAACTTTAGCTTATGTTCGTGGTAAATACACTACAGTTCCTATTCCTGGTTCTGAAGTAACATTAAATCAACAAGATTTATTAACTGATGCTAGATCAGAAAAAGCAGCATTGCTAGAACAATTACGAGCTACTCTAGATGAATCATCTCGTAATAAACAAATGGAAAAACGTGCATCTGAAGAAGATTATTTACAAAAAACATTAAATAATGTTCCTATGCCTATTTATATATTTTAATTATGAATTTAATTAACGAAGCTAATTTCGAAACATTTTTCTTACAAGCAATAATTAAAATTGAAAAACGTAAAGCTAATAATACTGAAATTTATAATCAGGTTAGAGCTATACAGGATATTGTTGTTGTTAAAATTGTTAATAATGAAAAAATAGAAGCTTTATCTGATAATAATTATGATTATGCTTTACTTGAAATTAAATTCATTAATGAAGGCACCCCAGAACAAACTATTTCAATGATTAAAGAAAAAGCATTAAAAATAGTAGGATTAGTTAAATTCTTTCCACGTGCTAAATCATTAGTTAAAATTAGAAATTACTAATATGGCTTTATATGGCGGTTCACGCGACATTTCATTTATTAGACATATTAATAAAGAGCTGATCAATAATATTATTGAACAACAGGTTGGATATTATATATTAGATTTATCAAAAACTAATTCTAATTTATATGGTGAATCTCTCTCTAAAACTTACCAAGATCCAGTACTTGTAAATTGTTTAATAGATCGTATAGATCAATCATGGTCTGAAACTGAATTTGGTTCTGATGTTACTCGTACAATTAATGTACGTTTTTTACGTGATATTCTTGTAGATATTCAACTTGTCCCTAAAGTTGGCGATATTATATTATGGGATGAAAATTATTACGAAATCGGCAGTCTTATTGAAAACCAATTTGTCGTAGGTAAAGATCCATCTTTCTCATACTCAGAAAATAATGCTGATTTTGGTTCTAGTATATCAATTATTGTATCTGCTCAATATATCCGTCCAGAAAAAGTTGGCGTAACTAGAGAAAGATTATAATGGCTAAAATATTAAAACCACTTCCTAAAAATCAATCTGAAGTTTTACAAGACGGTTTAACTCCATCATATAATCGTATATCTAAAATATCAAGTGATACTGTATTTTCACAAAATCGTGCTAAAGAAATATCATTTAAAGATAAAAATATTAAAGATTTTTCGGTTTCTTTAGAAGATCATGATAATGTTATTAAATATTATTTTGAAAATACAATAAAACCATCAGTAATTCAAAACGGAAATAGACTTCCTGTACCTATTTTATATGGTTCTCCTGAACGTTGGGCTTCTATTCAAGCTAATGGATATTATCGTGATAAAGATGGAAAATTAATGGTTCCACTTATCATGTATAAACGTGATACATTAGAAAAAAATCGTTCATTAGGTAATAAATTAGATGGTAATAAAGTTCATAATTATCAAATTTTTGAAACTAAGTATAATTCAAAAAATCAATATGATCGTTTTTCAGTATTATCTAATCGTAAACCTTCTAAAGAATATATTTTATCCGTTATACCTGATTATGTTACTTTAACTTATTCTTGTGTAATATTTACAGATTATGTAGAACAAATTAATCCTATTATTGAAGCTATTAATTTTTCTTCAGATTCTTATTGGGGTGATTTTTCTCGTTTTAAATTTAGAGCAAGAATTGATTCATTTGCAACAACTACTGAAGTAAATACTGAAGATGGACGTGCTGTAAAATCAACATTTAATATTATTTTAAATGGATATATTATTCCTGATACAATTAATAAACAAATTGCGAATACTGATTTATATTATGGAACTTCTCAACTGATATTTATGATGGAGACAACATCTGAAGATCTTAATACTTTAGATGCCGAAGCACAAACAGTAACTACAGCACCAATGAATTCTACTACAATATTTGAAGGAGGAAGTAATATAACTCTTCAAGGAGCCGATACTCAAGATATTATTTATTTAAGTACTATAAGTATTAAATTAGCTAGTACAGTTACTGAAAATACAGCAATATTCTCTCCAGCATCTATATTACCCGCTCCACCTAATTCAGCATTACCTCCAACTTCTAAAATTAATTTTGTATTTTATGTTAATGGAGTATATATTCCTAATCATGAAATAATTTCATTTACAGATAATGGAAATAATACTTGTACTTTAGTAATAGACCCTAATTTATTAGGATATTATTTAACTGGAAAAGAAATCACAGCAATCGGTAAATTCCTGTAAAATGGCTCAAATTACATTAGACCAAATATTATCTCCATTAAAATTAGATCCGAACGATCCATTAAGATTAGTTCTATCCGGAAGTTTATATGTTTCTGGTTCTTCAATATTCCGTCAATTTAATCCTTTAACCCCAGCTATAATTGTATCTGGTTCTCAAGCTATAGTAGATTCACCAAATGTAGCAACTAGTTCTTTATTTGTAAGTGGAGGTTTAGATGGTGGTACTTTCTAAAATTGTCTAATATTTATACACAGCCCTCATATAGGTGTCTACTAGTATATACTGTTAAACAATAGCAAATGTCTCAAAATATTAGGCTTAAAAGAAGCTCTGTACCCGGTCGTGTCCCTACTGTAAGTCAATTAGATTTAGGTGAATTAGCTTTAAACACGAACGATGGTAAATTATATTTAAAACAAGATGTTAACGGAGCTCAATCTGTTATAGCTGTTGGAGAATCATCATCATTTGCTATTTCTTCATCTTATGCTTTAAATTCAACAACTGCTTCATTTGCTTTAACAGCATCTTTCTTTAGTGGTTCTATACCTAATGCTATTTCTGCATCTTATGCTTTAACTGCATCTTTCTTTAGTGGTTCTATACCTAACTCCGTTACTGCTTCTTATGCTTTAACAGCATCTTATTCTAATAATTCTACATCTTCTTCATTTGCTTTAACGGCATCTTATGCAAATAATGTAGGTCCTGGAATTAGTAGTTCATTAAGTGGGTCTATTGGATATTTACCCGTATTTGTTGGTCCTAATACTTTAAACAATAGTATTGTTTTTCAAGATAGTATTGGTGTAGCTATTAATACTACTAGTTTTAATGGGGCCCATGAAGCTTTACGTATAGTACAAATAGATACATCGTCTATTACTGTAATGCAAGGTGATGGAGATATAAATAATTATCTTCAATTAAATATTAAAAATGAAAGTCTAGGAGTTTCAGCATCTTCTGATCTTGTTGCTACAGCAGGTAATGGAAATGAATTCGAAAATTATATTAATGTAGGTATTAATGGTCCTAATTTTAATATAGCTAATTCTATTGGTGCCGGAAATGATGCTTATTTATATTCAACAGGTAATAAATTATTAATAGGTAATTCTTCTGAAAGTCAATCAGTTTATGTGTTTGCTGGAGGATATAATGCTGCTACTAATCAAAAATTAGTAATTAATTATAATAATAATCACCAATTAACAGGTTCATTAAATGTAAGTGGTAGTTTAGTAGTAAATAATACTATTACTGCTCAAACATTAATAGTACAAACTATAACATCTTCAGTTGAATTCATTACCGGTTCAACTCGATTTGGAACTTTAATGTCTAATACTCATCAGTTTACTGGTTCTGTATTAGTTACAGGTTCTATTTCGGGTAGTGGATTTTTTGGAGATGGAGCTTATTTAACTAATATTGGTTATATTGAAAAAGTATTTTATGTTGCTGAAGATGGTAATGATTTAAATAATGGAAAAACATTAAATTATCCATTTAGAACAATTAAAGCCGCCGCGGCTGCTGCTTCTGCTAGTATAGCTGCTGCTCCTCCAGCTTCAGTACCTTATAGAATGACAATTCGTGTTGAACCTGGATATTATTCAGAGATAGCACCTGTTACTGTTCCTTCAAATACATCAATTATTGGAAACGATTTAAGAACAGTAGTTGTTCGCCCAACAACTGCAACTAGTGGATCTAATTTATTCTTAGTAAACAATGGTGATTATTTTTATGGATTAAGATTAGAAGGATGTGTGATTGATAATTTAGAAGATCCAAGAAATGGTTTCTTCTTTGCATTTGCTCCTAATGCTTATATATCTACATCACCATATGTACAGAACTGTTCAGCTATTTTTACTCCATTTGATAAATTCTATGTTCCTTTAGATTCAGGCTCAGCTAATCCATTAGTAGGAAAAGGTCCTGGAGGTATGATAGTAGATGATTCAGTTTTAGATGGATATTCTCCACTTAAATCAATGATTGTAGATGCATACACACAGGTAGCATTTAATGGAATTGGTATATGTGTTAGAGGTAGAGGATATGCTCAGTTAGTATCATTTTTTACAAACTTTAATAGAATAGGTGTATATTGTATAGATGGAGGACATGCTTCATTATTAAACTCAAATACTACATTTGGCGATTATGGTTTAAGATCAAGTGGATCTCGTTTATTAGTAGTACCTGATGTCTCAGATATGAGTTCATCAATTGATGCTAATGGATCATCATTATTAAAAACATATAAATCTAATATACAGAATTATATGATTAGTCAATTATCAGTATCTGGAAGTTATAATACATCCTATATCAGTGGTAGTGGAGAATATTATACTTCAACAATAACAGATAGTGGTTTATTAATTGATGCTATTTCTGATGATTTATTATCACCGAAATCATCTCGTGTATCTCAATTTATTCAAGGATTATTTAAAGCACAAGATACAACAACAAGTAGTCTTTATACTTTACCTATTGCCTCTGGTTCTAGTTTTACACAAGGTGTAGTAACAGTTATACCTCAAATATCGAATTCTAGTGGATCATTAACTGGTGATTTTATAAAATCATGGCAATATATGAGAGATTATATTCAAAATGATCCAAGTAATTTATTTACAGCTATAGGAGCTGGAGGTAAAGCAAAAATCCAACAATCATTCAATAAAGTTATAAGTACAATAACAGCAGTTATAGTAAATGCTGCTGGAGCCCAATTTATTCAAGAATTTGGATCATTAATTACTTCAACATCTCATGACTTTTCATATGCTGGTTCTGGAGTTAATTTTTTAGCTTTACCTATTAATCAAGGTGGAATAGGAGAAACTAATTTTGATCTAAGAGTTGTAGAAGAAGATGGTGGTAGAGTTTATTACACAGCAGGAGATGAAACTGGAGATTTTTATGTAGGTAATGATTTTATAATTCGATTAGCTACAGGAACTATTGAAGGTAGAACATTCTACAAATCAGTATCAGCACAAATTACTCCTTTAAATTTAGCATTAGAAACATATTCATAAAATGGCAACAACATCATTACCTTTAAATAAATTTAGATTATTAGCTAGCACATTAAATAGCGGTAGTAATATGATATACAGTTCAAGTATAGATGTATCAACTATTGTTTTATCATGTCAGATTACTAATCTATCAAATACTACTCAATACGCTACTGTTCAATTAGCTAAAAGTGGTTCAGCTAGTAAATTTACTCTATTAAAAGATGGAGCAATACCTGTATCTGAATCATTAAGTCCATTAGCAGGTAAATTAGTACTTGAAAAAGGAGATCAATTTTATATTAATAGTGCAGTATCTGGTTCATTAGATACTATACTTTCTGTTTTAGAAAACGCAAATAATTAAAATAAATGGCTAGATTAGTAGGAAGACAAACTGTAGATACCAAAATTACTCTAGAATCAGGTAGTATACCTATATATAATTCTAATCTTAGAGCTTGGGATACTATTGCACTTAGTGAGATTACATCATCTATTTTTCCATTTACAGGTTCTGCTTTATTTTCTGGTTCGTTAGTAATTTCTGGAAGTATAATAGCAACAGAAGGAATAACAGGTTCATTATTAGGAACGGCAAGTTATGCTGTTAATGCTGATAATATTGGGGGTTTAAATAGTGGTTCTATTGCTACAACGGGATCTAATATATTTAAAGGAGATCAAATAATATCAGGTTCGTTAATCGTAATTAATGGTATTACTAGTTCGTTATTAGGTACATCCTCTTATGCTACTCAAGCATTAACATCTTCTTATACTCAAAATTCTGATTTATTAGATGGGTTAGATTCATCTGTTTTTATTCAAACGAGTTCATTTAACTCGTTCACATCATCTTATTTAACAGATAGTGGATCATTCAATACCCGTATTTTAAATAACAGTGGATCAATAGTTTTATTAAGTGGTAGTTACTTAGATTCAAGTGCGTCTTTTAATACAAGAATATTAAACAACAGTAGTTCAATTGCTTTACTAAGCGGAAGCTATTTAAATTCAAGCGCTTCATTTGATGCAAAAATATTAAATAACAGTGGTTCGATAGCATTGTTAAGCGGAAGCTACTTAGATTCAAGTGCATCATTCAATACCCGTATTTTAAATAACAGTGGATCAATATCTCAATTATCTAGCTCATTTATATCATTTAGTAGTTCATATAATACAGGTTCATTTACAGGTTCATTTAAAGGAGATGGTTCAGGATTAACTAATATTTCAGCTTCATCTGTTGTAGGATTAAATTTATCTCAAATTTCTTCAGGTTCATTTACTGCTTCTATTTCTCCAGATAGTGGATTTAGAGTAAATACTAATACTACTATAACCGGATCTACAGTTATTTCAGGTTCATTAACTGTAAGTGGATCAACAAATATTATTGGCACAACAGGTAATACCTTGTTTTCATCAAATGCTGATACATTAATACTTACTGGTTCATTATTTATTACTGGCTCAATTATTTCAACTGGAAGTTTAAGTGTTAATGGAGGTATAACTGGTTCATTATTAGGAACAGCTAGTTATGCTACCCAAGCATTAACGGCATCAAATGCTAATACAGCATCTTATGTTTTACAAGCAGTAAGTGCATCATTTGCTATTCAAGCCATCACAGCATCAAACGCAGACACAGCATCTTATGTTTTAAATGCTATAAGTGCATCTTATTCAGCAACAGCTTCATCAGCTGATGATTTTACAGTAAGAGGTACACTAACTGCACAAACCATTGTTGCTCAAACTATTACCTCATCAACCAATTTTATAACTGGTTCTACTCAATTTGGTTCAGAATTATCAAATACTCATCAGTTTACTGGTTCAGTTGATATAACTGGTTCATTAACATTAAATGGAAATCCAAATGGTTTCCAAGGTAATCAGGGTAATCAAGGCCCACAAGGTAATCAAGGTCCACAAGGTTTACAAGGTAATCAAGGCCCACAAGGTATTCAAGGTTTTCAAGGTAACCAAGGTCCTCAAGGTGCTCAAGGTCCCCAAGGTTTACAAGGATTACAAGGGAACCAAGGTCCACAAGGTAATCAAGGACCTCAAGGTATACAAGGAGATCAAGGTTTTCAAGGTTTACAAGGTAACCAAGGACCTCAAGGAAATCAGGGTCCACAAGGTAATCAAGGTAATCAAGGTAGTCAAGGACCTCAGGGTTATCAAGGACCACAAGGATTTCAAGGTAACCAAGGCCCACAAGGTAATCAAGGTAATCAAGGTAACCAAGGTCCACAAGGTAATCAAGGTCCGCAGGGTAACCAAGGACCTCAAGGTAATCAGGGTCCTATAGGTTTTCAAGGTAATCAAGGTCCGCAGGGTAATCAAGGTTCACAAGGTAACCAAGGACCAACAGGTTTTCAAGGCAATCAAGGACCACAAGGCGATCAAGGTATAACTGGTGCTCAAGGTAATCAAGGATTTCAAGGTAATCAAGGCCCACAAGGTATTCAGGGTTTCCAAGGTAATCAAGGTACTTCAGGTACAGCAACATTCCCATATACGGGATCAGCTATATTTTCAGGTTCAGTAATTATTACTGGTTCTTTACAATCACCATCAATTACTGGTTCATTATTAGGAACCGCATCATATGCTAATTTTTCAAATACAGCATCATATGCATTAACCTCATCATATGCTAATAATTCAACTAGTGCATCATATGCTTTAACTGCTTCATTTTCCGAAACATCTCAAACTGCATCTTATGTTCTAAATGCCGTAAGTGCATCATTTGCCACGTTAGCACAAACTGCAAACACAGCTTCATTCGTAGTATTAGCACAAACCGCATCATACGTACTAAACGCAGTAAGTGCTTCTAGAGCTGTATCTGCATCACGAGCTGATAGTGCTGCTACTGCATCATATGTTAATCCATTAGTACAAGATGTATTAGTAACAGGCTCAGTAGATATTAGTGGTGGAGGTAAATTAATTGTATCTGCAGTTGGTGGTGATGAAGGTGGTGAAATTTTATTAGGTAAACCTATTACAAATAATACACTTACAGGTAGTGGTGTTACAATAGATATTTGGCAAAATAGATTAAGATTTTTTGAACAAGGTGGCAACGCAAGAGGAGCTTTCCTTGATATATCAACATTAGGAGCAGGAGTATCAACTAATTTATTAGGAATTGCTACAAGTGCTTCAAACGCAGCTACTGCTTCCTCTGCTGATAATTTTACTGTAAGAGGTACGTTAACAGCACAAACAATTATTGCTCAAACAATAACATCATCAACCGATTTTGTTACTGGTTCAACTAAGTTTGGTTCTTTAATAACTAATACACACCAATTTACAGGTTCAGTATCAATTTCAGGCTCAATTAATGCTTCATCAATTACTAGTTCATTATTAGGAACTGCTAGTTATGCTACAACAGCATCTTATGCATTAACAGCATCATATGTTTTAAATGCTGTAAGTGCTTCTTATGCCTCTACTGCTTCATTATCTAATGAAGCACTAGATATAGTTTTACCAGTTAAAAACTCAACAGGTGCTCAAATCAATAAAGGTGCTATTGTACGAATAAGCGGATCAGTTGGAAATAATGCTTTAATATCTTTAGCTGATTGGTCAAGTGATGGAGTATCAGCAAATACTATAGGTATAGTTACAGCAAATATACCTCATGATAGTTTTGGTTATGTATTAACTGAAGGTACATTTATTGGATATGATACTTCAACCCCAGGATGGACTGCAGGACAGTTAGTATATTTAGGAGCTTCTGGTTCTATTACTGGTTCTGCTCCACAAGCACCATTACATGGTGTTCGTTTAGGTCAAGTACTTAGAGTACAACAAACTAATGGTTCAATTTATATTCGTATTGATAATGGAATTGAATTAGGCGAAGCACATGATGTAATCGATTCAACAACAACTGGATCATACGGTGATTTATTAATTAAAAGTGGTTCTGTTTGGATTAATTCTAAACAATTAACTGGTTCATATGGTTTAACAGGTTCATTAAATGCAACCTCATTAACAGGTTCATTATTAGGTACGGCATCATATGCTACACAAGCTAGATCTTCAAGTTATGCAACATACGCTGAAACTGTTGGTGGATTAGCTAGTGGTTCATTTGCAAGTACTGGTTCTAATACATTCAATGGTAACCAAACAATAACAGGTTCATTATCTGTAACTCAAGGTATAACAGGATCACTGCAAGGAACCGCGAGTTGGGCGGTTTATGCTATAACAGCATCATATGCCACTTCAATTGCTGGTATTACAAGTGGTTCAATTATTACCACTGGATCTAACACATTTATTGGCGACCAAACAATATCTGGTTCATTATTAATAACAGGTAATTTAAATGTATTTGGTACTGCTTCATTTGTTTATGTAACTGCTTCTCAATTAGCATTAAGTGCTTCATTTATATCAGTAAACGTATTTGAGCCAGCTGAAAGATTTGGTGGATTAAAAGTTTATGATTCAGGTTCATTATCTCATTTAGCAACTGCTTCATTTGCTTGGGATTCATTAAAAAATAGATGGATTTACCAAAACGCTTCAGGTTCATCTTATGATGGTGCTATAATAATGGCGGGTCCTCGTAATACAGGATCATTAGGAGATGAACGTGCTTTAATTTCTGGTAGAATTCCTAAATCAGTAGGTGGAGATCATTTAGATGATTCAATAATACATGAATTTAGTGGATCTATTGGTGTATCTGGTAGTTTTGGAGTTACCGGTTCGTTATTAGTATCTCAATCTTTATTCACTAATAAAAACATTTTTATATCTGCTGGTGGAACTAATGCTTTATCTAATGATTTAACTGGTTCTTTTACTGCTGCTTTTTATAACTATACATTAACTTCAGCATCTAATGCTAGAGCCGGTCAATTTACAGCAGTTTGGAATGGTAATAACATTCAATATATGGATAATTCAACAGTTGATATTGGTAGTACTTCAGGTGCTGTATTGAATGCTACATTAAGTAGTGGGTTTATAGTATTATCAGGAGTATTTGACACAAGTAATTGGAATTTTAAATCAACAATAAATTTAATATAATATGTATCAAGTACAAATGGAATTTATTCCAGGAAATAATATGATTTGGGTAGCTCGATTAACAGCTGAAGATCCAATTTATGAATATACTGATGAAACTGAAGCTATAAATAAAGCTAATGAATTACAATCAGCTGATTCTAGTGGAAGATTATATAGAGTTGTATATTTATAACAGACCCACTTTAGGGAAAGTGAACTAAAGAATAATATGGCATATGAATTTATAGCGCGTAACGGCGTAATTGCACAAAGTAATTCCACAATTAGTGGCTCTTTAATAGTAACATCATCTGTTACTTCTCCTTCATTTACTGGTAGTTTATTTGGAACTTCAAGTTGGGCGGTAAGTTCTTCACGTGCTCACTCTTCATCATATGCTGCTACTGCTTCTTTCTTAGAAGGATATGCTGATGCGTTTCCATATACTGGTTCTGCTATAATTTCAGGTTCATTAGCTGTAACTGGTTCATTAAATATAACTGGTTCATTAACTTTAAATGGAAATTCTAATGGATTCCAAGGTAATCAAGGTAATCAAGGTCCACAAGGAAACCAAGGTCCATTAGGACTGCAAGGAAATCAAGGACCAAATGGCCCTCAAGGTCAACAAGGAAATCAAGGTCCACAAGGAAATCAAGGTCCACAAGGTATTTTAGGACCACAAGGTTTAGCTGGAGAACAAGGTATCCAAGGATCTCAAGGTCGTCAAGGCCCACAAGGTAATCAAGGTCCAACAGGTGATCAAGGTATTCAAGGTCCAATTGGACTTCAAGGAAATCAAGGTCCAAATGGTACTCAAGGTAATCAAGGCAATCAAGGTCCATTAGGACCTCAAGGAAATCAAGGCAATCAAGGCCTACAAGGTAATCAGGGCCCAACTGGTGCTCAGGGTGCTCAAGGTAATCAAGGCCCACAAGGTAATCAAGGTCCACAAGGTAATCAAGGACCAAATGGTCCACAAGGTATAATAGGCCCACAAGGTAATCAGGGTCCATTAGGACCTCAGGGTAATCAAGGTCCACAAGGAAATCAAGGTCCATTAGGTCCAAACGGCCCACAAGGCAATCAAGGTCCATTAGGGCCTCAAGGAAATCAAGGACCGATTGGTCCTCAAGGCAATCAAGGACCACAGGGTAATCAAGGTCCACAAGGAAATCAAGGCCCACAAGGTCTTCAAGGATTACAAGGACCATTAGGCCCACAAGGTAATCAGGGTCCTCAAGGAAACCAGGGACCAACAGGTCAACAAGGTAACCAAGGACCAATAGGTCAACAAGGTAATCAAGGACCTCAAGGTAACCAAGGACCAACAGGTGTTCAAGGAAATCAGGGCCTAACAGGCGTTCAAGGTAACCAAGGACCTCAAGGTAACCAAGGACCTCAAGGTACAATCGGAACTCAAGGATCAGCTGGACAAACTACTGGTGATACTTACACTTATAATCAAGCATCTTCAAGTGTTACTTGGGTTGTAACTCATAATTTACAAATACCATATCCTGCTATTACAGTTTATGATGGAAGTGATAATGTAATTATTCCCGCTTCTATTCATAGTGACTCTATAAATCAAACTACTATAACATTTCATGTTGCTGAAGCTGGAAATGCTGTATTCACATTTGGTGTAGGTACAGGAGTTAATGGTCAGCAAGGTGCTCAAGGTTTACAAGGTCCTCAAGGTTTTCAAGGACCAACAGGTCTTCAAGGAACGGGTCCACAAGGAGCCCAAGGTAATCAAGGATCTCAGGGAAATCAAGGACCAACAGGTGTACAAGGTACTCAAGGTAATCAAGGACCTAATGGTCCACAAGGTACTCAAGGTCGCCAAGGTCCACAAGGTAATCAAGGCCCACAAGGAAATCAAGGACCAAATGGTCCTCAAGGTTTAATAGGTCCACAAGGTAACCAAGGACCTCAAGGAAACCAAGGTCCACAAGGTAATCAGGGTCCACAAGGAAATCAAGGACTTAACGGTCCCCAAGGCAATCAAGGTCCATTAGGACCTCAAGGTACTCAAGGTCGTCAAGGTCCTCAAGGTAATCAGGGTCCCCAAGGTAACCAAGGGCCAACAGGCCAACAAGGTAACCAAGGTCCACAAGGGAACCAAGGTCCGAATGGTCCTCAAGGTAATCAGGGTCCTCAAGGTAACCAAGGACCAACAGGGGTTCAAGGTAATCAAGGCCCGAATGGTCCACAAGGTTTACAAGGTATACTTGGACCTCAAGGTAATCAAGGTCCATTAGGTTTTCAAGGAAATCAAGGTCCGTTAGGTCCACAAGGTCAACAAGGTAACCAAGGTCCATTAGGTCCTCAAGGAAATCAAGGTCGTCAAGGACCAGCAGGTCCACAAGGTGATCAAGGTATTGCTGGACCACAAGGTAATCAAGGTCGTCAAGGTCCACAAGGAAATCAAGGTCCACAAGGAAATTTAGGACCTCAAGGTATACAAGGTAATCAAGGACCAACCGGAATTCAAGGAACTTTTGGTTCACAAGGTAATCAGGGTCCTGCGGGTCCTCAAGGTAATATTGGTCCACAAGGTAATCAAGGTCCAATTGGTATACAAGGTTCAACAGGACCACAAGGTAATCAAGGTCCTACAGGTCTACAAGGTATTATAGGTAATCAAGGTAATCAAGGAAACCAAGGTACTACACCATCAACTGCTGATTTTATTACTAATACAGCAGATACTTATTCATCAACTCCTAAAGTAACTAAAATAATAACTTTAACACAAGCTGAATATGATGCTATAGGTAGTAAAGATACTAACACGTTATATGTAATAATTTAATGGCTTTAACCGCAGGTAAATTAGAATTAGGAACCACAAATGTAGAAACATTAGGTAAAGTATATTTTGGCACAAGTCAAGTAAACCGAATGTTTGTGGGAGAAACTATAGTTTTCCCATCTGCGTTATTTTCATTAATTAATATAAAATATACTAATGTATCTCAAGGAACATTATGTGGAGGATCCGGAACTACTGTAAGTTTATACTGGGTAGATGGAGGATCATTAGATGTAGGTGATTATGTATGGACAGATAGTTCAAGAACAACATTAGCTGTTTCTGGATGGTATGGAGCTGGAGGAGATGGTTCTACATTTTATTATGTAAGTCCAGCGGGAAAAATTAGTTCTATAGGATCATGTCCTGTTCCTACTCCAACACCAACACCTACACCAACCCCTACTCCAGTATTTTTATCATATGATTTATATCTTTGTGGAACAACAACTCCAGCTGATTTAAGAGTACCATATAATGGTAATTTAGATCCAGGTGATATCATAAAAGCATCTAATGGTATATGTTATACAATAGTAGGCCCCACAACCGTTGGAGGAGCTAGTCTAACTGTAGTTAGTGAACATAGTACTTGTATTGATTGTAATCCTCCAACACCAACTCCTACTCCAACACCAACTCCAACACCAACTCCAACCCCAACTCCTACTCCAACACCAACTCCTACTCCAACTCCAACACCAGTCTATCAATCGTATGATCTATATCTTTGTGGAACAACAACACCAGCCGATTTAAGGATACCATATAATGGTAATAGAGATGCTGGTGATATTATAAAAGCATCTAATGGAACGTGCTATACAATAGCAGGACCTACATATGTTGGTGGAGCTAGTTTGACTGTAGTTAGCGAACATAGTACTTGTGAGGATTGTAATCCTCCAACACCTACTCCAACTCCAACACCGACTCCAACACCAACTCCAACCCCAACTCCTACTCCAACACCAACTCCAACCCCTACTCCAACTCCAACACCAACAGAAGCAACATGTTATGAATATAATATTATAAATTATAACGCATATGAAACTGTTTATGTAGAATATAGAATATGTCGTGGAGGAGGAAGTTATGCTAGTACATCATTTACTGATTATGATGGTTATTCACATGTTATTGGTACTGTTTGTGCTAGTGAAGGAACTGTAAGTATAACAAGTGGAAATGGTGCTGCATCTAATACTTACACAACATGTTAAAAAATAATATTAAATTAATATTTATATTAGAAATAAAGAATTAAATGAAAATACATAATCCCTCAGTTACTGGTTCGTTAGTTTTATCAGGTAGTTTAACTTCTACAGGTACTATTACTACATTAGGAACACTTGTTGCTCAAACGTTAGTAGTTCAGGAGATAACATCATCTAGAGATTTTGTAACTGGTTCAACTAAATTTGGTTCTTTACTTACTAATACACATCAATTTACTGGATCTGTTGGAATAACTGGTTCGTCTGCGATATCAGTTAATGGTGGTGCAGGTTTTCAACCATCTACCGTTGATATTAATGGTGGATTAGCGGTTAAAGGAGAGATAAATATAGCAAATGGGTCATATGTAGACCCTTATTCAGGAGTTGCATATGACTTAAAAATGGGTGGTTCTGGTAATGCTATTGCAACTAGAGGTAGAGTTTCATTTGATAATGGTAAAGTTCAAACTGATGGATCGGGCAATGTATTAATATCAGGATCTGTTCGTATTACTGGGTCATTAGATGTAAATGGTACTACAAGATTAAATGGTAATACTACTGTTACGGGATCTGTAAATGTATCAGGTTCATCCGTATTCAACGGAACCGCTACAATAGTATCAGCATCATTAAACTACCAACAAAATCTAGCAGTTGCTACTGGCTCGTTCCAAACAATCGTAAGCGCTGCTACTGGCTCATTCCGATCAGCATTTTTTGATTACGTAGCTTTTAGTGGATCTATTGTTAGAGCAGGTACTGTTGTATCTACTTGGAGCGGATCAAATACAGAATTCTACGAAAACTTTACAGGCGACTTAGGTGGTAGTACAGCAGTAGTTACTTTACAAACAGCAATAAGTGCTAGTAATATAGTATTACAAGCCGGTATTTCAGGTTCAGCTTGGTCTGTTCGTTCATTAGTTAGATTGTTATAATATGGCGTTTTTTAGAGGACCAAATGTAGTTACGGATGGATTAGTGCTAGCATTAGATGCTGCTAATCCTAGGAGTTATGTGTCGGGTAGTACAACGTGGAATGATTTGTCGGGAAATAATAATAGTGGATCGTTAGTAAATGGACCTACATTTAGTTCTGCTAATGGTGGTAGTATTGTGTTTGATGGAACTAATGATTATGTTGATACTGGAAAAACGGCAACTCAATTAGGAGTATATGATGCAAATTATACATTTGATGCTTGGGTATATCCTACTAATTTTACTGGTGATAGAAGTATGTTTGGAACAGAACAAACAGCAACTAGACAAGGATTACATTTAATATTTAGAAACGGTACAATATATCAAGGTCATTATTCAGCAGATGCCCAAGCTGGAACAGGAACATTAAATGCATGGAATAATATATGCTATACTTATACTCAATCTAGTGGTACAGCGTCAATTTATAAAAATGGAATATTACAAGGTTCTGGAAATATTGCTTCATTTATAGGAACAACTAATATATTAATAGGTCGTTCGTTAGGAGGTGGATACTTTGTAGGAAATGGTAGTAATTATAAAATATATAACAGAGCATTATCATCCACAGAAGTACTACAAAACTATAACGCACAAAAATCACGCTTTAATTTAACATAACATGTATAGTACAAGAGAATATATTATATTTCCCACCACAGAACTTTCTAAAATTGATTTTAATCAAGTACTAGAAACATCAGAAGAAACTGTTAGAAAATCAGTTGACGGTACAAAAACATTTATCAAATGGTCGGGTGAACAACCTTCATTTGTGCCTACTTTAGATAACACTGAAGGACCATACACACATGAAGAAATATTAGTAATTCTTTCTACTGAAGAATGGACTCCATTGATGGAAGAAATTATATAATATGGCAACTATTGGAGGTTCAAATGTAGTTACAAATGGATTAGTGTTAGCATTAGATGCTGCAAATACTAAATCATATCCTGGAAGTGGAACTACTTGGAATGATTTAAGTGGAAATAATTATAGCGGTTCTTTAGTTAATACTCCCACATTCAACAGCACTAATGGAGGAGGTATTGTATTTAATGGAACTAATCAATACGGTAATTTACCTATTAGTTTTGCGAATGTAAGTTCTAGTACTTGTGTATTTAATTTGTCTTTTAGTTCTGTTGATACTGCTGTTAGAGGAATTATGGGTTACGGAAATGCTACAACAACCTATGGTTGCTATGTTAGATTAACAAGCTCCGGAGATGGAATACCATCATCGGGAAATGCTAGACTACAATTTAGAGTACTTGATACTGGTGTTTCTGTAAATAATACAATTATAGGATCAACAAATATAACCGCAAACACAAATTATAATATAGCTTTTGTAATGTTGCCTTCTTCTTATAAAATATATATTAATGGAGTAGAAGAAACTTTATCAGTTTTTAGTGGATTAAATAACGGAAAATGGGTAGGGAACGGTATAACCGCTACATCTACCGCTATAGCGTTAGGATCTCAATTTTATAATAACGTTTATCAAAATTATTTTGCTGGAATATTATATACTACACAAATATACAACAGAGCACTCTCATCACAAGAAGTATTACAAAACTATAACGCATTAAAATCACGCTTCAACCTATAATGTATACAGGACCAAACATAGTAACAAACGGATTAGTTTTAGCATTAGATGCTGCAAATACTAAATCATATCCGGGAAGTGGGACTACGTGGAATGATTTAAGTGGGAATAATAATAATAGCACATTAATAAATGGACCTACATTCGACAGCGGTAATGGAGGTTCTATTTTTACAGATGGTACAAATGATTATATATCCTCTCCATATTTTGGGAATACAACTGATAGTTTTACATTTGCTGCTTGGTTTAAAAATGATAATTATTCAGAAGATAAGTTTTTATTAGCTAGAGGTAGAGATGGATCAGGGAATGGTTGGTCATTACATATTAAAATCTTTACCACAGGCCTATCGGTGTCTGCTGTTGTAACCACTTCTGGAGGCGCTACTCAATTTAGTGCTACAGGAACTTCAACATTAGCATTAAATAGCTGGTACTATTTAACAGGAGTTTGGACTGCCGGCGTATCTATCAAACATTATGTAAATGGTATATTAGAAGCTACTACAAATACATCAACTACAAATTTAAGAACATCTACAGATGGTTGGGTTATAGGAAGTCTTACTACTACAAATTTTACTAGTGGATACAATGCAATAGCTCAGGTATATACTAGAGTTCTTTCGGACGCGGAAGTACTACAAAACTACAACGGACAAAAAGCTCGCTTTGGTTTAAATTAAATTAACTTATTAATATTTATTGTCGAACCTTTTGGACAATGAAAAAAGG